ATTAGGAATAGCTTTCTTTTGAGCTACTGATTGTTTCGGTGGAGTATCGACTCTTCTAGCTTGAATTTGTTCAAGCATATTCATAGGAATAGCTTGCTTTCTAGGGGTGGTTTGTTTCTGTGGAGTAGCTACTCTTCTAGCTTGAATTTGCTCAAGTATATTATTAGGAATAGCTTTCTTTTGAGCTACTGATTGTTTCGGTGGAGTATCGACTCTTCTAGCTTGAATTTGTTCAAGCATATTCATAGGAATAGCTTGCTTTCTAGGGGTGGTTTGTTTCTGTGGAGTAGCTACTCTTCTAGCTTGAATTTGCTCAAGCATATTATTAGGAATAGCTTGTTTCTGTGGAGTAGATACTCTTCTAGCTTGAATTTGTTCAAGCATATTCATAGGAATATCTTGTCTTCTATGAGTGGGTTGTTTCTGTGGAGTAGATACTCTTCTAGCTTGAATTTGTTCAAGCATATTCATAGGAATAGCTTTCTTTTGAGATACTGATTGTTTCTGTGGAGTAGATACTCTTCTAGCTTGAATTTGTTCAAGCATATTCATAGGAATAGCTTGCTTTCTAGGGGTGGGTTGTTTCTGTGGAGTAGATATTCTTCTAGCTTGAATTTGTTCAAAGATATTCATAGGAATATCTTGTCTTCTATGAGTGGGTTGTTTCTGTGGAGTAGGCACTCTTCTAGCTTGAATTTCCTCAAGAATAGAAATATCTTGTCTTCTAGGCGATGGTTTATTTTTAGGTGTAGATTTTCGATATGATTTTAATAAGCTGGTACTTAATCTATTTGTTTTCATTGAAGGTGAACAAATTATACTTTTTTTTAATTTATAATTAACAAGTCTAACAAGATCTTTTTTCAGAACATTTGAGTAGTTTTTTGCTCCTAACTCTTTAGCCATTTTTTTGAGTTGTATTACAGTTGTATTTGGTGATTTTGTTCTTTTTCCAATGAAATCGATGAGATCGTTTTTGTTAAGAGTCGAATATCCAGTAGAACCGGATTTTCTTGCTATTATCTTTAATCTACTGAGAGATAATTTATTCATTTATTATAGGAAACAGAATATAATATCATTAAAAATGATATTATATGATTAGATAAATCTTTTATTTTTTCGACTTGAATTCAGTCTTGATAAGCATGCCATTTAACTCTTGTATCAACAATTTGCTTGCATAGGGAATATTCAACTTAACTACATTATTTGTATGACAATTTCTGCATTCCTTTTGAGTTGTAGATATGTTTGAACAAGACTCGCACACTGGAATTTGGAAGGGGTCTGATTGTTCAAACATCCGTTCTTTTAGGAACCTCGAAGCTCCGTGAGCAATGATAGCTGAACATTCCATTTCTCCAGCTCGTAAACCTCCATCTCTTGACCTACCTTCAAGTGGTTGCCTTGTTAAAGTTGTAATTGGACCTGTAGAACGACTATGCATTTTATCGGAAACCAAATGTTTCAATCGTTGATAATAAACAGGTCCGATAAAAACTTCACCGATTGGTTCTCCTGTAAAGCCTGAATACAATAATTCCTTTCCACTTCTCTCGTGTTTGTTCATTCCAAGTCTGTCACAAAGGTGGTCTGCAATATCTATGCTGTTACTTCCAAAGGGAGAAGCATCACCAAACTTTCCCTCTAAAGCGCATGATTTTCCGAGAACAGATTCGAGAAGTTGATTGATGGTCATACGACTGGGAATACAATGAGGATTGATGATAAGGTCGGGAGTCATTCCATCTTGTGTCCAAGGCATATCTTGTTGGCTATATACCATTCCGAGAGTAGCTTTTTGTGCTGTCCGACTTGCAAATTTATCTCCAATTTCTGGAATTCTTACCTTTCGAATAACTATCTTAACCATTCTATAACCTGACGGAGTTTTGAAATCATATACTTTATCAATGAATCCTTCTTCACCCTTCTTTACAATCAGGGAGCAACAAGAAAGTGTCTCTTGTCCTGATTTACTGCTTTGAATCGATACTTTTCCAACAATTGCATCTTCAGGCTGAACATAGACAGCAGAACCATCAGGATTTCTTGTTCTGACAACACCATTCTCATTAAGAAGATGATAGTTTACATTTTTCTTTCTTTTATCGAGAGGAGGAGAACCAATTTTCTCAAAGATATATGAACCTTGTTTCTTCTCTTCTTCAACCAATGTCTTATATGTAGTAGCCCAAAATAATCCCCTTTGAATTGCCCCGTGATTTATTATAACCGAATCCTCTTGATTATCAAGAATACCATCCTCAAGTAAGCATTTCCTCTTACCATCATTGGATTTTGAAACTCGCCCTTCAAGCCTAACATACGACTTGATAAGACTACATTCAAACACATTTACATGTGGGTTTAGACTATACCTTAAGCAATCATTGAGATTTGTCGAATCTCTCATGCCCATAATCATCTAGTCGTTGAACCTGCTTCTTATCCTGACTTATCGGATGAAGAAGATTGGCTGCGGATTGTCCTTATCCCACTTGCCTTTTTACTATACCCCAAGTGATTAGCTTGGGCCACCGTTAGATTTCTTTAACAGCTTAGTAGCAAAGTGGTCATAGTTTATATTATTATAATCTTGGTTGTTTATTTTATAGAAATATTCTGTAACTATAATATGATTTAAAATATCCCTGTATTGTAACTTGTTATTTTTAGCTAAGTTTTTACTTGCTGTTAAAGGTCTGAGATTTTTCCAGTTAAAACATATACTCACTTCGTCATCATTTTCTAGGTTAAACTTAGAACAAGGCAACACATGGTCTATATGCCATACAGTTCCATGGTTATTCCAGTTCATCTCATTATTAAAATTATATTCAATCCAATATTTAAAATTTTGAACTGAACATCCGATGACATTTTGTATCTTGCTTCTATTACCTTTATAAAACTTTTTCAATCTATTTCTCAATACAATAGACATTTTATAGTTCATATCAGTTTTTCTCCTTTCCTTATGTGTTCGAGTCTGTCTAGTCTGTATTTCAACTCTGTTTTGAATATTGTATAGTCTGTTATATTCTTTAATTTCATCTCTACTTTTTGCCTTATACTCTTTATTATACAGAGTAACTTTTTCTTTATTATTTTTTTTATATATTTTCGACCTTAATTTCAAACTCGTTTTTACACAAGGTTGACACTTTTTGTTTCTCCTATTAGGAGCTTCAAAATTGTTTTTACAGTCTCTACAAGTAATTATCATTTTCAGTATACTTTAAACTATTAAACCAAGATTATATAATATTACTAAAGGAGTTTCCCGCAATTTGATTATGTTGCCCTGTATGAAAGGACTAGCCATTCTTTTGGAATGACTTGGGCTTAACCAAAGGTTTACCCTGAATAACAAGCAATTGCAACGATAACGTTGATTCCAGCTGGCATATCGTTGAATCCCATAAACTGTCCAAGTTTAGTATTGACAAGAGGTTTCTGAGGGTAAGAAAGAACATGAGCATGGGTATATGTTCGTGATTGATAAGCCAAACAATACATGCTCATTGACTGTTTACATTGACTAGCCGAATAGCAATTCCGTGGAGCTGGAGCGTGCTCAGCAAATGGAATAGTACCATCCATAACGGCAAACATCAAACACGGATTAATCTCACAATAATCATTCCGATATTTTGTAAGTTCTTGAGGATAGAATGCAACCACGGAATTGTTAATTTCTGATACATCAACATATCGAACCAAATCATTTTCAACCAATTCATCCCAGTTCTTTGTCAAATCTTCTTTTGTAATTCGAAGATGGTCTTCATCCACTGTAAAAACAGGTCGAATTAAACGACCTTCGTCTGAGAAAATATTAATATTCTCATCGACATCATCATAGCTTACTGATACATCGTATTTGAGCATTTTTGATTTTCTAAAGAGTCTAATTTCATCCATAAGAGCATATGGGTCTTCAGTCATTCCAACAAGCATTCCGTTAAGGAATACTTTTGTCTTATCGTTTCTGTCATCAAAGTTGTTAATAAGGATGATGTTTTCGCATTGTTGAATAACCTCTTTCACGAGGATTTTAGAAAACTTATCCGATATTTTTGCAGATAAAGAGAGGTTGAGAACGATACCGACAGCGTGACCTTCTGGAGTTTCGTGAAGACTGATATACATCAATTGGGAAGGATTGATTTGTCGAATCTTAGAGTTTTTAGATTCCTTTCCAACTGGAATTGATACTCTTCTCAAATGTGAAAGACCACCTCCATATGAAAGTCTCGAAAGAACTTGAGAGACACCCATTCGTATGTAGTTGTTCTTTGGAACACCCCATTTTCCAGTACTAAAGCAATGCCTGATTCCGTTGGTAATCGTTGTAAGTTTGGAGATAATAGAGATTGCGTTAGGATTCTGTTTCTTATTATCAATTGCATTGACGATTGTTTCTGTATATTTTTTGAAAAGTTGTCTGAAAAGTTCTTGGCATAAGATTCCTGGTGATTCAACTCGTTTGTTCATCATATTATCACGGTCATCATCTTTTCTGATTCCAATATGAGTTGAAATAAGTTTGTTGATGATATGTCCGAGGAAGAATGCTTTTTCTTTAATGGATGCAGTAACACCTATATGGGGAAATAGGTCACTGTGAACCACTTGATAAGCATAATCAAATCTTTCTTCTTCCTTGATGATATGAAGAGAATAAGCACCGATATATTCTAAAGCAGCCTTTTGTGTAGCAATATTTTTCCAAGGTATCTGGTCTTCCAGTTCCATTTCATCCCAGCTTTCTTGGATATCCTCATCAGTCATATCATCGTTGTCTTTTTTGCATTGACTTTTAAACATTTCAAACCCATCTTCTTGTTCAACAACATATGCGTCGCGAAGAATGAGCTTAATGTATTTTTTTGCATTATCAGTAAAGAGACCGATGTAGTTGACAATATCTTGTTCATCGATAATACCCATAGCTTTAAACACGATGCCCATCGGGATATACTCTTTTATATAAGGGAGAGAAAAGAGTAGACTCCTGTCATCATTACCAACCATGGCTTGAATAAGGACTGAATGTCCTGTTTCGTCCGACATGCTTCTGACCTCGGCGATATATTTGAATCGGTCCCCGTGCTTTTGAAGATATACTAAAGGGATATTGTAAGCACCTCTAATTTGTGAGATTATAACTCTTTCTTTTCCTTTGATAATAAAGTAACCACCTTCATCGTAAGGACATTCTCCAGCTTCAATTCTTTCGGTCGGAGTCATATTTGTAAGATAGCACTTGCTCGACCTGAGCATAACGGGAATACGACAGAGAATAATTCTGTTATATTTGTTAATCTCTGGATTCTCTCCTTCATTCTCGATAATTTCGGTAACAGTAACATATACTGGGGAATCATATGTTAAGTCTCTAAGTCGTGCTTCCGAAGGATTGAATGCTCGAATTTCTCTGTCTTCTTCAATGATGGTTGGTTTTTGTATATAAACATCACTGAAAATAAGGGAGTACTTGTTATTTCCCTTATTGATAATAATTGGAGGTTCGTCTCGGAGAATGCTTGATATACCAACGTTGACAAAGTAATTGAATGAGTCAACTTGATGATTAACCAAGCCATTTCTCTTAAAATAGTCATCAAGAATAGTCCATGTATCTTGTTCAGAAATCATTGTATTGTGCCTAATCTTAAGTGTATGGTTTATAAAATTTCATTTTAATTTATTAACGATAATAAATGGCAACTAGACAAAAGGGAATGACGATGTATCGTCAGATGAATAATGCATATGATGAAATTCGGATTGAGGATAAGGGGAGTAAGGAGAATTTTTTTGTCTCCTATGCGGTACGTGGTCCTAGCTACGTTAATGATTATGGAGGTGTACAATATGATATGCCTTTGAAGTGTCCTATGAAGAATGGTTCAACTGTAATTGAACCTAGTCCGTTAAATAGTGAAAGTCGTTGTAATACTTTCTCTGAAAATCGTATAGATGGAGTAATGTAAAATATATTTATCCTAATAATAATAAATGTCCTTGTTTGAAAACGAAAACTTTAAAGTCGGTCTTGTATTTTTTGTAATTGTTGCTGTAATAATTGGTCTTGTTCTAATCATTAGAAGAAAGGATGGTTTTTGTAGATGTAACTCATTGGGTAGCAGAGTAATCTGTCCTGATAAGGAAGAGGCAAATAAATTGTATGTAGAAGGAACCTTAACAGAAAATAATTTTTAAGGTGAATTGCAATTTAAATTATTGTAAATAATTTAGATTGATATTGAGGTTAATATCCTTTAAAAGATATGTTGTACTTATCTTCTTTCTTGAGCAAATTTGGATAGTTGGGAGAAAGAACAAATGAACCACAAATTTCATTGATTTTATCATATGAAGTAAAAGACGAATTATTCTGTTTACAAAAATCAATAAGAGTATTGATATACTTTACAGTATATTCAGCAAAGTTGATATATGATTTTTTCCAAAGTTCAATTAGAATATCAGATTGAAACCAACCTGTAAACATAATAAACCATTCTTTGTCACTCAAGTCTGTGATGACAGCACTTATGATATAATCTTCTACTGATTGGAATATTAAGGTTGAAATATAGTTTTCTACGATATCTTGTTTTGCTGTATTGGGAATTCGAGGTTTAGGTTTAGGTTTATCAATTTTGAATTGCATTGAGTCTATAAATACGGGTACTTCATCGTGATATTTAACGAATTCTTCAAATATATGCTTTTCAGCTCTATCAACAATATTAAAACCAACAGTACAAGCTTCTTTAAAGGAAGCGCTTTGAATTGACATATAAGTCAACAGTATACTGGTTGCAGTAATAATGTAAGCAGTTGATGGTATTTTTTTGAAGGTCGAAAATAGACCTGATTCAGAACTAAAAAAAGCACTCGATATAATTAAAATTACCAGTATCAATTGAAATAATATTGCATAGACAATGATTTTTGAATTATCCATTTATTAAATAAATGGAAAATTAAATTGTAATACGTTTAATTTTGTTTTGATTTCACTCCTTTCACTCCTTTCGTTTTTGTAGGAAGAGGTGGTGGTAATGGTTTGTCTTCTTCCTCTTCTTCAGATTCACTGCTACTACTACTGTCCGAATCTTCTTCCTCATCTTCTTCTTCTCCCTCTTCCTCGTAATCTTCAGGGTCAAAGTCTTCTCCTTCAACATAATTTTCAATGTTACCACTACCGATTGTTTCACATACTTTAATTAATCGGACGATGTTGTTATCCTTCTTACGAAACTCAAAGTTGATAAACTCGAGGGTTCCGTCGAACTTCCTATGAGGAGAGCCATCGTTGATACATACCTTTGTAAGCTCTTTTGCAGTCTGTGGTGAAACCAGATTTTCCAAGTCGAGAGAAAAGGTAGAGTAGTTTTCAAGATACTCCCATTCGATAGAATCTAGTTGTTTATAGAGATAATCCAGAGCATCATTATTTGTATCATGTCTAATTAAGTAGTACCAAGTTTCTTTGAATTGGTTATTAGTCTCGGCCAATACTGCATATTTACCTTCCATATTATGAGAAGGCACATATTCTTCGTTATTGTTCTCCGCTTTAGGTTCAGTTTCCGGTTCCATTTCAGTTTCAGGTTTTGATTCTTGCATTTTTTATATGGTGATTATGGTTTTAAATTTACTTTTTCTTAATTTGAGTAAGCCTATATGTTGAAAATGAAGAGAGTTTAGCATATGCTTTCCAAATATCTTTAGGAACATCCTTTTTAGAAATAGATTGTCTTTCAATATCTGATTTTGTAAGTTTTAATGTCTTCGATTTGAGACTGTCTTCACCTTTAATATTTAACACTTTATCAGCGATAGACTTATATTTATCGCATTTCTTTTCAAGTTCAGCAATTCGTTGTTTAGCTTCAAACCAATTGGAAAGAAGGTTATCAATATCTATTTCGTCGGCCATTGATTTATATATGATAAGAACATAATTCTACTTATAAAATTAATTTACTTCTATAAAGACAATGTCCACAAATATAAATAATATAAGTTTCGATTTTGCTATAGTTAGCTTTACAGATTACCCACAATCTATTGATTTTAAGAATGTCGTTTTTACGATAAATTGGAAGTATGTCGGAACGTATATTGACCCCGTATACAAATGTGAAATGTTTTATTCCAGTCCTATTGACGGCAGTACTATTGTCAACTTTATACCTTATGAAAACCTAACCAAGGAAGATATTAGTGTTTGGATAAATAGTATTCCAGAATTATATCAATATCAAAATGATATTATCAATTCAATAAATAATCAACTCGTTCTTCCTACTCCTGATGTTTTAGTTACTCCCGATGTTCCTGTTACTCCTGAAGTTTTAGTTACTCCCGATGTTCCTGTTACTCCTGAAGTTTTAGTTACTCCCGATGTTCCTGTTACTCCTGAAGTTTTAGTTACTCCCGATGTTCCTGTTACTCCTGAAGTTTTAGTTACTCCCGATGTTCCTGTTACTCCTGAAGTTTTAGTTACTCCTGACGTTTTAGTTACTCCTGAAGTTTTAGTCACTCCCGATGTTACTCCTGATGTTCCTGTTACTCCTGAAGTTCTTCCTACTCCCGATGTTCCTGTTACTCCTGATGTTCCTGTTACTCCTGAAGTTCTTCCTACTCCTGAAGTTCTTCCTACTCCCGATGTTTTAGTTAATCCCGATGTTTTAGTTAATCCCGATGTTTTAGTTAATCCCGATGTTTTAGTTAATCCCGATGTTCCTGTAATACCTTTTGTTCCTATTATTCCAGAAGTTCCTGTAACTCCTCTTCCTAACCAACTAGCAAATCTAAATAATACCAGATTTGATTTCTTTGTAGATGGTTTTATGGCATATCCACAATATACAGAATATAAAAATTTTATTTTCACTATAAATTGGAAATACGTTGGAACTTATGTTGACCCAGATATCGGTGATAGCTATAGTAGTGCTATGTTTTATTCTAGTCCTATTAATACTAATAATATTACCAACTTTATACCATATGAAAAACTGACAAAGGAAGATGTTAGTGTTTGGATAAACAGTGTTCCAGAGATACATCAATATCGACAGGATATCATCACTGCGATAAATAATAAACTTTGTCCTCCTCCTCCAAAAATAATCTTTTTGCCTTCTCCTTTTTAATAAAAATTAACTTTTAATCAAAATTAATTTTAAGATATGTTTTATCGATATGAAGAAATTTACTGAGTTGATTTGAACACAATCTAAATGGATTTTCACAATGGGCCAAGTTACTAACCGAATTAGTATCGGTTACAAATATATGTAAGGTGTCATTTATTATAGCATATTATTATGTGAATTATGAAATTAGCAACTTAAAATTAAGGTGATATTATAAAATTTTATAATGAATATACGAGAAACTAAGATGCCACCTGAAAGAGAAGATGGAAATATTGAATATAAGTTGAAACTGATAAATAAGGATGAAGAAAGGATAGAGAAATTATCTAGTCAAATGAGATTCAGGACAGAGGAAGGTGATGGTGAATGTATATACAATCTTGGTGTTGAGGATAAAGGAATGATTACAGGAATAACAGAGAATGAATATGAAGAGACCGTTAGGATCTTAAATAGTGCTGCTCAAATGAATAATTATGTAATTACCCTATTATCTTCAACTCCAATTTCTTCAAATAAGAAGATATATGAACTTATGGTGAGAGAGAGAAACGATAATAAATATATTGATTTGAGTATTGCTATTGCTGGAAGTGTTGATTCTGGCAAAAGTACTTTTACAGGTGCGATAGTAAACGGTATTTTTGATGACGGAAGAGGATATGCTCGGTCGATGATATTTAATTATCCACATGAAATCAAATCTGGTAGAACATCATCAATATCTCATCAAATCTTAGGGTTTGACGAGACTGGAGAAATTGTGAACTATCGTAGTATATGTGGAAAGATGAGTTGGCCTGATATCGTGAGAGCAAGTTCAAAGATAGTTACATTTTTCGACCTTGCAGGACATGAGAAATATCTAAAGACTACAATTCTTGGTTTAACTTCATCTCCCCCTAATATGTGTTTTATAATGATAGGAGCGAATAGAGGTGTATTAAGAATGACAAGAGAGCATATATTCTTATGTATTACACTTGGTATTCCCTTTGCTTTTGTAATTACTAAAATCGATATGATTGTTGATAATGAGAAAGTATACAAAGATACAATGACTACTATTAACAAGATTTTGAAGTCTCCTATCGTAAGAAGGATACCGGTAAAAATTAATAATATACAAGACATATTGACTTGTGCGAAGCAGATGAATACGGAAAGCATAGTCCCAATATTTAATATATCAAATATAACTGGAGAAGGGTTTGATAATATACGACAGTTCTTGAATGTATTGAAAAAAGAACCGATAAAAGTAGTTGATAATAATGTAAAATTCTTTATCGATTATATTTGGAATGTAACAGGGATTGGAATTGTTGTTGGAGGAAATTTAGTTTCTGGTAAAATAAAGGTTGGAGATAAGTTGTTTTTAGGACCAAATAATAATGAGTATGAATCTATTACGGTAAAGTCTATTCATTCTAAACGAGTTCCTGTTCAGTCTGCTAGTTATGGTTCTTATATATGTTTGGGTTTAAAAAAGATAGTTAATAGGAAGAGTATTCGTCGAGGGAATGTTATATTATCAGAAATAAGTCAACAGTTATTTATCAAGAAATTTGATGCTGATATAAAGATATTGCATTCTCATACAACAACAATTAGGGTTGGGTATTCACCAGTATTGAATGGATTGTCGATACGTCAGACTGTTAGACTAAGTGATATCATAAGTAAGACTAGTAGTCGGCCTACAGAATTTGAAGATAATATATTAAGAACTGGCGACCAAGCATTAGCTACATTTGAGTTTGCTTATCAAAATGAATATCTTCCTTTAGGAACTAAGATTTTGTTATCAGAAGGACGAACGAAGGTAATTGGGGTTGTCAAGAAGATATATGTGTAATAAATAACATATGTAATTATATTCTTTTTTGAATTGTAAAAGAGTTTATCTTTTATAATCTTACTTTGAACTGAAGTACAACTTTAAACTTATCTCCTTTTACTTTAGGAGATAAATAACATATGTAATTATCTTCTTTTTTGAATTGTAAAAGAGTTTATCTTTTATAATCTTACTTTGAACTGAAGTACAACTTTAAACTTATCTCCTTTTACTTTAGGAGATAAATAATATATGTAATTATCTTCTTTTTTGAATTGTAAAAGAGTTTATCTTTTATAATCTTACTTTGAACTGAAGTACAACTTTAAACTTATCTCCTTTTATTCAAATCGTAAATAGTTCTGTTACAACTAATATAATAAATATATTTGAAGCTTCATTTGAATTATAATAAATGAAGGGTGATAAACAGATTAAATTTACAAAAGTTAAGTTAGATACACTAATAGATATCAAGCTTGATTCTGGAATCTACATTGACAATGACGATGAAAACCATATTGTAAATGAGGTCAAAATTGATATTAATGATTATGATGATAATTCTCCTCCAAGGAGATGTTTTTCTATAAAGAAGGAATTAGTCTCATTTATAAGGGAGATGTTGAAAATCAATCCAAAAATAATTTGATTTATAGCTATGAAAAATAAGCTTAAAAATGAAAGAAATTATTATCCATAATAAGACGTATACTGTAGATGAAGATGAATTTAATATTGCAGAAGTTAATCTATCTCCAATGGTCGTAAGAGAAAATGTGTCTTATTGTGACAGAGATATTGGTTTGTTAAAGAAATTGAGTTCAACTTTGGGGTTAAATGAGTTGTTTTGTTCGAAAGTTAAATTCGGAGGATACATACCAATCAATCTAATTGATTCATTTTATATGATTAACATTTCTCGTGATTCTCAACTTGAACCTATAAGGAAAAATCTATCACTCTATGATTCTCAACGAAAGGTAAATATCATTAGTTATAATAACTTTCGAAATATAGAATATGAGTTATCGATTGAAAATGAGATTGGAATTATCATTTCAAAGAATGATACTGATATGGATGCTATGCACAAAATATTGTATTTCGAAAAATATGTTTATATTTCCAATTTAATTTGGACTGAATTTTGTAATAAATTTAAGAATTGGTTAAAAGAAGATCCGGTGAAAGGATATGTTTTAGAATATGATAATATGATTAACCTAATGATAATGGTTAAGAATGCAGGAGATGGTTTCCGTGATATTCTTATCGCAAATAAGCCGTATATGGATAGGTGGACAATTCTAGATACAGGTTCGACCGATAATACTATATCGATAATTAATGATGTATTATCTGATAAGGAAGGAATATTGTATCAGGAACCATTTATTAACTTTAGGGATAGTCGAAACAGGTTGCTTGAACTAGCAGGTTCTGAATGTGCTTTTAACCTGATGTTGGATGATACTTATATTATTACTGGTTATTTAAGAGATTTTCTTGCTATAGCTAGAGGTGATGATGTAGCAGACTCGTTCTCATTATTTATATCTGATGTAGAAACTCAATATTCGTCCAATAGGATAACTAAACCAGATAGAGGATTGCGATATCAATATAAAATACATGAAATAATTGAGAAAAATACGAACTTAAGCATACCATTCACTTTATGTCGAATTACTGATGTTGTTTCTGAATTTATGAAAGAAAGAACTATGGAACGGAAGAAAAAGGACTTGGAATTACTTTTTGATGAATTAAATGAAAATCCTGCTGATACAAGAAGTCTATACTATTTGGCTGAGACCTATTTTTCTTTGAAAGACTGGGATAATGCTTTAACATACTACAGACATCGTTCTGAGGCTGAATATAACGGTTTTGAAGAGGAGGTATATGATTCTTATTTCAAGATTGCTTTGATATCAGAAAGAAATACGAACCTTCCTTGGAATGAGGTTGAAGATATGTATATGAAATGTTATAATAAAGATAGTGATATACCGGATCCGTTGTTTATGATTGGGTATCATTACTTGAATAACAATAACAATGAATTAGCATATTCTTTTTTGAAGAGAGTAATGATGATTCAAAAAGTGCATAAAAATATGAATGTACGAGAGAATATAACAGATGATTATGCTCCTAAATTTCTCCTTCCATTATGTTTTAATTTTGAAGATTACGAATTAGGATTGCTTTGTGCTCAAATATTACTTAATAATTCAAAGGACAATTTTACATATAAAAAATGGTTTGCTATTTTCAGCCTGTATATCAAAATGAAAACTGAACAAAGTAATATGGATATAGAAATCCCAAAATTAAAGAGTGATAGGAAGTTGATTTGTTTTGTTGATAATGGTGGGTGGAGTAGTTGGGATGGGGAGACATTGAAGACCAAAGGATTAGGAGGTTCAGAAACGTGGTCGATTCAATATGCCGAAACGCTAGCTTCCAATAATAATAATAGAGTTATAGTATTTTGCAATTGTGTTGAGAGTGATCAGGAGGGTTATAAAGTTTATAATAATGTGACCTATATTCCAATTGAAAAATTCATTAATTTTGCACTAACGAATATGATAGATATATGTTTGGTAAGTCGTTATACTGAATATATTTTTATAAGCATATGCAGTTCTTTTAGTATATCTAAATTATACTTGGTTTTGCATGACCTTGCAATTGAGGGTGATTTGGTGCCTTTATCAAACAAATTATCAGGAGTATTATGTATATCCGAATGGCAAAAAGAACAATTTCTAAGCTTATTTCCAGCCTTTAAAAATAAAACTTCTGTTATTTCTTATGGAATTGATACTGAAGATTATGTAGATAAAAATAAGAATAAATATTCATTTATTTATCCTTCATTTCCAAATAGAGGATTATTGTATTTACTTAGAATGTTTCCACAAATAGTTGAACGATATCCAGAATCAAAATTAAATGTTTTTTGCAATCTAGATTTAGCCTATCTTCATTATGATAAGGATGAAATAGATGAGATACGAAGATTATTGGAAAAACAATCAGAAACTGTATCAAATCATGGGTGGGTGAATAAAGAGACACTAAATAGATATTGGTCTGAATCTCATATTTTGTTTTATCCATGTACATTTGCAGAGACTTGTTGTCGAGTAGCTATGGAAGCAGCAGCATCAAAAACATTTGTAATATGTAATGATTTAGCAGCATTAACAGAGACTGTTGGAAAAAGAGGCTCTATCATTCCAGGTGACCCAAAAACAGAAGAATGGCAAAATCAAGCATTAAGAAGTCTATTTTTTGTTCTTGATAATGAGCTTGATAATGTGTTTACTGAAAAGAATTATAAATGGGTTAAATCTAAATCATATTCTAATGTTGTTTCTGAATTTGAAAATAGATTTTTAGACATTGAAAATGAGGGTAAAAAAGAAATTGAAAACGAGGGTGAAACGTCATCAGAAGATCCAAATCAAAAATTGAGATATATTCATTCTAAATTGAAGTTGGACTATGGTTCTCTTGATGAAGAATATCCAGAACAGATTATGTCTTGTAAGTTCATAACTGGCAATGAAAATGTACTTGAAATAGGAGGTAATATCGGTAGAAACAGTCTTGTTATAGCCTACATATTAAATAAAAATAATAATACAAATCTGGTAACGATGGAATCAAATCCTTTATTCTCAAAACAACTTGAGCATAATAAAAATCAAAATAACCTTGATTTTCATATTGAATCATGTGCTCTTTCAAAACGTAAGTTAATTCAAAAGGAGAATGATTGTAAGACTTTTGTATCAAATGTGGTTCCAACTGGATACATATCTGTAGATACTATATCGTGGAAAACTCTTAGTCAAAAGTATCCATTCACTTTTGATACTCTAGTATTGGATTGTGAAGGAGCTTTCTATTATATACTACGAGATATGCCTGATATATTAACTAATATCAATAAAATCATTATGGAGAATGACTATTTGGACATTTCTCATAAGAGATATATTGATAATGTATTGGGAGAAAATGGATTTAGTGTCGTATATTCTAAAGCCGGCGATGATACTGTTTTTGCACCTTGTAAAGATTACTTTTACCAAGTATGGTCGAAATAATTAGTAATTGTATTTTTGATTTGGAAACCAATTCAAAAATTTATAAATATGAAACAAATTTAAAAAATAAGAATTTATCTCTAAAATGAAGATTGCAATTTATCACAATGAAGACATCCATTTTGAGATGTTAGGGTACTTATTAGAGTACTGTTATACTTATGATGTAGAAGTTCATATATATTCATCTTTTACAGATGGATATCATATTGGAGAAACATATTCAAGTTGGTATAATAAATTCTTTCAGAAAACAATTGAATGGAAAACGGGCGACATATTAGAATCAGGGATAGAATACGATGTTTTATTCCTGATAACAGACGATAATCCATCGTATTCTATCATAAAAGATAGATATAGTGAAAAAACCATATCAATTAATCATTGGCATTTATCTAGGTGTGAATCAAGAGTTAAAGTCGGTACAAGACAGTTTTATAATAGACTAGACTCGATATGTGAAATGCCTTATGCAATGCCTTGTTATAATATTATATCAGAACAGGATAAATTTGAATTGATAAAAACAAAAACAAGACTTCAAGTAGTTTTTGTTGGTCGTTTTAATGTTCCAAACTCATTTACTTTTGCCTTTTTTAATAAGTTTGAAGATATTGATTTCCATTTGATTATATGGAAAACGAGTCCATCCTATTTTAAATTTTTAAAGGAAATTCCAAATTTCCATGTTCATGTTGAAATAGAGACCGAAGATATGATGAATCTAATGAAAAATGCACATTATGTCTTTTTTAATCCTTCTTATATTGAAGGATACTTGGGGTGTAAGACAAGCGCAACTCTACATCTAGCTTTATCAACATTGGCAAAACCAATTATTCCTAAATCCTGGAATCAATATTATAAATTCGATAGTAATGTAGTTATAGAATATGATGATTTGCAGTTTTTAACCCCTGATGGTCAGTTGAACTTAACGATAGATGATTATTTTCAATCTTTGAAATTTTTATCTATCGAGAGGAGAAAACAAATTGCAAATAGAAATATTGTATTTGATAATGCTATAAAGACCATAACAGGAGTAGAACCTAAAAGTATTAAATCGAGTTGGGTATCAAACCTTTTTTCCAGGTTATGTTTATCCTATCCAAAAGTATTTATTGGAATTGAGACTTGTTTTGAAGAGAAAGTAATAGATGATTTTAGGGAAGTTCATATAATCAATTCTGTTGATACAGAATGTATCATAAGTAATAAAGTATATAGTTATACAGGAACTAATACAGTAAGTTTATTAGGTGGTATAATCGACTCCTTTTTGGAACCTGTATTATTTATGATTGATGAGAATGTAGTCGATGGAGATAACTATTATTCTGATATTTTCAATATGATTTCAAGCCGTAATTTTAATGATATAATAATTATAAATTTTAGTATAAAATTAGAATATATTCAATGTCTAAAAAATTATTCTATTTATCAGTTCAATAATCAACCATACATAATATTGATTCCAAAGTTAGATACTATAGAAAAGGATATTTTTCAGGTTTGTATTAAGCCTTTTAATCATAAGAAAATACCTGTAGAAGTTATTGATAAAATTAAGGATGAATCAGTTGGATATGCTTATACTCTTTATGATACGAATATGATATTGAATATGATTGATGATTTGAATCCTGTTATCAAGAGAAAATATGAATCATGTATGAAAACTCAACATAAAAAGGATATACTACAGATGGTGATGTTATATAATAAAGGAGGTATATATGTTGATATTGATTGTCAACCTCTAACATCATTTGATAATATAATAAAGAGGACTGATTTGAATCCAACATTTGTTGGTGTATTAGGAGTGAATAGAAATGACGGACTAGCAATAGGATTAATGGCATGTTCTAAATATAATAAGATTATCGGTATGATTTTGAATGAGCTGAATGCGTCTAATTTTGATGATTATGTAAATACCGATTATGGGTTGATATGTCGAATGGTCGGATTTATAATGAAACGATTTATGGAAGTAGAAGAATTAACGGAAGGGTTTTACGAAATAAAAGGCGAAAGGATATTGCTATTGAATGAAATTTGGAATGAGGGAGATTATAGTTCTTGTAAAATTCTGTATAAGAATGAAGTATTGGCGAATACAAGATATGTAGATTATCCTTGGAATTTAAACGATGAATAGAATATAATATTTTAAATTGTATTACAATATAAAATATATTTTTCAAAATAAATTATAATATACAATTTTCTAATAATAATTGAATTACTATTATTTTGAGGTTCGTTTTCCTTACAATATAAACAGATTTAAAGATAGATTCAAAATATAAAAAATGTCAAGTCAAACAAAACCCAAATCTCGCGTAAGCAAAAAGAAAGCTGAAACCGAAGTTGTTTCAGAAGTAGTAGTACCAGTACCTGCTCCCACACCTGTAGTCGTAGTTCCTGAGCCAGTAGTTGAAGTTGAAGTAGTAGTTCCTGAACCAGTAGTAGTTAAGTCAGAATCAGATGTTGAGGCTGAAGTCGAGTCGGTTGAAGTTCTTTCAACTTCGGAAGAAGTAAAAGCGGATGAGCCAGCTGACCCTGTAGAGAAACTCCAGAATCAATTTGATAGCCTTCGTAAACTTGTTTCTGATGAATTGGCCCTTCTAACAGAATCAGATAAAGCATTTAAGAAGAACAAAGTGCTTACTCTCCTACGAAAAGTAGTTCGTCAGGTTAACTTGCTAGAAAAACAGGCTTTTCGTCTCGTTAAAAACAAGAAATCTGTCCGTAAAAATAAAGTGGTTTCAGGCTTTCAGAAACCAACTCGTATTTCAAAGGATTTGGCCAAGTTTACGTGCTGGAATGACTTTGACCTTCATTCTCGTGTTGAGGTTACTAAGTATATTTGCGACTATATTAAGACAAATAACCTTCAAAACCCTGAAGACCGTCGTCAGATTATTCCTGATGCTAAACTTCAGAAACTTCTTGGATACAACCCTAAGAAGGAAACAGAACCACTACGTTATTACAGTATTCAGTTTCATCTCAATAAGATGAAACATTTTCCAAAGGACCCTGTAGTTACACCTGTAGTTGCACCTGCTGTTTAATAATATAAATAATCAAATTTTGAATTCATATCCAATTCAAAATTAAATAATAGATAAATACTTTACGAATAAAAGTAAAGTGTTCCGTATTTCATCGGTGATGGGTTTGATGATAACAATTTGTTATAACTTCCAACTTTAACTATACTTGGTCCCATATCATTATAGTAATACCATTCATCATTTATCTTCAAATAAGCTGTATAATGTCCACCTGAACGGTCGCCTCTATGAATAACGATAGCCGATAGTGATAAAATATTCTCTCCAACTATAATTGAATTAGAAGGCATGATTTTTGTTTTTATCGTATCATCACCCACTGGATTATTCCTTTGTAGATTGATAATTAAATAAGGAGCATCTACTAAGGTTACAACTGTGATTAATCTTTTATATCCTCTATAATAATTATCAGGGTCAAGTTCACCTGAATCTTCAACTCTTGATATTAATAATCTAGTTGGTGTATTAGGTTCTATATTCATCATATCGTGATAAAACATAGTATGAACAACACTAGAAGTTCTGTCTACATTAGTATCTAACTTTGGTATATCTTCTAATTTAGCATTCAGATTATTGGTTACATAAATATCAAATTGTTTAACCGCTACATCTGTATCAAACATATTCAATATATATCCCAAGAAATCACCTGCATCTTTTGGTCTATCATCTTGGAAATTCTCTGGATTTGGACAACTTTTAATGATACCTCTCAAGCCTGTACATTGTTTAACATTGCGTTTACCTCGAATTGATTTAGTGATATTTACAAGTTCATTTTGAACTTGCTGTCTATTATAAAGGTCTATTTCTGGAATTTTTGGATTTCCCTTTGGTATACAATATAGTTTTGAAATATTTCTTTTTGTTAGTTCTGTATCTAGGATATTTCTATCAACAAAGTCATTTTGAACTGTAAATAAGGATAATAGTACAGAATCAAGATAACAACTATTTCCTATGTTAGATAATAATCCTATAGGTAGTTCTGAATTACGAGAAGAAGTTTTCTTTGTTGATTGATGTTTTGGGGGACTAGGAGTTTTCTTAAATTTACAACTAATAATAAGTTGAATAAGAAGGTCTTTTTTGATGTTTAATTTACCCTTACAACCTACTTTTACCGCAATTTCTTTAAGGTCAACTATTCTTAGTTTTTTTAGATTTCCAGGGGTAAATTTAATTGATGAAGGTGGTGCATGATGAGAATGTATCGATTTCAATACTGATATTTTTTTCTGACATTTAATAATCAGTTCAATGAGTTGTTCTTTCTTTACTTTTAGGTTTCCTTTGCAAGCTAGTTTTGTTGCTAATTCTTTAAGTTTAACTACAGTCATTTTTTTGAGAGTTCTTTCTGTTAATAGATGTGATTGTTTTGGTAATGATTTATGGGCAGATTTGATAGTTTTTAATTTACCACATTTCATAATCAGTTCAATGAGTTGTTCTTTCTTTACTTTTAGGTTTCCTTTACAACCTAGTTTCACAGCTAGTTCTTTGAGTTTAACTACTAACATTTTTTTGAGAGTTCTTTCTGATAATTTTGAAGCTTGTTTTGGTAATGATTTATGGGGAGATTTGATAGGTGATTTAGTTTTTAATTTACCACATCCTATAATCAGTTCAATGAGTTGTTCTTTCTTTACTTTTAGGTTTCCTTTACAACCTAGTTTCACTGCTAGTTCTTTGAGTTTAACTACTAACATTTTTTTGAGAGTTCGTTCTGATAATTTGAGAGAAGAACCAGATGGAATAGTTTTTTTGGTATTATGAACTTTAATAAAAGGTTCAAAAATAGAAGGTCTCAAATTTGGGTCTGGGTCTAAATATCTACCAAAACCATGACCATAATGTTTATCAAGGATTTTTGCAATTTCTAAGATTGAACTTTCACTTTGTTTTCCAATATTTTTCCAATACAATTTATCTTTAATATCATATGAATTGTAAAATAACAACAATAATATTCCAAGTTGCCAAGACAAACTGGCCATTTTATGGTTATTATTTTTTAATGTTCTATCAAACCTAAGGTCCCAAGCTGGAAATGTAGTAGGATATTTGTTACCGGTTGGAACTGCGCTACCCAAATCACCTAATATAAATCTCTCCTTGTTCAGTTGATTTGGATTATCGCATTTAAACAGTATGTTATCAAGCTTGATGTCACTGTAAACATAATTATTATCATAGAAAAAAATACAACCCATTTGTCTTCTAATTCCATCTGCGATTTCTAAAATTTTATTTATACTGATTTTCAACTTCTTTTTCTTTTTTCTCTCTAACCAAGAATTAAGGTCACCATCGGCTAATTCCATGATATAGACATATTTCAGGTCTTTTTTACCGATGTATCTCATTTGAAGGACGTTACAGTTTGCTTTTAATAGTGCATCTGATATATTTTTCTCATCGTTAGCATTTGTATACTTAATAGCAAGAGATACTTTATGTTTTTTATCAATCACTTTATCTACAGTTCCAAATGAACCAGCACCAATAGTTTTATCAACAACAAAATCATAGTTAGTCCCGTTTATAGAAAATCTTATTTCTTTTTTTAAAAAGGATACTGCATTTGGGTTAAAATTTTTACCAAATATAAAGTCTTCTACAATCCTTTGATTAACAACATCTTCAGTTCGTTTTTCACAAATGTTCATTTATAGATATAAAATATCGAATATTTTATATTTAAATATACAGAGAAGTGAGTACATTATTATCTATCTGGTCTTCGATTTGAATTACGGTTTTCAATATATCGGTATTAACTAATAGAGGAAATGTAATTTTCCTATTTACTTTAAACGATAAATCGAATGGTAAATTTCCGTCGACATCTTGATGTAATTCTAAAAATTTGAACTTATTTACCATATCCATAATTACCTTTTCTAGATTCCGTACTCCTTTATCGTTTTTACTACATGTATTGATTAGATACTTGATAGCGTCGATATCAAGGACAATATCGGTATCTCGTAGACCTGAATTGACTAGTGTTTTCTTCATGATATAGTCTTTAACGATAGATATCTTTTCTTTGAATTTATAACCCTGAACATCAATATAAAAAATTCTATCTCTAAGAGCTTCGTCTGATGGAGGCAAATTCATTGAATATATGAACCATATATGACTTAAGTCGAATGTGAGTTCGTTAAAGTAGTTATCTCTGAATTCAAAATTTTGAGATGGATCAGTAATATGTAACATTAAGGCTGAAATAGACTTGTTGGATACGACTTTTTCATATTCATCAAAAAAGAGGATACCGTTTTTGGTACCCATTCTCTTTAGACAATTTACTATTTCCCCTGGTCTTGAACCAACATATGTATAATCATGACCTTTAAAGAAATCGCTTCTGTCAACTCCTCCACAACTTATTTGTTGAAACCCGATATCTAGTATGCTAGAGAGTAGTCTAGCAATCGATGTTTTTCCGACTCCTGGAGACCCTATCAGACCTAGATTAGTCCGTTTCATATTTGGGTTTGTTAGTTTTGCGTTGATAAAGAATAGTAATTGTTCTTTTACTTTCTTCATGCCGAATAGTTCCTGTTCCATCTTTTGATATGCAAACTGCAGAAAGGATGTCATTGAATTTTTTAATGAGATGATTTTAATCTTATCAAAAGGAAGTTCAATTACAGTTGTAAGCCAGTTTAAAAGTTTTGAATATTCAGAATCGTCCTTATTTGTTGATTGTAATTCTAGAAATTTTTGATAGATAACTTTTTTGTTTTCTTCATTTGTTTCTAGTTTCAAAATTTTGTATTTTATTTGAAGTATATTATTAGTTCGATTTTTCTCCAATTGTGTGATTTGTGTTTCCATTCTTTTATGTTCTTCAGAAGAATATCTATCATATTCTGTTTGATTTCGAATTGCTTCTTCCAATTTTTTATTAATGTTATTTCTTGTATCAAACCAGTCATGAGTCTGAGGTTGTGAATTCTTATATATCTCAAAAAGATGAAACAACTTCACCTTATCTTTCAACTGTAAATTTCTAGAAACGATATTAATTATATCTGGTTCATTATTCTTTACTTCTTGAAAAACATCTTCAAATTTAGAATATAGAAGTGGTTCTTGTATTTTGAGACGCCTGATTACTTTTGATTTTATGAATTCACTCGATGATTCATCACTAGAAGAAGAATCTACATCACTTTTCTCACTTCGTTCTAAACTTGGAGAATCACTTAATGATTCGGAAGGAATATACTCGCTCTCATCACTATCACTTGAACTACTACTACTGCTTGAAATAGATTCACTTTTTCTTCTCCTTACTCTACGTTTAGTTATAACTTCAATATTTTCATCTGATTTCCGTTTCATATTTATTTGCTTTAAACTGATTCTTAAATTGAAATTTAAATCATAATTGAACAACAGAAAATTATGATTCAATCTACAATGATATCTATGTATAATCTTAATATGATGAGAAACAATATTATTGACTTTTGGTATATAGAGGAGAAGAGATGGTTCCTTGACGATATTGAGTTGCATCATAAGTTAATCAAAATTATGGACTTGGGATTGTCAACCATGGTATTTGTCTTTGCAGAAGATTTTGGAGAACATCTTGATAACCTACTATATTCTTATTATGAGTCCAAAACCGAATGTGAATGCAATGAAATCATTACACAGGAAAGAGCCATTATTCTACTGTAAAAGAATAATCGACCTGAATTATAAATTGTAATTATTAATTACAATTTACAAATTTGTAGCTTGTTCGTAACTTGTTTTTTTATTTTTATATAATTCAACTATTTCTTCGAAAGATATGTTATCGAATAGTTGGCTAATAATTTCACCAAAATCTGTTTCAATTTCATCGTTATATCTCTTTTTTTGAAGACCATCATCACTTGTCATATTGAATTTATCAATTTCAGTTGGAACATAAGTTGCTTTTTCAATTATTTTATTCATTAGGTAAGTTCTGAATCGTTTATTATGTCCAATCATAAAGATGTTTTTAAAGAGTTGTTCACAGTCTATTTCTGTAAGTTGTGAATATGAGTTGTAGTTTGAACGGTAATGATTGTCTTGAAATGTATCTCTGTATAGTTTTCTAAACATGTTAATCATATAAGAAAGAATGACGTTGGTAATGTTGGTTACAATGCCTTCAAGTCTACAATCCATAGTCCATATCCTTTTTCCCTTTGAAATGGCCTCAAGATAATAGAACCTGAATATCTCATTTTTCTTGTCATTTTTCATATGGACATATATATAGTTGTTATACCCGTTCGGATTGAAAAGTATATGATTGATGAGATTGTCAAATGAAAATAGAGCACAGCTATAGTTTGAAAGATGTTTCATAAATCTTCCGTTATCAAAAGGGACATAATCTTCGATATTACTATTTAATTTGGATATGCTTGTTAGTAACATATCCATTTCATCAACTTCGATGCTTGTGTTATGATAATTGGGATAAGAAATCAATCTAGAATCGAGAGGAGATAAGCTCTTCATAACTAAAGTTTTAATCTTTTTATCGGGAATATCTTTCCGTTTGAAGCAAGCTTCAAGTATTTCTATATGTTTTTGTATAATTTGTGAATAGTCTTGAATTGTGAAGATGGGAAACAGTTTCAATCTTTTATTTTTCAAATCAGTTAGAAGTTTATTATATTTAGTTTGAACTTTGTTTTGTTCTATATCATTTAATATATCTGTAAATTGAACTTGAATCTCTTCAATATTAATCTTTGAATCAATTTCTTCTCTTAATTTTGAGATTTGAACTTTACCCTCTTGTTTACCCTCTTGTTTACTTTCTATTTTGCCCTCTGTAACAACTTTGATTGACCGGTATCTGTTATGTTTTTTAATAGTTTCAATCTTGTTTTCCTCCTGTAAATTCTTATTTATTGTTCTTGTCTTATCATTACAATCGTGAAAGAATAATGGTATATTATTCTTTATCTCGTTGCATATCACCATGTCCTTATCTATATCATTTACGTTAATATCATCGATATCGATACTGGTGTTCCGTTTAATTATATTGATGTACATTTTATTCTTAAATTTTTCGAGATACAATAGGAATTTCAAATTCCCAAGTTCTTCTTGATTTCCTAAGGGAGTTGTTGTAGGGTTACAAGGATGATTTTCCATATCAAAATTACACTTTGATTTATAATTGCATCTGTCGCAAAAGTAGGATATATGTGATTGTAAAGTCGTTTGTTCTTCCATTTCCATTAGTTATAATTTAGATTTAAATGTTTCATTTTTAAAATTCAAATAATAAATGACAGATTTGAATATCCTATTCAACTCAATTGAAAATCATATTGAGAATGGACATAATTTTAAAGAATTAGAAGATATACTATATAATTATAGTGGTGATGATTGGATAAATCATATAGATCCTCTTGTATCAGGATTGTCAAGAAATAAGGTATACTTGTCATTTAATATCGAAGTATTTATTTTGAGTTGGAAATCAGGTTATGAAACATTACCACATGACCATTCAAAAAATGGTTGTTGGTTGAAGGTATTGAGAGGTAAATTGAATGAAACATTATATACGAGAGAATTGGAAATGATAAATAACAGGGATGTTTCAGAAGGACAATATAGTTTTATGTCTAATGATATCGGATATCATAGTATCAGAAATGATGATGAAGCAATTAGTTTTTCAATTCATATTTATTCTCCACCAATGCATAAGACTATATACTTTTCAAAGTAATTGAATTGAGTTGCAATTCAAATTTTATATATTTGTAATGAAAGAAATACTATTTAAAAGGTAACTTATTTTGAAATAAATGTTATCAGATACCAATCTAATTACCTTTAAAGGAATCATCAATTTTGTAAATGATTTGAACTCGCTCTTTGGAGAAACACAGCACTCTCTAAAACTATACCACCACCTGATTACCAAAACTACATTCGCCCACGATAAGCCAATATTGAAACATATTGAAGCTTTTACGAACTACTGCATTGCAAATAACGATGCTATTATGGGAAAGGATAAAAGCAGACTGAATAACGATAATATTCAATATTCAGACAGAGTATATATTAATATCCGTTGTATTTTTTTCCCTACGACACGAAAGGTAAAACCAGTTGATTTGGAAACAGAAGAAGCAATATGGAAGCACTTGATTTATCTAAGTGCAAGAACTAATCCAAATGAGAATGCACTTCGATTATTAAAAACTGTAATTGAAAACAAATCAGAGAGAAAAGAAGGTGGTGTAAATGTAAATGTAGGAGAAGGCAATGAAAAGGAATTTCTTACTAATATTATGAATAAGGTTGAAAACTGTATTGACCCTAATTCAACAAATCCTCTACAAGCGATATCATCAATAATGTCATCTGGTCTATTGACAGAACTCGTAAGTGATATGGGACAGGGAATTGAAAATGGAAGCATTAATCTCAATTCATTAATGGGAACAGTTCAGAGTATGGTTTCTAATATGTCTCCAGGTGCTCAAGGAGCAACTTCTTCTGATGGAACTCAAACTCCAAATCCTCTTGGAGGAATTGATATGACAGCAATTACATCTATGATGCAACAGATGATGTCAAATGGTGGAACTGGAGGTTCAAGTGGAGAAATGCCTGATTTAACCGGTATACTGGGAACTTTGATGGGTAGTATGGGTGGTTTAGGCATGTCTAATCCAACTGAAACCGGTCCTAAAAATTCTACACGAATGAGAGGTCCTCCTACTATTGAAGATGATGTAGAATAAACAATGATATTTTAAATTGTTATACAATTTAAAATTTTAAATTTTAAAAGTAAATGAACGTACAACCCATAACAATGATAATCAATAAATTAAATGATAAATCAACCTTTTTCTATTATGAGGATAATGTTTTTACCGATGATGAACTTTCATTCCTTTACAGTTTAAATTATAGAGAGGGGCATTATGAATCAGGTGACTGTGGTAAATTAAAAGTATCAAGAAAGCAATTGTGGTATCAAACTGAAAACAAATATTTTTGTCCTCTTTGGAAAAAAAGACTTGACAGATGGGAATCACAACCTTATTTTGATAATCTAATTTCAATTCAAAATAAGGTTCAAAATTATATAAATGATTTGAACATATTCAGTCTTAATATAAACTCATGTCTAATCAATTATTATGAAACTGGAAATAATTTCATTCCTGCTCACAAAGATTCGTCTCTAAGTTTCGGAGAATACCCAACTATAGTTTGTGTATCACATGGAGATGAAAGGACGATGACTTTAAAAAACGAAGAAGAATCATATAATTTTAACCTGAAAAGCAATAGTATTTTTATAATGAGTGGTTCTTCTCAGAAATATTATACTCATCAAATTGAGAAGAAAGAAAGTTCATTACCAAGGCATTCCTTAACTTTTCGTCAGTATATTTTATAATAGAGATAGAATTATTGTATTTTAAAGGTACATTTAAACTAGTAAACAATGAGCAATAAAACAGTAATTTCAATAGTAAATCATACTGAAAAGTCGTTTGCTGTATTTACTAATAAACTTCAGAAATATCAGGAATCATTAACTAATTTGGGAGGTGTTTTCGATGCGAGTATTACTAATAAAGAAACAGGTGATATCTTTATGGGATGGATATTTTATATTGATAGAAAGGCTGAAATTCAGAATTGGATAAATGAATGTTGCTTAGAAATTCAAAAACCAAAGAAACAACGATTCGAGCAAGTTCTTTTTCCACCGAAAACAAACAATTCTTTTAAAAAGATTACTTTATCACCTGTAATTACTATTGAAGGAGATAGAATTAAATCAATTGAAAAGACACTTGAAATGTTGATAATAAAAATCGGTTCAATTGAAGCTGAAAACAATATGCTAACAACAAGGATTAATGGTCTTGAGGTCGAACTGAATCTCTTACGAGAAAACAATAAGATAAGTTCTAACGTAGAAGAAGAATATGAGATATTTGAACAGACAGATATTGATGATGAAGAACAATTATCAAAAAGTATACTGTAATGCAATTTAAATTTGATAAATTTAAATTACAAGCATTGAATAAAATAACAATTTTCAATATACATTTTATATTTACATTAAATAAACAATAATGACGTTGATTAAACTTATAAAAGACTATATAAGCGAGAACAGTGTTACCTTTTATTCCTACATATTCATCTGTTGTGTAGGCTACTTTGTACGTGTTATAGTTACTTCCCTCATATATGGTCAATTTTTTGAGGCTAATGTTGGTAAGGATGATTTTTTACGAGTTATAAAAAACATCTGTTTAGTGTGGGTTGTCCTATCAGTATTGTACGTCATTCAACTCAGATTGGAATATAAGGTAATACCCGATTTTATAGCTTATATCAGAAAGAAGATATTCAAGAATTATATCTTAATGAACGAAACTAATTTTAATGATAGTAACATAACAGACGATGTTAATAATATCCTAGAAATGACCAGAAATTTAAGAGACATATTCTTGTGGGGATGTCAAACTCTAATACCAACCATATTCATAATGATAGTAATCAACGGGTACTTCCTATTCAGATATCCTACCATAGGAATCGTTAATGTATTTGGTAATATCATAAATACGTTCATTAGTCTATCCTCTTATAAGGACCTGATTGAAGTTGCAAACATAAGAATGGAAAAATATATAGTTATGGCTAATAAATTAGACGAGAGTTTTAACAATATGTTTAATGCATACATAAATGATAAAATAGATGACACGATAAAGGAAAATAATCAAATTGAACAAGAGTACTATGATTCATTCATTGAACAAATGAAGAACTTAGAAATGTTTGCAACTAAAATAAGGGTAAATAACTACTTCTTTGCATTTATGAGTTTATATTTCCTGTATAAGAAGTATTCAAAAGCTGACTTTATCAACGCATTGCTTATCTATACCTTCTATATATCTTGTATTGATACAATGGCTGAGGATATACCATTTATTGTAATTACAATTGGAAACATAAATCGTTCTTCCAAAAAATTATTCACTAAAGATGAAAACAATAAGTATGCACTATCAGTAAGACCAACATATCCTATATATTTAGAGAATTACCAGGGTAACATCAAATTCGAAAAAGTATGGTTTAAATATAATGCAGAACCAACTCGTGTAAATAGTTTTGAAGTTGAAGATCAAGTTGGTATTGAAAGAAAAACAGGAAAATATGTATTGAAAGAATTCAATCTAGATATCCCTGCAAAAAGTAGGATAGCGATTGTAGCTCGTAGTGGTTCAGGTAAAAGTACTCTAATGAAACTTCTTCTCGATTTCTATACACCAGAAAAAGGCCGTATATTACTAGACAATAAAGATATTAAAGAAATTGACCCTGTATCAATCAGAAAAAATATTAACTACATTAATCAGAGAACATTACTCATAAAAGATACCATTATGAACAATATCAAATATGGAAATAATAAATCAGATAAAGAAGTAATTGATACTTTAATTAAATACGATTTATTAAAAGTATTCAACCCACCTACACTTCAACCTGAAAGTTGCCTACAAAATATGGTAGAAAAGAATGGCATCAATATTAGTATGGGCATGCAAAAAGTCATTTTCTTGGTAAGAGGTTCATTAAGAGATGGTGTCGTATTTGTATTTGACGAACCATTGACAAGTGTGGATTCAAAGACTAGGGTTGGTGTTCTTCAAATGATTGCTGATAAAACCCAAGGAAAAACACTGATTATTATAACACATGATATGGAGGTCGAAAGAATTGTAGATAAGGTTATCAACATCGATGATATAAATCAAAAAGATTTATAATTGAAATGAGTTTAAATCTTTACAAAATTTCGAGGTTCGTTTTATACTGAATATAAATGAATCATTTTATTAATCTAAAATGATTTAATAAAAAAATATCTCTAATAAATAAACAAAATGATTCAAGAACAGAAAATGCCTAATGATATTGAAAGTAGACTAAATCTAGATATGAAATTAAAAAATAATGTTTCAAACAGTGAAACAAGTTGTACTGATGAATTTTTGTTAAATTCCGAAAATAATCGGTTGACTGTATACCCTATTAAGAATGAATCTATTTGGAAAGCGTATAAACAACAACAAGCATGTTTTTGGACAGCAGAGGAGATTGATTTTTCAAAAGACAGTGAACATTTTTCAAGACTGAATGAAAATGAACAACATTTTATCAAGATGATTTTAGCCTTCTTCTCGTCTTCCGATACAATAGTTAATATCAACTTAGGTGAAAGGTTTTCTCAAGAAGTTAAGCTGAGAGAAGCTATTGTTGCTTATGGATGGCAAGCAATGATGGAAAATATTCATTCAGAAACATACTCACTACAAATTGATAATATCGTAAAGGATCCTATTGAAAAAGATATGCTATTTAATGCTGTAAGAGAATTTCCATCGATTGCTGAAAAGGCTCAATGGGCCGTTAATTGGATTGAGTCGAATGACTCTTTTGCAACTCGTCTTATTGCATTTGCTATTATGGAAGGTATATTTTTCTCTGGTTCATTCTGTGCAATCTTCTGGTTGAAGAAAAGAAATGTAATGCCTGGACTTTGTGCTTCAAACGAACTTATAGCAAGAGATGAAGGGCTCCATTGTAATTTCGCTGTTCTTTTATATTCTATGCTTAATAACAAACTATCAGAATCTGATATACATTCAATGATTAATGATGCAGTTCAAATTGAAACCAAGTTTATTTGTGAAAGTTTACCTTGTTCATTATTAGGAATGAATTCCAATTCAATGACAGAGTATATTAAATTCGTTGCTGACAGGTTACTTGTTCAACTAGGATATTCTAAATTTTTTGAAGCTAAAAACCCATTCGACTTTATGGAAAGCATTTCGATAGAGGGAAAAGCTAATTTCTTTGAAACAAGACCAACACAGTATCAGAAGTCATCTGTATTGAATAAAACCAGAGATTCGACATTTAATATAAGTGACGATTTTTAAATATTTATCAGTATAAATTTAAATTCAATGAATTTAAATTTTCTAAACAGTTCTATTCTATCAATTTAATCTTCATTGTCATATTGTTAAAACCATTTTCACAATTTATTTCAGGTCGAATTTAAAGTGATAAGTTGATACAGTTCCATTTACTGTTAGATTCGGTTACGACGATATTCGATGGTTTACTGCAGAAAGAAGAACTCATTTATTAAATTATAACTTGATATTGAAGTTATAATTGGAACTGAATTACTGTTTAATAGTTAATTTTTACTTTGTATTTTAAATTGATTTTATTTAAACATTTAAGTTGTTTAATAAAAAGAACAATGTTTTATGTATTGAAAAGAAACGGTGAAAGACAAGATATCCATTTTGATAAGATTACCTATCGTATTGCTAAGTTGATTAATCCGATTGAGTTACAGAGATTAAATCTTCCTCATCTTGAACTTGAAAAAGAGGTTAAATTTTTGAATCCGGTTATAGTTGCTCAAAAAACTATTTCAAGTATCTATTCGGGAATAACAACGGAAGAGCTTGATAATCAGTCTAGTGAAATTTGTGTTAATCTTTCTACAACTCATCCAAGTTATGCATATCTTGGTGGTCGTATTATGATTTCCAATCTTCATAAAAAGACAAGAAATTCATTTGTTGAAAAAATCAAACTGCTTTCAGAGTCAACTGAACTTATCGATCCGTCTTATGTCGAATGGATTTTCAGGAATTCCGAACAACTTGATTCTATGGTTGATTATGATCGAGATTATCTATATGATTACTTTGGTTATAAAACTTTGGAGAAGGCTTATCTTCTTAAGTTAAATGGTAAAATTATTGAGAGACCTCAAGATATGCTTATGAGAACTGCGATTATGGTTCAAAAACATAATGGTTCTATTTATTGTTTGGAAATGATTAAGAGAACTTATGATATGATGTCTCTGGGTTATTATACACATGCAAGTCCTACTTTGTTTAATTCACTCTCAAAACATAGGCAACTTTCAAGTTGCTTTGTTGAAAATACAGAGGTGATGACTATGGATGGTGTTAAGAAAATTCAAGAGATTCAAATTGGAGATAAGCTTGTAACTCATACCGGTAAAGTTCAAACGGTATCTCAACTCCATAAGAACCCTTTGGGAGATAGAAAGGTAATGAACTTAGAAGTCTATAAAACTAAAGCTATTAAGGTTACAGATAATCATCGTTTCTGGTCAATTTCAAACGATGATAAGGTTCCAAAATGGAGAGAAGTAAAAAATTTAAATAATTCTCATTTTATTGCAATTCCGTCTTACAAAGGACATGATATTATGAATTTATTTTCAGAATATGAATCAAAAGTAATACATGATAAGGAGATTGAAAATAGATTGTATCATTTGTTTCGTATGCATGGTCTTCCAGTTCAAAATGAATCTCCTTTTATTCTATGTGAATCTTTTGTAGATATAATTGATGTAGATAATGTGAAATTCTTAAGAGTGAAACGAGTATCAGAAACTGATTTGACTCCTGAATATGTATATACTATTGGTGTCGATGAAGACCATTCATATAATGTGGAAGGATTGATTTGTGAAAACTGTTTTCTCCTTGGAACTAACGATGACTTAAGTGATATTGCAACCACTTGGAATTCTTGTGCTCAAATATCAAAATGGGCTGGAGGCATCGGTCTTCATGTGTCGAATATCAGAGGGAAAGACAGTTTGATTAAAGGAACAGGTGGAAGGTCAAACGGACTTGTTCCTTTTCTGAGAGTATTCAATGATATTGCAAGGTGGATTGACCAAGGAGGTAAGAGACCAGGTTCAATTGCAATTTATCTTGAACCTCATCACCCTGATATCTTTGAATTTCTTGACCTTCGAAAGAACTTTGGTTCTGAGACTGAAAGAGCGAGAGATTTGTTTTTGGCTCTTTGGGTATCAGATTTATTTATGAAACAAGTTGAAGTTGATGGAGATTGGTATTTGTTGAGTCCAGATAATTGTCCTGGTCTTACGGATGCTTTTGGTAGTAATTATGAAATCCTCTATTGGCAATATGTAAACGAAGGGAAATTTAAGACTAAAGTAAAAGCACGAAAATTATGGCTTGCTATTCTTGATTCTCAGATTGAAACAGGAATGCCGTATATCAGTTATAAAGATGCTGTTAATAAAAAATCAAATCAGAAAAATATAGGAACAATTAAATCATCAAATTTATGTAATGAAATTGTTCAATATTCAGACCATAAAGAATATGCAGTTTGCAATCTTGCTTCGATTGCTTTGAAATCATTCATTATACCTTTTGATTTCGATATGACGAGAGAATGGATTGTCTATTCAAAACCAAACTGTAAATATTGTAGATATGCAAAGAGTTATTTGGATAGCAATAATGTACATTATACAGAAGTTGAATTTAGTAATGATTCCCTGTCAAAATTAAAGGAGATTCTACATACTCAAAAAGTTACCTTCCCTCAAATATTTACAAAAAAGGAGACAGAAGAATTGGTTCATATTGGAGGATGGAGTGACTTATATAAACAAACTGGTGGTCAGTTTAATTATGAGAAGTTATATGATATTGCTTATTTAGCGACCATAAACTTGAATCAGGTGATTGATGTTAATTATTATCCTGTTCCACAGACTCGTGTCTCAAATATGAGACATCGACCTATTGGATTGGGTATCCAAGGCTTAGCTGATGCATTGGTTCTAATGAAAATTGCATATGATTCAGATGAAGCAGTATCGTTTAATTCCAAGATGATGGAAACCATTTATCTTGCATCAGTAACAGCTTCTAACGATTTAGCTATGGGTCGAACACAAGGAATGAAAACTTTGATTGAATGGTTTAGAGAAAGTAATGAACCACATCCAGAATTTTATGATGAATCGTTAGTGATTACAGATTCTTCTATTAATGAATTGTATCATCAATTGAAACCTTGTAAATATGAGTTGGATAGAGATTCAAATTTAACCACAATTGGAAGCTATTCGTCGTTTGACGGGTCTCCTTTCTCTGAAGGTAAGTTTCAGTTTGATTTATGGGAAAAAAGAGAGAGTGAATTGATGTATCCTTCTAAATGGCAAGAACTTAGAGAAAAAGTAGTAAGATTTGGAACACGAAATAGTCTCCTTACAGCATTAATGCCTACAGCATCAACAAGTCAGATATTAGGAAATAATGAATGCTTTGAATTTTTTACCAACAATATCTATACTAGAAAGACACAAGCAGGAGATTTTGTGCTTGTAAATAAATATCTAGTAAAAGACTTAATTTCAGTTGGATTATGGAATGATAATATGAAGAATTTGATTATTGCACATGATGGTTCAATCCAAAATATAGATGATATTCCATCAGAAGTTCGAACTATATATAAAACAATGTGGGAAATAAAGCAGATATGGTCATTAAAAGGTTCAATTGCACGAGGACCATTTGTAGACCAAACTCAATCTCTTAATATTTTTATGGGAGAGCCTGATTATCAGAGATTAACTTCTAGTCATTTCTATGGATGGAAAAATGGACTCAAGACAGGAATGTATTATCTCAGGTCAAAACCATCAACCGGAGCAATTAAGTTTACTATAGACCCCAACATGATTAAAGCTAATACAGATAACGAGTCAAAGCAAGAACCAGAACCTTGTTTGAGTTGTTCCGGATAATAAATTATAATGTCATATTATGTTTCATAATATTACATAAATCTAGACTGTAAATGAATCAACAATTTAGATACTTATTTGGTTTATAGATTATTTTACAACAGAATTTGGTCTTATCTAGAAGGTTAATTATGTCTTCTAATAAGAAATGATATGAGATATAAACGAACTATCAGAAGATGAAATCAGGTAGAATAGATATATTAAAAACATATAGTGTGATTTATATTGAATCATTATCTTATGAAAAATAAGTATTGTAAACAAACGATAACCCAGTTCAAAGAGATTAATAAAATATCAGAAAAGACATATATTTCTGAATATATTAAATAACCAAGATTGCTAGCTTACCTAATAATAAAACAGTATACGACTAACCCTTCAACTATGAAAGTATCCAATTACAAGAGTTCTCCTGGATATTCTAAAGATGCTTTCCAAAAGGCTTGTAATTATTTACAAAAAATAAATATTTTATATAATATAAATGATTGATAGAAAGATTTTAATAGTAGGTGGCGGTGTTGTTGTTATTGCAATAATTGTAATTATTGTATTTGCTACAAAAGGTTCTAGTTCGACATCTTCTAGTTCGGCATCTTCTCCTGGAACAGATGATATATCCAATAATGTTCCAACAAATGCACCAACAAGCAGTCCAACAACAAAGGCACCAACAAATGCACCAACAAGCAGTCCAACAACAAAGGCACCAACAAGCAGTCCAACAACAAAGGCACCAGAGAGAAATAGAGATATTCCTCCACCAGGATATACTAAAGGTTTTTGCCCACCAGGATATTATGATAGAACAAAAGGTAATCCTAATAACTGGGGTTGTGGTTCTGCTTGCCCAGGAGGTAGTTATACTGATGGTTCTTGTAACTGTGCTTGTGTTCCTAACGCAAAGGATGTCTAATGTGATTATCATTTTAAATTCAAACTTGAATTTAATTATTTTTGAATTATCAGAAGATTCTCTTCGACTTCCTTCATATCTTCTGATTCGCTTGAAAACAAATATTGTGATTTGGTATTAAACTTATATCTAAACTTTTTATTAGCAGTTGTAATTTAGATTGTAATATGAATATATGCGATGATGAAAGTTTTGAAGGAAAAGAAGTCCTAAAAATAAAGTTACAGAGTGAAAATAGCTGTAGATATTAAATAAAAGATTTAATATCTAAAATTTAGAAATCGAGTTCGACATCATACTGAAAATGGTCTTGAGAGGTTCAAATAGTTGTGAAGGTGAAGGCATATTGAAAGGAGGTGATTGTGGTGGATTTAATGGTTTTAAACTTGTTTCCGGACTAAAGTAATTCTCAAATATTCCTTTTTCTAAATTGTTATCCAATCTAAATATCTCAATATTATTTTCTGTTTTTGATTCGTATCCTTGAAAAGGAGAATTTAAGAAAGTGTTAGATGGGGGAGAATTATCAAATCGTATATTTTCTAATACTATACTTTTCTTGTCATATTCATTGATAATATCAATCTTCAAGTAATCCTCGTCGAACTCAAAATGATTGTGTCTTCCTTCTTCAGCTATCCTAATTGCGATAATAATATCACTTATCTCAGGACGTCTTTCGGGTTCAATGGAAAGCATTGATTTTATAAGTTTTGTAAATACTGTATTTAGTTCTTGGTCAAATATAGTAACATTAGGAACTAAAGGTTCTATTGCTATTTTAGCCCTATAATCAGTCATACTTTCAAGTTGTCCATAAGGATGAGTATCAAAAAAGATGTTATAGAATAATATACCAAGAGACCATATTTCAGATTTGAATGTATAGGATTGCATATGTAGGATTTCGGGAGACATATATAAAGGAGTTCCGCATACAGTCTTAAACATATTGATTTGTTCTTTGAAAGTTTGAGAAAATCCAAAGTCACAAATCTTAACAGTAAGTGGTTCCTGTATAAGAATGTTTTGTGGTTTAATATCTCGATGTATAATCTTGTTATCTTTTAGGTATTGAAATCCTTCTAGTATTTGTTTGATTACACTTAGAATTTCAGTCTGATTTTTACTTTCTCGTTTTAACCATTCACTCAGGCTACCTCCGTTACAATATTCAGTTATTAGGAATAGTTTGTTTTTATCGAACTTATAATCATATAATTTCATTATGTTGTGGTGATTTATAGACTGAAGAATATTGATTTCTTTAATTGTCCTTGATTTCATTGAATCAGGAAGTTCGTCGAATGCTATTTTCTTGATAGCAACCTCTTGATTCCTAATTTTATGTATCCCGTAATATACTTTTGAACAAGAACCTGAACCTAATATTCTCTTGTGTATATAATAATTATTCCAAACAAAATATTCGTTCATTTATTTATTGAAATTTAAATTTAAATCAGTTCAATTTATTTATATAATTTCCTATTTCCAGTTTAATTTGATACGTAAATATACATATATAATTTATGGTCTAAAGCAGTTCAAATGAAAATGAAAATTCAGTTTTATAAAAAGTAAAAGTAAATGGGAATCAAGTCTAATTTTTTAAGTTTCTTAAAGACTAAAGCACCAGAGTCTTTTGAAGTAATTCATTTATCTGAATATGCCTTTAAAAAGGTTGCGATTGACGTATCTCTATATATGCATAAGTTCAAGGCTGTATGTGGAGATTCTTGGTTGATATCGTTTATTAATCTTGTAGCTTGTCTTCGTAAAAATGAGGTTCATTGTGTCTTTATTTACGATGGTCAAGCTCCAATTGAAAAACAAAAGGAACAAGAGAAGAGAAGAAATGTTAAGATGAATATGATACAACAGATTAAGGATATAGAGGAATCTATAGTCCAATACACTAGGACTGGTGTTGCTAATGATATTCTAATCGAGTTCAATTTGAAGGTAACATCTTTAAACAATAAGAGATTGTTAAAAAATCAACCTCAGGAAATCAATATAAAAGCTGTACGAGAAAAATTAAAAGTAAAAAAGAGTCAAATTATCAGTATTAATTCTAATGATTACGAACTAACAAGAGACTTATTCGATATATTACAAGTTCCTTATTATATAGCTTCAAATGAAGCTGAAAAGATGTGTTCTAAACTTTGTATTGATAAAGAGGTTGATGCTGTATTATCAGAGGACACAGATACACTAGCATATGGAACTCCTTTTTTCTTATCTAAAATAGATATTAGTAATTCAACTTGTGTTCGAGTTGATTATAACTCATTATTAGAAAATTTGGAGTTATCAAGTGAACAATTCTTGGATTTCTGTATACTATGTGGAACTGACTATAATAACAATATTCAGGGTGTTGGTTCTGTTTCATCTTTTAAGTTAATCAAGGCATTAGGAAGCTTGGAGGAAATAGAGATGAATACACAACATGACACTTCTATTTTGAACTATAAACGAGTACGAGAGTTATTTACAGATTTTAATTCTAATGATATAAAGTGTGATGTTCAGTATTGCGGTGAACCTGATTTTAACGTTCTCAAGAACTTTTTGAATAGTATTGAATTGAGGATTAACTATGAATACCTGAAAAAATGCTTCATTCGTGAGATTATTATTATGGAAGAAGAAGATGATGACGATGAAAAAGGAGTAATAGAAAAAAAGACAGAAGAGTAGTTTCGTTTTCAATTGTAATTAATATAATTGAAAACAATATTAATAAATATTAATCTATAATAAATGGCTAATTACAAAACAATTAGAGAGTATTATACCGAAAGCAAAAATCAACAAAAAGAAAGGAAACCAAACTATTCTATTCAACTTCAAACTCGATTACAATCTAAACAAGAATATTTAAAAAAGACACAAGAACTCAAACTAATATATGAAGAAAAAGAGCACGAAAGTACATCGGCTCCTGATGTTTTTGGACCCGCGTTCTGGTTTACATTACATAATGGTGCTTCAAAATATCCAGTTGAAGCTTCACCTATTCAAGCTGAAAAAATGAAGGGATTTATTAAGGGTATACCAATAATGCTTCCATGCGAAAAATGTTCAAGTCATGCTCAAACTTATATCGAGAGCAAAGATGATGAATTTGATGATATAGTATCAGGAAGGGAGAAACTATTCGTATTCTTTTGGGAGTTTCATAATTATGTCAATAGAAGATACAATAAACCAGAACCCACGTTAGAAGAAGTTAAGATGATGTTTATGGGAAAAGCTAAAGTTACATCTTTAAGATATTGAATATGATATTTTATATTGATTATCAATATAAAATAAAATGAATTTAATTAAAGCATTATATGAAAATTATAAATAATGAATTTTGAACAATATAATTTTAATATGGATAATTATAAATCTGATAACAAATCAGAAAGTAAAGCATCAAATCGACCTGATAAAACAATGAAATTTACAGATATGCAATTGAAAGCTTACAATTCAATTAGAAACGGCAAAAATGTATTTCTAACAGGTTCAGCGGGAACTGGAAAAACATCAGTTATTAAGTCATATGTTAAAGAATATAATTTCAAGAGGAAAATTGCTGTCACTTCTACAACAGGAACTTCAGCTCTGTTAGTTGGTGGAACTACATTGCATTCCTACTTGAAAATAGGATTAGGAAAAGAGAACCTATCAAGACTTTATAAGAAAATAACATCAAACAAAAACTGGACAAAAAGATGGAGAGACTTGTGTTGTCTGATTATAGACGAGATATCAATGCTTGACCCTGTTCTATTCGATAAACTAGAAAGCCTAGCAAAAATGATTAGAGGAAATTCAAAACCATTTGGAGGAATCCAACTCATTTTATCAGGAGATTTTCTACAATTACCTTGTGTCGGCACCGATAAGTTCTGCTTTGAAGCAACAAGTTGGAGTCAATGCATACATGATACTTACATCTTTACAGAAATCATAAGACAATCTGATAGCGAGTTTCAAAATTGCCTAAATTACCTTCGTTTTGGTGTTGTTAACGAAGAAGTCATTCGTACACTATCTCCTAGGATTGGAGCTGTATTAAATAACGAGTTCGACATTAAACCAACAAAACTATATGCAAGGAACTTTGAAGTAGACGAACTAAATGATATGGAACTAGATAGACTAGCTAAAGACGAACGAGAATTTTATGAATACACTATGGAAATTAAACAGATGAATGATATTGTATCAACAGACTTTATTAACAAGATAAAAAAGAATTGCAATGCGCCTGAAAATCTACAACTATGCATAGGCGCTCAAGTGATGCTTCTCATTAATCTTGACTTACAAATCGGACTGTGTAACGGTAGCAGAGGAATTGTAGTAGATTTTATAAATGATATTCCAATAGTTAAATTTTTGAACGGTATTGAACTACCAATTTCTCATTTCATTTGGGATATTGAAGACGGTGATGATATATGTTTGAGATTAACACAGATTCCTCTTAAGATTGCTTATGCAACAACTATTCACAAGAGTCAAGGTAGCAGTCTTGATTATGTCGAAATTGATTTGACTGATATTTTTGATTATGGACAAGCTTATGTAGCCCTTTCAAGAGTAAAGAAATTAGAAGGTTTAAGCATCATTGCTATTGATTACGATAAGATATTTGCCCATCCAGTTGCCGTACAATTTTATAAAAATACAATTCAAAATGAAACTCAATTATAGAATTATACAATAGCAGTCAATGGTATCCTTTTCATTCATAATAATATCTGTTGTATATGATGATTCGATACTATCTTTTTCTGAACTAAAATTTGAATTATCTGTATAATATACGAATTCAGGTGGATCTTCATACAAGAATGATTGTTCATTTGTTGAATAATATGGTTTTACACTCATTTATTAATATAATTTTTGAATTATATTAATGAAACTAATCAGACTCTTCTGAACTGCTTTGATATATAAGTTCTTTCAAATTCATTCTTGATTGTGACTGATTTTCTACTCTTCTTGAATCAACATTTGGCTTACTTGTATTTTTACTTTCTAATTGAAAGGGATCTTTATGTCTTTCGATATGTTGACTAAACGAAAATGGTTGAGAATATCTAGGTTCACTTCTAGGCTCACTTCTATGTTCGTTTCTAGGCTCACTTCTACTCTCGTTTCTAGGCTCACTTCTACTCTCGCTTCTAGGCTCACTTCTAGGCTCACTTCTACTCTCGCTTCTAGGCTCACTTCTAGGCTCACTTCTAGGCTCACTTCTAGGCTCACTTCTAGGCTCACTTCTAGGCTCACTTCTAGGCTCACTTCTAGGCTCACTTCTAGGCTCACTTCTAGGCTCACTTCTAGACTCTCTACGATGCTTTACTTTTGCTTTCTGGTCTTCCTCTTCATCAGAATCTGATGAATATAAGTTACGAGGTGATTTTGCAGTAACAGAATTAGAAAGAAATTGAGAAAGTTCAGGATACTTATTTCTTACACCTTCTGGATGAAGAAAAAACATATTTAACTTCTTTATAATTGTATTATCAGATTCAAACTCATATCCAATCTCTTTATTAGGTAAAATTTTACCTATTAATTCAAATGAATTTTCAAGTCTTAATAATAGAATGCTTTTCCGTCCTCTATCGTCCATTTGTTCTACCGAATAAGGTAGTTTATTTGTCCCATCAATAAGATAAATATCCCGTTTGAATCTTCTAGATATTACGGATAATAAAAAAGGATTTACTTTCGATTCTACAACAACCAATCTAGTTTTGAACTGTTGAAATAACTGTTTTTCAAACTCTTTAAAAAATGTAACCAAAAAGTTGTTAACAATATTGATGATATACTTTTTCTTTTCGATATCAATAGCCTTAAACTCTCTTGAATTATTGAGGATATTAATAATATTAGAGATGAAAATCTTACGATAATCTTCTAAAGATTCGTTTGCTGAGTCCCTGTTAGTCATCCTTAACGCGTCCTTAAAATTTGAGAAAGAAAGCAATTCAAAAATAGCTTCATATAATTCAAAATTAGAATCAATACGAAGTTTATTCATAACATTTTGAATTGCTTCCAGTTCGGGTTTTTTCTTTGTTTCTATATATTCATAAAAAGATGCAAGCGATAACATAATTTCAGAACTATAAGAAATAAGTTTATATTCAGAGTTGAGTTGCTCCCAATCGTCTTCTGGTACCTTTTTAGTTATGCTCTCAATGAACCGTTGTACCATATCATTTTTTTCATCTACTGAACTAGTAGAGTAGTCTTGAGCATAAGCTAGTAGCAACGAATGATAAAAGCTATTCTCCATATCAATACCAGTTCTTACCAATTCGTTAGTGTTTGAAAAAGGCGAGTTATAAAATACTGATTTACCGTTTGTAATTTTTCTTAAATTTGAAATACTCATTTTCCATTTAAAACTTTTCTTTTAAATTATTATTGGTTAAAGTATAATAAATGGACAAATTGAAGTCTTACTTAGTCGCTTATATCATCATATTTACAATTATTCAGAATGTAATTTTCTACGTTAGACAGAAACGCGGAGTCAATATAAAAATGGATGAAAGACTCGCTTTCAACGTACAAAATGCCGATTCGATAGAAAAACTCATCAAGGAAGAACTATTGGCCAAACTAAATCTATTAAAAACACCTACTACAATTAACGACCCCAACAAATTAAATTATGAAGATTGGATTAAGCGTAATCTTAAAGACCCCTTCATCAGGCATCCTACTGATGATTCAATGAAGTATTGGATGCAAATATGGCGTTATATTCCCAATACAGCAAATGAGAATTTCCAATTGAAAGTATATCCTGAAGATAGCTACGTTGACCATACTTGGAAAGATATGATAAATTTTAATAACCAAAGATTCATTTCTAATCATGTTGAGACTGATTCTCAATTGATTAAAAAATTCTTTCTTGCAGGGGAAACTCCATTCTCGATATTCAGGTTTTATTGGTATGACCCTGTATTCGACAAGATAGTAGAAAGAAAATCAATCGTTATGCAATATGATGATGGTTTAGGAAATAAAGGGACATTGTCATCAGGATATACAATTAAAAATATTACGAAAGATTATACATACAATCATTATAACGATACAAGTGGGAAACCACTTTATGTTGTTGGATTGATTTTTACTGTTGTAATAACCAGTATTATCTACTATTGTAACAGAACAAATGAGAAGCTAGCTTTCGTTAAATCTTTATTATTTTTTACCATATTGATGAGTTATATATCATACTATTTCAGCATATATGATGAGAACGGTACTTTTGAGATTGAAAAATCAAAGTTTGAAAACATCAATCAAGGTATCCTAAGTATGTCATTTATGACAGGTATAAGCATTTTCATTTTAACCGCGATGAAAAAGGAGAAGAAAGATTATCTATATAATGAGACTGCATTCCTTCTTGTAATCGTTATGGTCACTATTATTGGAAGTTTGGTTAAAAATAATTCATATATAACACCAGCAGAGATAACTGAAATTAGGTCGACAAAAGAATTCATGTTTAACTATTGTATCTTCGTCAACTTATTCATTATCATCAACTTCGGAATAAATGTATTTTTCTAAAGAGAAACACCGTTCAAATATTACGTGAAATTTTATATTGATTAACAATATAAAATATAATTATTCTTTATTCGCATTGAATCTGTTGTAATACATTCATACTCATACAATTGGTTTCCAGTATCATAGGAATACTGTTTTCCTTACAATAATTCAATAAGTAGACTAGAGAAGATATATCTGAACCCCATATATATCCAGTTCCCAATACTGAATGTCTATCTTTTTTTGAACCAAATGGTACTTCACTATCATTTAAATGAATCAGTGTTAAATTCTTCATTCCAATCTCATTGTCAAACTCAATAAACATTCTTTTTATTTCATCAATGCTTCTAAGGTCATAAAGACCTTCTCCCCATATATGAGCTGTATCAACACAAAAACCGACATTATTCAACTTTTCTTTATAAATCGAATTGTAAATCACTTTGAATTCTGAAAAGTTTTTACATAACTTTCTACCTTCACCAGCACAATTTTCTAAAAGCAACTTTGTTTTTCCCTTGAACTCAATCTTATTTATCGTTTTTGCGATAGTGTTTAATCCGACTACTCTGTCCGGATAACAACCAGGATGTATAACGACACCACTTGTCATTGAATTCAATCTCGAAATGGTAGATAATTCATACTGTAGTTCATTTAACATCAAAGTGGTTGTAGCATCAATTTTAGAATCACCATTCCAAGCTAAAGATGAAACGGAACCGTTAAGATTTGCTATATAGGGGAAATGAGTAAAGATATTCATAGGAAATCTATCTATCATTCGATTGCTTTCTTCTATATCATCATCAGATATTCTCTGTCGATTATAACTCTTTGGACTACCCATAAAGAACTGGGTTGAATAGGTTCCCATTTCTATCGCTATTCGTAGTGTATTGGAAATCTTCTTTTCAAAAGAAGTATGAATACCAACATCCCAATTTAAACTTTGAATTCTAATTTCATTTGTCATATTATTATTTGCCATATTTGTATTTAAAAATATAAATATTGCTATTTTCAATTTAGATTTCAATTGCTTCTAACTCGTTCTAATATGACTAATAATCTCGTCCTTACTCTTTTGAACTGTATAGTTGACTTGTTTGGTAAAGTAATCAATCAGGAAATATCCTGATAGCATCTTAGATAAGTCTGTCGATTGAACTACATTTGTCATTAAGAATGTATGATAACTTGTATTTGCACCACTATTTAAATTATACCTTTTCACTCGATTGATAAACTGTTGGTTCAATTTATATCGTACGTGTTCAGATGTCTGGTACATTCGTTTCCCACTAATAAATAGCCTTAAAACATCCTGTGTATCAACCATAAATTCTAAAGGCGGAGCCAATTGAGAATCATAGAATCTCAAATCAGTAGAATCAAAACCAATCAAGTCCTTTTGTTCGTTTGTTAATATTGGATTATAAATGATTTTGTTTATATGAGGGTTAAATAATACTCTATTTATATTGATTGTAGAACCATCATCCCATCTAACTACAGTTGAATCATACTTTTGAATTTTTGCAGCCTTTACAAAAGGATTCTTCAATGCATCAAATCTATTATTATTTATCAGGAATGTCCTATCACCTAAAGACGTTAAATCATTTTTTTTAAGTTCATTTGAATATTTAAACTGTGGTGAATATATTTTTGCTATTCCAAAATCATTAACTATAAACAGTTTACCGACATTAGGAACATAAAAGTCCATGCCATATATTGTGTATTTCCAATATCCTCCTGGATTGACATTGTAAATGAGTATATTTTGAGCCTTGATATCAGTATTGACTATCGAATAATAGTGTTGTAAAGCATGTATGCCAGCCATAATTTGAAACAAGGCAGAATCAAGGGCCTCTTCAGTTGGATTTGAAGAAAGCCATTCAACCATATCTCCACCTGTTGCTATTTCACTTACAGAAAATATACATTTAGCACTCTTAGTCGTGATTGTTTTTGCTCCGAAAGAACATCTATCACAAGTATATGAATCCATCATAATAGGTAAGTTTTGAGCTCTATTGTCTAATACCAATCTATTCATCAAATTTGCAATATGATATTCAGGTGAAATTGCAATTTTTAGTTGTCTTGCCATTTTGACTGCAAAATCAAACCGATTGTAAACATTAGTATTACTTACCTTATGTATCAAACTACCTAAAGATACCTCTCCAAAAGACCCTGAACCCAATGTTTTTTTAAAGGTAATATATTTTGATAATACATCTTTACATTGCTTTCCCTCTTCTGCCTTCTTAATTACCTTAAGGCTTTTTGATAAATTTAGAGCCAGATTTCTCCTTTGTTTTACATTTAGATAGATATCTTCAAGACTTAAATTATTCAAGATATTCATCGACAATTGTTTATTTCCAATATTGTGTTGAACTGCATAATCAGAAACACTAATCAATTTGTTTTTCACTGGAGTTGATAAAAGATTAATCAATTCAACTTCCCCTCTTCTTTTAATCCTAGCCAGTATATCAATATCACTTTTGGATTCCATTTTATATTATACAAACAAATAAAACTTAAAAAATAATACAGTAGTTATAAATGCAATTCCAACGAGACCGAGTTACACCTCAAGACCGAGAAGAATTTATCTATGAAACCTTAAAGCGTAAGATTTACAAGTTCCTTATGGTTCGAAACTTTGACGAAAATGATTACTTTGACATGGGTGCTTTCTTCAAGAAGTACAACTTACGGAAACAAGTTGATACAGATAGATATGTTACACGTATCCTTCAAGATGTAAGGAATTCAGGATGGAACTGTGGTACTTCATACTATAAATCAGGCTTGTTTATCTTTGGAGATAATCGACCTCCCAACTTCTTTCCAGATACAGATGAATTTTAAACTATAATAAAATAATTTATTATCGTTTGATTTAGAATAATCATATTCCTAATTTCTTTACCAATAAAGTTGAATGGTAATTTACATTTTATATTTTCAAGACTGACAACCAATTATGAATGCATACTATAGACGATTATTATTAATATTCTTATTAATAAATGAATTATTCTATTCTAAAAAATACTTGGACATGTAAGCCTTTTGAACCTGAAATTACAGAGGGATATGAACCTAAAGTTACTATGTCTCTTCCTGAATGGAAAGACTACATCGGTGATGGTAAAAATGTATTATATGGTTCTGCCATTATACCGAATGGCGCTGTAAATAACGGCGTTGAGAATGGTGCTGTATATAAAGGTCAAGTAGGACAGGTTAGCGGTGTTAACGGAGGAGGTGGTTGTAGTTGTAGGAGCATATTTTGAATCAAATAATAAATGCAATATAATTTTATATTGCATTTAAAGATTTCTATATAGTCGTTAAATAAAATGTCTTACGCTACATTAAGAACTCTCGCTCCCCCCGAGCAAAAGGTAGAAACTTCTATTCTACCTGAAATCACTTCAAATGCCGACCGTGAAAAATATTTGAATAACTACAAAGTAGTCGTAGTTGATAACTATGCAAGTTGGTGTGGACCTTGTAAAATGATTATTGGTCCTTTGAATGAACTATACAACAAATATCACCGAGAGGGTGTTTGCTGTATTGTTAAAGAGAACGCCGAACTCAGTTTACCAAATCAAAGACTTAAAGTGAAACCACAAGCAGTACCTTGCTTTCACTTCTATCTTAATGGAAATCTTGTAGATACTATTATGGGTGCCGATGTTCAAAGGGTAGAAGAAAATATCGTTCAATTGGTTTCTTCTAATTAAAATCAGTTCAAATTTGAATTTAATTAAATTCAAATTATATAAATGAATAACAATCTTTTGATGGAAGTCGGAGTCGTTTCTTTGGTAGGAGGAATCATTTCTCTTAGTTATTATTTTACTATTAAAAATAAACCTAAATTCAAACTTATTTAGACAAAAATCATTTTACAGTTTAATTTTTGAATTGTATCATAAATCTTTTGTAAACTGAATTTATCGCTATAGAGTTAGAATTCTATGCTTTATCATTTTCTCCCATGAATTATGAACTGATATGTGTTATATTTGATAAAGCATACGGTTGAGTATGAGTGTATTTAAATATATTATTAGTATCTATATCAATGGTAAAATAATTGTTTATTCATCTATAATAAATGAATAAAGATTTGCACGAATTTAAAAAAAAGCATACTTTCGAAATCAGATTACAACAAGCTCAAAACATAATGAATAAGTTTACATCTAGAATACCGGTTATAGTTGAAATTCATCCTTCATCTAGGCTTAGTATTCCTCCTCTTGATAAAAGTAAGTATTTAGTACCTCAAGAACTGAGTGTAGGACAATTCATTTATATACTGAGAAAAAGGATGAAATTGAACTCAGAACGAGCTATTTTTATATTCTTCGATAATCAACTACCTCCAACTTCAGAACCAATGAGTATTATATATGATAGATTCAAAGATAAAGATATGTTTTTGTATTCTTACATCTCGAGCGAAAATACTTTTGGATAAATTAAATTGCAAAACAATTTAATTTATTAGATTCTTAATTTACACCTGCGACCTTAACATTACCACGGAAATCCAATTCTTCAACCGCAGAACTGTATCTAGCAGTATTAAGTCCTTCATATCTACCATTTCTACCATTAGGTCCAGTAGGACCAGTAGGTCCGGTAGGTCCGGTAGGACCAGTAGGTCCGGTAGGTCCACAACAACTAGGACACCACATATTTTGCATGTTTTTATCGAACTGAGTTCTCTCAGGTCGAACACTATTGCAGTAATTCTGGTAATTTCTCATGCCTTGTTCCATATTATTTTGTTGATATTGATATGTTTCCATATTATTTTCTTCGTATTGATTTTCCATATTTTCTTCATATGGATTTTCCATATTTTCTTCATATGTTTCCATATTATTTTCTTCATATTCATTTGTTTCCATATTATTTTCTTCATATTCATATGTTTCCATTTATATATAGTAAATATTAAAAAAACAAATTCAAATATATTACTACAAACAGAAAGAAGAGATATCATTTATCAGATTTTGAATTTGATTTTAAATTCAAAACCACATATTTCAATTATTCATTAAAGACCGTTAGAATTCGACCAGACGGGTCACCTCCATGTTCAACCCACCTTGGTAACCAGTACTCATATACTGGTTGATAGGTTGGAAACTGTTCATCATATACCTTTTTGTAGTAATAAGCTTCCTTGCTTGGAAACCGATTCCTATATGGTTCATATTCATCATTTGTGATAATGGTATCGACATACTCCTGAATATGCTGATACCATTTCTTATCAAGACCAGAAACTCCATCAGACATGCCATCCTTTCGTCTCCATAACACATTATCAGGGAGAAATGAATCTACAAATGACGTTCTTAAAACGTGCTTTTCCATCTTTTGTTGTGGGGATTTAATGTCTCCAGGAATTGATAAACATAGTTTCACCATATTCTTATCCAAGAAGGGTACTCTCAATTCAAGACCATGAGATGATACACATCTATCAGCTCGTAATGCATCATACTCATACAGCCTATCAACCAAACGAAAACTCTCCTTTTCCAACTCTTCTGCAGACGGCGCATAATGAAAATAGAGATACCCACAAAATAACTCATCTGAACCTTCACCTGACAATATTACAATATCAGTACTATTCTTACTAATATATCGTGCTAACATCCACATTCCAACACTAGCACGAATAGTAGTAATATCATAACTTTCGATATCTCTAATCACTTCTGGAATACAAGCAATCCCTTCTTCTGGAGTAAATAACACTTCCGTATGAACTGTCCCCAAGAAATTAGAAACCTCTTTTGCATATCTTAAATCAATTGAACCTTCCATTCCAATTGAATAGGTTCGGACATTTTGAGGTCCTATCAGTTTACACAGGATACTGACAATAACAGAACTATCCAATCCTCCTGACAATAAACAAGCAACTGGTCTTTCCGACATTAATCTTAATTTTGTTGCTTCTGTTAAAGTTTCATATATTGTTTTACGTATTTCATTTACATTCAAAAAGCAAGGTGAAATATTATTAAACATATCTGCATATGTTTCTGTTACAATATTTCCTTTATAATACTCTCCAATTCCAGGATGAAAATGAACGACTTCTTTACAGAAACCAGTAAGCGCTCTTGCATATGAAGCAACAGCAAAATTGTTATCATTAGTAAATCCGTAGAAAAGAGGCCTGACACCAATACAATCTCGCGCAAAATACACTCTTTCACCATCAATTAATACAATTGCAAAATCTCCATTTAATAGTTCAATTGTTCTTGTGAAACCGAACATCTTATATAGATGTAATATACATTCACAATCACTTTTTGATTCGCATTGCAAACCGTAAGTCTCTTCGAGCTCACGATGATTATAAATTTCTCCATTACAAAGTAATCTGATATTTCCATCTCGAAAAGGTTGATTGCCCTTTGTAGTCATATCGTTAATAGTTAACCTACGAAATCCAAGAATCATTTGTCTATTCATAATCAAGGTACCACAATCGGGTCCTCGATTACTCAACATATCATAACTTTTCATTACCATATCAAGCTGGTTTTGTTCATTTTCGCAAAGTATAGTTAAAATTCCACACATTATTAATTTTAATACTATTTGATTCAGCCTTAAATTACAATATGAAATTGAATTTAAATAATAACTTAGTTGGATAATTAAATGACAACAATACTTATTTGCGAAGAATATGTTAAATCTACGGGATTAAAATGTAAATATAAGGTTAAATTAGTAAGGAGTGATGGGAAAAGAGTATGTGGGAGACATTCAAAAGAGGCTAAACAAGAGGCTAAATTGAAAATGATTGATTTATTTTCAGGAACAGGAGCATTCACATATGCGTTTGAGAATACAGGATTAGTTGATGTTGTATTTGCAAATGATATGAGTAAACATTCAGAAACTATATATAATAATAACTTCGGACATCAATTAACATGCGCTAATTTAAATGATATTGAAAACAATATGATTCCAAGTCACGATATTCTTGTCGGTGGATTTCCATGCCAACCGTTCTCTATAGCTGGTAATCAAGAAGGATTTAACGATGAAAGGTCAAATGTATTTTGGAAGATATTATCTATTATAGAACATCATAAACCAGCCTGTATCATATTGGAAAATGTAAAGAATTTAGTATCTCACGATAATGGAAATACGTTTAAAACAATATTAGAAAATCTAGAATCAAGAGGATATTCAGTATGCTATCGTATTTTGAACACATCACAATTGACTGGAATTCCACAGAATAGAGAAAGGATATACATAGTATGTATTAAATCAAAAGATGTATTTAATAAGTTCAGTATTGAATTTGAACAGAAAAAGAAAAAGAAAATAACTGAATTTTTGGAAGAGAATATTCAAAACAAATATTACTATACCAACAGTTCTAGTACTTGGGAACTACTATCGAATGCAGATATTAAAATAGGTACTGTATATCAATATCGACGTGTATATGTTCGAGAAAATAAGAGTAATGAATGCCCGACTCTAACTGCAAATATGGGTTCTGGTGGACATAACGTTCCTATAGTTAGAGATAATAAAGGAATTCGAAAGTTAACTCCAAGAGAATGTTTTAACTTTCAGGGGTTTCCATCAACTTATAATTTATCTGGATTATCAGATATGAATCTATATAAATTAGCTGGAAATGCAGTATCAGTTCCAATTGTTAGTTTAATAGCTAATCGATTAGTTCCTTTATTGATTAATAATTAAAATGGAGACCTCTTATCAAAAGTAAGAGGTAAATTAGAGTGTAAATGTTTTACATCAGATGGACCAATATCGTTTACTCCTTCTTCTGAATGGGATGAAATATACTTTCTTGACGCTAGATATATTGTTTATCGAGTTGAACTTAAATATGTGTCTGATGAATGGAAAAATATAAAGGTTAATAAGACACAAACATTTGACGACCAACGTAAGCAAGGAAGGAGACCGCGAATTAATTGGAATTCATTATATCTACAAATATCTCCCTATTGTAAAAAAATATTCGACGATGCTTTTGTTCTAATTTAAATTGTTATACAGTTTCAATTAGAAATAAGTAAAATTACAAATCAAACTGAATTGTAATTCAAAAATATGGTTCACTGTTCCACCCTAAAGTCTCAAACAACTCTTTTGTTATCTCATCGTGGAAACACTTCCTATCAGTTGTTTTTAATACTATAAAATCATCCTTATTACAAGGGAATTTATGTCTACGAAGAAGCTGATACAGAACGTGCTGTGAGTTAATAAAACTTTTCCTTTTGATATGCTTAATTGTGCTATATAACTCAGTTAGAACATTGAAATCATCTAGTAGTTGCTCTTCTAAATGACTTATATCAACTGACTTTACTCCTGTCATAACATAATGAATTAGATTTATGTTCTCATAATGACTTGAATAGTTAAGCTCTTTCAGAAATATGTGAATATGCTTTTTGGTTACCCTTGAAAATCGAATCTCTTTTGGAGTATTCTCATCACCTAATAGAAGATGATGTTGGAAAAACTCTCTTTCCAAATCTCTATATACATCAGGATGAACAGTATTATTCTGTTTGGCTTGATATTGATTAATACAATCTCTAAAGTGAACCTTTCGTATATAGATATACTTAGAAGCTATATTCACCCTGTCGATATCATTATAAGATGAATTATATTTGATGACAATTTGCTGATTAAAACAGACGTTACAAATGTAGATATTATTATCGATAATATCGAATAGATTACTATTTACATTTTCACAGTTCGAACATGATATTGAAAAAGATGTTTTTTCATCTTCCTTGTTTTCGACATTGCTTATATCGTAGTAGTTCCTAGCAACAGATAAGTATCGTGCTATTAGGTTTTTCTTTTCATCGTTACTCTTTTTAGGCTTGCCAATAAAGGTCAATTTTAGAGGTATCTTCAGAATCTCCTTGTAAGTTTCAATGATAGACAATGTTTCAAATAGATAGAAATTATAATCTCTTTTAATCTCTAAATTATGAATCTTATTGACAACTTGGTCTCTATTGGTCAATAAGATTTCTCTTAATCTTATATTTAAGTTGGGTGTTTCCAGTATCTTTAGTATGCCATTCAACCTGTCTTGGTATATAGGTATTTCATTGTAATCTCGCTCGAACTGTCTCCTTATATTGTCGTCTATGACCAGTATATCTATATCGTTAGAACACATATTTCTTTTTTTATCTTTTCATTTAAGCCCATTATTTTTTTTAAATAAATTTTTATTTAAAAATAATATCTTGTATATAATAAAATGTCCTTGACAACTTCAAACCTTACTTCTGGTTTTATCGACCTTGCTACCTTTGATGAAATTGAAAGATACCTTTACGGTACTCTCGAAGCTACAGCTTATTTCGTTCGCGAAACTAGAAAATCAACTTGGTTTACCCAAGTTCCAGTAGTACTTTCCAACTCTTCTGGAACTCCTCAATTCGGCCAAGATTGGTCTGTCAGCGTTTCACGTGCTGGTGATTATTTGCTTCATACTTGGTTGAGAGTTACCTTTCCTGCTGTTGGTAATTCAGCATATGCTCCTTCAGGATCATCATTGTTGGTTAGATGGTCTGCTAACTTGATGCACAATCTTATCAGAGAGTGTAACATTACCTTTAATGATTTGGTTGCCGCTCGTTTTGATAACTACCATCTTGACTTCTGGGCTGCGTTCACTGTTCCAGCCAACAAACAAGTAGGATATAACAATATGATTGGTAATGTGTCAACTCTTACTCTACCAACTAATCCAGGTGGAGCGCCTGCTCTCGGTGCTTCTGCAACTGGTCTTCCCGCAGCCACTTTGAATCTTCCTATTCCCCTCTTCTATACTCGTGATAGCGGTGTAGCTCTCCCAACCGCCGCTCTTCCTTACAATGAAATGAGAATTAACTTTTCTTTCCGTGACTGGACTGAACTTTTGATTCTTGAAAATCCCTCAGCTGGTGCTCTTGTTGATAAGAGAGTCCAGCCTTCAGTCAGCACCCACGTTGGTTCAGGCGCAGCTTTCCCCATTGCAACCGCACCAGTACTCTCAAATGTTGGTGTATGGGCTAACTATGCCATCGTCTCCAACGATGAAAGAAAGAGAATGGCCTGTGCTCCTCGTGATATCCTCATTGAACAAGTCCAAACCGCTCCTCGTCAAACATTCGCTCCTGTTACAAACAACCAGCCCAGTTACGATATTCGTTTCTCGCATGCCATCAAAGCTTTGTTCTTTGCAGCAAGAAACAGAACATTCGCTGGTGAATGGTCTATTTATGGTACTGCTTCTCCTCAATCATTGTCTGCTGGTGCTTGGTCAGTCAGACAAGACCAAGGTTATGACCCCATTGCTCAAACATCTCTCGTGTACGAGAATACTGCTCGTTTGTCACAGATGGGTTCTGATTACTTCTCACTTGTCAATCCTTGGTATCACGCTCCTTCTATTCCTGAGAAAACTGGTCTTCATTGCTACTCCTATTCTCTTGACTTCTACTGCCTTGACCCAATGGGTTCTACTAACTACGGTAAATTGACAAACGTCTCTATCCGTCCCGAAGCATCAGCCGCTGCTCAAGCTTCAGTAGCCGCTGCCTTGGCCCTAGGAACAACAGGTGACCTTCGTTTCAATCCTTTCCCTCAATCATACGACTTTATCGTAACTGTTATCAACAACAACATCATCAGAGTTTCTGGTGGTGCTCTTGGTTTCCCAGTACTTTAAACATTATCCTCTCCCTTATCATATGTTATATACGTTTTCGTATATAAAATATAAACTACAATTTCTCTTCTATTTCAACAGTAACTTACCCCCATAACTTACAATCATAACACATTGTAATATAATCGTAACGGTCCCATTCACATTCAATTCCACAATTAAAACATCTATCATACTCATCATCGACATATTCACGATAACAAGGCTTACAATAAGTCTTCGAGTATTCAATAAGACAATATTTTCCAGTATCAGAATAAACAGAATCTCTTCCCTTTTTCATTATAGTTCCATCCTTTATCTTCTCTCTAAATATCGTATCGTTATTTTTACAAGTCAAACATACATTGTTCATCTGGTCCATGCACTGAAAACATATTATCTTCTTATTGTGAATATAACGGTCAATATCGAGCTTACGATTACAACATTCACATAAATCAACATAATCTTCAACTGTTTCCTTTTTCTTCTTTTCACGCTTTTTCGTACCAAAATTTGGAAATGATAAAAACTCTGAAGAAGGAGTTGTATTTTCAGATTCAAAGTAATCATCAAGTCTCATATTATTCAACAATACTTTTGACCAAGACGAACAATCAGTTGAAATGCATATATCTCCACATGCATTATAATCGAAATTCAACTTGTCCGTAAACTTGGAAAATATATCATAATCATAATCATTATAATCATTCTTCGATTCCATTGGGTGTGACACTAATTATTGGTTATGATTGTTCGCAAATTCAATTTTGTAAATTTATCAGAAATAATTCACCTTGAACTCGAGCATAGAAATCATTTGAATTTAACAAACTTTAAACGATATACTTATAAGGCCCATCACCCTTTACTACAGTCTCTGATTTCAAAGGTTCAACATTAATTGGTACTCTTAGAGCATGAACCAACCAGAAGAATCTACCATTTCGACCATAAACCATAAACTTTCCATCTTCAACTTGACATGTATTATAATTAATTATTTTATTATTGTTATAAATTCCAGTAACTTGTACTGTAAATTGAGAGAACGACTTTGTATATTCAGGTAAAATAACTTCTACCGAATCATTATTTGTTATTTCTGATTGTCCTCTATAATACACTCCTGCTTCAGGTCCTTCCAAACACCCGTGAACTAAATACTTCTCTTTATCAAGAGGATGGTTAATAACAAATGTTTTTGAAGAATCAATATATACTTCTCCGCTTGATGAATTCCAACGTAATACTTTATCAGTACCACCAGATGCACCACTTCTAATTGGTTTTACAAAAAATGCACTTTGAGTGTTAGTTGTAAAAGGACTACCAAGTGCATTTAAAATAATTGAATTATCATGCTGATTTGCATATCCAGCTTGATAACCAATTGCGATTGAATTAATTCCTTGACCCGTATATCCAGCTTGATATCCTATAGCGACATTTTTAGTTTTTGAACCGGAAGCTCCTGCATAATAACCTATTGCCACAGACTCTGTGCCTAAACCAGAATATCCAGAACCATGACCAATAGCTACTGACTTTGTTTCAACTCCATAATAACCTGCTAAATTACCAATAGTTACTGTTTGTGTTTTCAAACCTGTACCATCCACACCAGCCTGATGACCTATACAAACATTACTTCCTGCATTATTTGATTTTCCTGCTTGATATCCTATCGCAACTGTATAGGTTGCATTATTTATATTTGCTTCTGCTCCAATAGATACACTATTAATTCCACCACCTGTATTTAACCCTATCGCAACAGAAGATGTTCCTACTGTACTAGCACCATATCCAATTGAAACTTGACCGGTTGAATCTGACGATATTATTCTTCTTGTTGTTATTGAAGTTCCTGCTGTTAAATTTGAAGTTATAATTGGTGATGTTGATATTTCTTCACCAGCAATTATATAATCGTTGTATACCGAAAATGACATTTATTAATAATATAATAAATAAATCTAATAATAAAATGTCATTTTCGGTATACAACGATAAGGTAACTTTATCTAATAGGTCTTCGACACTATTATTAAATACAACAACTGCAACAATATCAGATTCAATAACAACAAGAAGAATAATTATGGCAAAAACAGGACAAATTTCAATTGGAACTCTGACGACTCTTAATGAGGCAGAAAATTCTATATCAATTGGTTTGATGAGTCAAGGAGGAGGAGGTTTAAATAGTATATGTATTGGGAGAAATGTAAACTATAATAATGCACAAAATACAATTTGTATATCTTTCGGAGCAGGTCAAACAAATAACGGAGGAGATAATATTTGCATAGGGTATCAGACTGGTACAGATGGTAGTGGAGGAGGCGCGAAAAAATATTCAGTTTCGATTGGTGGCTCATATATTGGTTGTGGTGAAGGAACAGTTGCTATCGGACAAGATTGTTCTAAATATAGTCCAGCTAATAACTATTCAGTTTGTATTGGTAATAGTTCTGGTTTTACAGGTCAAGGAATTAATTCAATAGCAATTGGTTATCAAGCTGGATATACAAATCAAGGAATTAATTCAATTGCAATTGGGACTTACGCTGGAAATACAGTTCAGCATGTTAATTCAATTATTTTAAATGCTACTGGTAGTAATTTTACAACTAACATTCAAGGTGCATTTTTTGTAAAACCAATTAGATCTGTTGTCGGTGGTACAGATAATCTATTACTGTGGGGTGAAACAAGTGGAGAAATATTTCAAGATAATTCTGCGAAAACATTTATTATTAACCATCCTCTTGATAAAGAGAAGTATTTAGTTCACGGGTGTTTGGAAGGACCTGAAGCAGGAGTGTATTATAGAGGAGAATCAGAGATAACAAATAGCGAATCAGTTGAAGTTTCTCTTCCTAAGTATGTAAAATCATTTTCTGATTTTACAGTACAAATTTCACCCATATATAACGGCAATATCAACATCTATAACTCAAGTGAAGTTATAGAGGGTAAATTTAGAGTATACGGGAATAGTGGTAAGTTTTATTGGTTTGTCCATTGTTTAAGACAATCAGTTGATGTTGAACCATCAAAATCAGGAAAACAAGTAAACGGTGAAGGTCCCTACGTATATGTTAAATAAGAATCTCTTATTTCTTTTTTAGTAATTTATTAAAATCAGCTTTGAGTTCAACCATTCCAGTTCCGATATTTGCTCTTTTACCACAAATGATTGCCGATGATACACCTTCTGTTGGTTCAATAATACCAGCGGCGCCAGCGTTCAAGAAGTTATCTAGTGATTCTTCGAAGCTTGCTTTGCCCATAGGTCCACACTCGTCCTTCTTTAGTGTGTATCTAGTAATTGATGCAATTCCTCCTCCGTGAAGCATTCTGTCTACTAATAACTTTGTATGACAAGAATTGATTCCATCCATAATATTTGTAAACTCTTCAATTAGAAACTCCTTTACAGCTTCAATTCCGAGAACTTCATATATATCCCAAATATTATTGGACATCGTTCTTGTAAAATCTATATGGTCAAGAGAGAGTAATTTCTTGTATGCATTAAGTTTATTCGCATTCTTATTGGGTATGGCATTTGTCTCGATAAGCCACTCTTTGGTCTTATCATCTTGAGAATAAAAGATTTCCTCTATGCTTGAAATACCACATACATGAATTTCTGATACAGTTGTAACTACGCACTCTTCAAGATAAATTTCAACTGCGTTTTCTTTATTAATAAACATAATCCTATCTTCGGGTAAAGTAATGTCTGAAGTATCAACAAATATATGGATTTCACCTATTTGACAGGGAGAAAATACACAATGTAAGTCTGAAAATTCAGAGCTAATTACAGTTGCGATTTTCTCGATTGTAAGTTTATTTTCAAAAAGCTTACCCATATTTAGTTTGACAATTACACAGTTCTTGAAACGTGTAAATTCGTCGTTATAAAACACCTTGTAGACCTCGTACCAATCTTCTGGTTCTTTATTATATTCAACAGTGATTGATTTTGAAATGTCACTCAGGGTGAGACATGTAATGGTATGACCAACTACGTTCCGTAGGTTTTCTATTGAATCTCTTCCTTCATTAAAGTAAATTTTATGGTTCACCATCTTTGGATTTTTAGTTGCGTTGATTAGCTCTTGGAATCGGGGTACACCTGTAGTCATTGTCTTGTTTGAAATACCAGCAGAATGAAAAGTATTAAGACAAGTTTGAGTTTGTTTTTCGCCGATACTTTGCGCACATATGATACCTACACTTTCTCCTGCTTGAACTAGAGTATTGAAGTAGTTCCTTTCGATTTCTCCTTTTAGTTGGGGGATGATTTCAGTATAGACTTCTTGTCCTCTGAGTTGTTTTCTGAAACGTTCCTTATTGTTCTCGACGATAGACATCGCACTATCGAGGGGAATACCAACCTGTGGTTTAATAAAGTCAATAATAAATTCAATTTCTTCATTAGTTATGATATGAGTCATTTGGAATAGGCTGATTTTATGGTTTAAATTGTATTTTTTTCATTTTTATAATTTTTGATAGATACGGTAAAATTATGACTAATTTAAATTGAATTTATAAATTAATTTTTCCATAGATAAAGAATATGGAAAACAATAATAATATTAGAATCAATATCCGTGAACCATCTCATTTATATGGAGGCATCTGTGGTTGTAATAATTGTCTCAGAGATTTCAACAGACAAAATATGGAAGTTCAGATTCAGGTCATCTACAATGATGCTTTGAGAAACATTAGGATGAATGAACTGCTTAACAGCTTTAATTTCTTGGATAATTTTATGAACTACTTTCCAGATAATTCACAAGAAGATTTCATTAATTCTCTCTTTCAGCAAGCTTCCGCTAGTGAAGAACTTGAAAGAAATGATAAAATTAAGCTTGATGTTCAATCTCAACTTTTTTCAGAGTCAGAAAAGACATTCTCTAGTTGTTCAATTTGTTCTGATGATTATAAAGATGATGATACGGTATCAACTTTAAATTGTAAACATATCTTTCATAAAAATTGTATTGAAGAATGGGGGCATTATAATCCAGTTTGTCCAGTATGTAAAGCAAGTATTAAGACACAAACCAATTAAATTTTAAGTTGAATATAACTTAAAATTTTACTACACGTATTCATCCTTATTTTCGGTTATTGTATTTTTAACTTGAGTATCAATCACAATAGTTTTAATAATAGAATCACCTTCCGATTCACTATTTATCATTTCTAATATTTTATTGTCATCATTTCCTTTTGAATTTGGAGTTAAATTACTTATTCTATTCTTGATTCCAGAAAGTAAGTTATTGATTGGTGATGAACTCCTTATTTCCTTTTTGATTGTATTTCTCTTTATTATCATATCTTCTATTGGGACAAGCTTGTCTACTATGCTTCTATTAACAAGAACTGAATTTTCTACCAATTTACAATACATATTATATTTCTCTTCTAAGTATATTCTCCCTTTATCGACTCTATTAGTTCTATTTAACATTAATACCTTGAATATGTCAATAGATAATAGATAGAAATCTTTACTTATTTTCAATTCGCTTTCCATTGTATTTTGAATTGCTAGGAAGAGTTCAATCGAGTTTATAATGCCTATAATCAATCCTATTAAACACGTTATTACGCTTATTATTCCCTGTTCAAGATAAGGTTGCAAGCCAACTGAAAATACGGAAGTTATTCCAGATAGGATTATGGTTGGAAGTTTAAAGAACTTAAGACGACCTTTTGCATTATAGTAATTGCCTTTATGAAATTCACACATTGTAGTTGAATTTAGTCTGATTTTATCGAGAATCTCTTCAATATCAATTGACCAATCATTAACTTCTCCTACTAATTCAACCTTGTTTTCAAGGTCATTGCGAATCATTTATTATTTGAATATATCGTTCAAATTAATTAAATTTAAATTATTTATACTAATAAATGGAAAATTCTGATTCTCAAATTTTGAATCCAAGTTCAGGTCCAAGTTCAGAACCAAAACCAACTTTAGACAAAAATTTATTTGCAAATAAACCAGATTGTGGTTCAGTTGGTGATTGTGGACAATTAGGAATACATGGAAGTAATCTTACTTGTAGTAAAAAAGGATACTGTGAAAATTGTAGTGTTGATTCTGATTGTAATGGAGTTGATACTCCGCCTGGAAAATGCGTAAATAACGTATGTTCTTGTCTAACTAGTAGCGATTGTTCTTGTGAGGGAAATGACCCTTATGGTTGTGGTTATGATAAAAAGGGAAATTGTACGTGTTCTAAGGAACATAAAGGTTTGGCTGTGTTAAGGATTACTCCTGAAAAGAGAAAGAATATGTTAGTCATTCTTGTTATTGGACTCTTATTAATGTTATCATGGGTTGTATATGTAGTTAAATTTTCAGACTTTGATGAGGATAAAGCCAAGAAGTATATATTATATGGTTGTGGTTTAATGTTCCTTTTAACAGTAATTGCTGTTCTTGTTTCAGGTTCAACTTAAAATTTATATTTATTTTAGATTATAAAATAAATGCTGAAGTGTAAGTTATGTAATAAGAAAATCAGTATGATGCTAAAAGACTTATATGTCTGTAGATGTTCTAACTACTATTGTTCTGGTCATATTCATACTCATAGTTGTTCCTTCAATTACAAACAACTATTTGTAGAACAGAATAAAGAACTAGTTCAAATTAAACAGAAAAAGGTAGAAAAGATTTAAACGAAGCAACTCAATTTAAATACTTATATCAGAGTATAAATAATGATTCACTTTAATAATTTTATGGAAAACAAGACTGTTCTGCAATCCAACAATGAAGAGATAAGTAATATAAGCAGAAATGAGAATGAAAACTTTTATCGATATAAGATTGAATTTAGTCTGAAAACGGCTGATTTGAAATTAGTTTTAAATCAAAATCAGTATTATTATGACTATTTCATTCCTAATTCATTAGATAAGATAGATTGTATTGAACTTAATAATATATATTATTCAGAATTGTATATTAATGATTTATATTCTTGTTCTGTTGACAATGACCTTGAAATCATACTTTGTTCAACATACTCTGACTTCAATATCCGTTTTTACTTTTCTATAAACGAGTCATTACCAGAGACTGTAAACATAAGTTATAATGCATACCTTTTTCCATATCAATTCAAACTACAAATATCGGAAATTCCATTTCAAACAGATACACATACTTATACAGATGGTGTAGTTGATGTTTTATAATTATAAATTTTATATTGCTTTTCAATATAAAATTCAGTATATTTAGTTATAGTAATAGTAATATTTTTCAATTAGAAATAAGTTTCTATCTATAAATGACAGAAGATATGAAGTTAAGCGAACCTGAAAAAATAGAAGCATTTAAAGAAACTTACGATGCTCTTTATATCGAAGATTTATCAGATGAGAAAAAAGAAGAAATAAAAGAAACAGTAAATCCTGTATTAAAACAACTCATAGACCGCCTTCAATTTCCGAAAACATATAATGTAGATATAATTGAAGGACCTATAAGTTTCTATAAATTGATGCTCAATAGAAAATCATTCTATCTATTTGGTGAAAAACATAAAGATACCAGAGGCCATTGTTTACCAATGGATTCAATAAGTTTTTCAGAGTATATAAAGAGATTATCTGAAAATTCTCCTTCATTTTTTGACCTATATATTGAATTATCAATGTTTAGTTTTAGCAAGCCTAAAACAGAAGGAGACTTATCACATTATGATATTTCAGGCATTCAAACATCACAAGCCATTAGCGATACTCTTAGATATATGTTGTATTCACATCCAAATCATGATTTTATCACCATATTTACAGCTGTTCTCAATCAAAGAACAAGTACAGTAACATCAGCAAGTCAAATAATGAATGATATAACCAGAGATTTTTTAGAGTGTCTTCAACCTTCAACTCGTGAAGTTTTTAAATGTCAAAGAATGAGGATTCATAATATCAACGTTAGAACATCGTGGAATCCTGATGAAATTTATGATGATTTATATCTTATAGTAATACACAATATCCTAATTATGAATATTGATTTTGAATTGAAATTATCAGTATTAAGAAGGCTAGGAGATAAAGCAATTGAAGTATTATCCAATCTGATTGATACTGGAAAAATGACAGGAAAAAATATAATGGATATTACATTGACCAACAAATATGTTGATAAAGAACTAAGTAAAGTTGATGATAATATGAGAGTGAAAATCATTGATTTTTTTATTGATAAATATCAATCTCTATGCAATCTTACTGTAGATTATAAGATTGGAAAACTCATTTCTTATATGAAGGAATCAAGACATATTCCGTTTGTACTTCCTGAATACTTTGAACCTGTTGTAGCTTTATTAATGAATATCAGTTCATTATCAGTCGATATGTATTGTTTATCTCGTGTATTCAAAAGATATAACTCTAGAATTGTTGGTAATCGACCTTTAGAAAGCTCGAATATATTCATTTATGCAGGTGATAGACATATTGAAATATGTAGAGAATTTTTAAAACATATAGGTTCTCTTGAAACCTATAGCTACCAAAATCCCAAACAAAAAAGTTGTGTAAGTATAAGGGATAATCTCCTTACAACGGAAAAGTATCGTGAAACCGAATTACTATTACAAGAACTAATGAATCATTCTAGAAAACAATCTGAAAAGAATACAATATTATCTTTACAACTAATCGGTATTGTTAATTCGTATAAAATAGAGCTAATAGAATTAATGAAATTACACTATGGTTTGGAAATGGGAGATAGAGAATATATTGATAAGATAGAACAACTGAAGCGAGATGTAGTAAAATCATATGAACAAGCTATAAGAAATGAACCTCTTTCTATTAACGATATCGATGATGATTTTTTTGATGATATTCCAGATACAGAACAAACTGAATACGAACCACCTTCAATACTAGAAAATGAACCTCTTTCTATTAACGATATTGATGATGATTTTTTTGATGATATTCCAGATACAGAACAAACCGAATATGAACCACCTTCAATACTAGAAAATGAACCTCTTTCTATTAACGATATTGATGATGATTTTTTTGATGATATTCCAGATACAGAACAAACCGAATATGAACAACAACCATCAACTAAAAAATCATTCTGGGATGCAGTAGGTAACTACTAAATAGTAAGTTCTGTTTGAATTTCAAACGATAAATATATTAAAATTTAACTTTAAATACAGTTAAAATTTAAAATGAAAACTACAAACTTAATTTAACTATAAATCAGAATTATCAAAATGGCTTCATCCAAGAAATATATTAAGAAAGACCCTATTGAACATATTATGCTTCGTCCTGATATGTATATCGGCTCGACAACGATTAAAAAATCAGAAGAATACATTGCTGAAAAAGTAGATGGTAAATATAGAATCTACAAAAAAGAGATTTCGGTTTCACCTGGAATTATGCGTGTTTTTATCGAGGCATTATCAAACGCGATTGATAATGTTGTAAGAAGCAAAACCACAAAAACAAAATGCACCAAGATTAAAGTTGACTTTGACAGAGAAACTGGTTTGACATCAATTTTGAACGACGGTGATGTTATTCCTATTGAATTGAATGAAGATAATCGATGCTATAATCACTCTCTCATTTTCGGTCATCTTTTAACCGGTTCAAATTATGACGATACCGAAGATAGATTTACAAGCGGTAAAAATGGTCTTGGTGTTAAACTCCTCAATGTCTTCTCGTCTCAGTTTAATGTTGAAGGGTTAGACCCTCAAAATGGTAAAATCCTAAAACAAACATGGGTCAATAATATGAGGTCGACAGAAGGACCTGTTATCACTAATACTAAAATTAAGAAAGGTTATACTAAAATCAGTTGGATTCCAGACTTTACTCTTTTCAAAATTGAAAAATATACTGATGATATTATTAGTCTATATACTCGTTACGTTATCGATTCGGCGATGTTGACTAAAATCAATGTATATATCAACGAAGACCTGATTCCTGTTAGCAGTTTACAAACATACGCGTCTATATACTCTTCTCCGAGTGAAGAATCTCTAGCTATAAAAATACCAAATTCTGAAGTTGTATTATGCACTTCTGATGACGACTTTCAACATATCTCTTTCGTAAATGGTATATCAACAAAGCTCGGAGGAGTTCATGTTGATGCTTGGTCAGAAGCTATTTTCAGACCTATAGTTGATAAATTCAACGGAACAAAATCAAAAGCACCTAAAATCAATATCAATGATGTGAAACAGTTTTTTAAACTGTTTGTGAATTCAACAGTAGTTCGACCTGAATTTGATGGTCAAAGTAAAAATAAGCTTGAATCTCCTACTGTAGAAGCAGATATAAAGAAGACCCAAATTAGTGCCATATGCAAATGGTCAATTATGAGTAAGATTGAAGATATCATTCGTTCAAAGGAGTTTTCAGTCTTGAAAAAATCAGAAAGTAAAAGAAAGAAAATAATCAAGATAGATGGTCTCGACCATGCTAATCTCGCCGGTTCAAAGTACGCAAATGAGTGTACTCTAATCATTTGTGAAGGACTATCGGCAAAAACATATGCTGTTGCAGGCATCCAAAAAGGAGTATATGGTAAAGCAGGAAGAGACTGGTTTGGTATCTACCCATTAACAGGAAAGTTGATGAATGTGAGAAATTTTACACCAACATCAATTGCTTCTAATAAGGTTATTACCAATCTAATTCAAACCATCGGTCTCCGTTATGATACAAACTATTTAGATGAAGCAAATTACAACTCATTGAATTATGGTAAGATTATGGTAATGACGGATGCTGATGTAGACGGATGTCATATTGAAGGATTACTCATTAATTTCTTTCATTATCTATTTCCAAGCTTATTACAACGAGAAAAACCATTTTTGGTAAGCATGAAAACTCCTATCGTTCGAGTCTTTATTCCAAAGGGAGAAGATATATTATTTTATGATGAGAAACGATTTCAAAAGTGGTTTTCAGAACAAAACAAGAAGGTAAAAACAAAGTATTACAAAGGGTTGGGAACAACTCGACCTGAAGATGTTCCTGATACTTTTGGATTGAAGATGGTCGAATATATAAAGGATAACGATATTGATACCAATATGAGCAAAGTCTTTAGTAAAAAAGAATCAGATATGAGAAAGGAATGGCTTTCTGACTATTCGATTGAAAACCATATTTTCTCTCTTGATGACCAACCTGAAATATCACATATGGAATTGTCTTCTTTTATCAATGGTGAATTGATTAAGTTTTCGATAGCCGATTGTGGTAGAAGTATTCCAAACTTTATCGATGGCTTGAAAGAATCTCAGAGAAAGATTTTATATGCAGTTAAGAAAAGAAACTTGAGATATTCAGGTCAGTCTCTAAAGGTAGCTCAATTATCTGGTTATACAGCAGAACATTCGAACTATCATCATGGAGAACAGAACTTATGTGATACTATTATAGGACTGGCAAATGAGTTTCCAGGAACCAATAACATTCCTCTTTTATATAGAGATGGCATGTTTGGAACTCGACTTGAAGGTGGTTCTGATGCAGCAAGTCCTCGTTATATTTATACAAAGATGGAGTATTTGACAGAGTATATTTTTAGAGAGGAAGATGAGGCTTTATTGACCCAAGTCAGTGATGATGGTGATTTAGTTCAACCAGAATTCTATATTCCTATCTTGCCTATGATATTGGTAAATGGTTGTAATGCAGGAATCGGTACAGGTTGGTCTTGTAACATTCCTTGTTTTAATCCCATTGAAATCATCGATGGTATTAAAGATTGGTTGAACAACAATACATCGGAAGATACAGGCGAGAGAAAAGAAAATGTATCAGTTCTTCCTACATTAATTCCTTGGTATCGTGGATTCAAGGGAACAATCGAAGCTGATGAATCAAAAGTTAAAAGATATATTACAAAAGGAATCATCGAGGAAAATAAGAATGGATTTGAAGTATCAGAACTTCCTATCAATATGTGGACTAATAAGTTCAAGGAATTTTGTGAAGATTTACAAGAAGAAAAGAAACTGAAAACAATGAAAAACTATTCAACTCCAAATGATGTCAAGTTTATTATTACGAATGGAAATGAGTTTGAATGTTCAATTGAAAATCTAAAATTACATAGTTACCTATACACTTCGAATATGGTATTGTTTGATGATAAAAATAAGATAAAGAAGTATGATTCAGTCTATGAAATCCTGAATAATTTTTGTGTTGTTCGATATAAATACTATCATCTTCGTAAAGAATATCAACTAAGACAGCTTGGAGTCGAATTGAAAATGCTTCAAAATAAGGAACGATTTGTTAGTGAGGTGATGGATGATACTTTGGATATAATGAAGAAAAAAGAGATAGTAATCATCCAGAATCTCAAGACAAGAAACTATGATGAGGATTTGAAGAGAGAAAATGGAGGATATGAATATCTCCTTGGAATGCAAGTTCGAAGTTTCACTGAAGAGAAGGTAATCACATTAAGAAATGAGATTCAAACTCTTATTGGTAAAATTGAAACATTAACAAATATAACCGAAAAACAACTTTGGATTAATGACCTTGATGAATTCAAAGCTAAATATGATGAATGGCTTGTTGTAATGAATGAAGCAGAAAAACCAAAAGGAAAGAAAAAGACAGTAATTCAGGTTAAAAAACGAGTTGAAAAAGTAATAACCGAAATTAAACCTACAATCAGAAAAGCAAGAGTCAATAAATAAAGTGTAAAATTTTAAATTGTACGTCAATATAAAATTTGCAGTTAGAGTATCATCAAATCAGTAATAATTATCGATATTAAAAATATTTTTGTAAATAAATGACTCAAAAACAATTTGATGATGAAAATAAGGAAGAATTTTGTGGTGCATGTCTGACTGTTCCTTTGGCTTTTGCAGCAGGAGGAGGTGGTATTGCCGGTTCAAGTACATTTGTCAATAAAAAAAATAAAAAAATGAAAAATGTATTGTTTGTAGTTGGAATTGTAATTGCTTTTTTATCAATATCTTATTCTGTTTATGTTTTATACAAACAACGAACAACAACCGGATTAGCAGTTTGTAGTCAATAAAGACCTTAAAAACTTTGAGGCTTTAACCTAAATTTTCTTTTAGTATATTCTAAACTCTGTTTAACTGTAGGTAAATTCCATAATACCCATAAACTCCAGAAACCTGCCGTTGTCGGGTCCTTCCAGTTTTCTCTCTTCTTATGTCTATTGATGTATCGTTGCTTTCTTTCCTTATCCTTATGCTTCGTATAATCGCTCATTCCAGAAGCTCCAAATTGAACCTTTTTTATCCTTCCAGACTCACTGATAACATACACTTTATATTTTTTTGTTAAGTTATCAGGGGGATATAACGTATATGTCTTTGGCATTTATTATACTATAATACAATTAATATTTAAAATGATTTCAAAATATATTCAAAATTCATATTGACAAACAATATGAATTTGATAACTTTTTATATTATTCTTATGATGATCGGAATTAATATTACAGAACAACTTGAAAATTCAATCATCAATCTATTGAATGAAGACGAGGTATATTTATATAAATTCGTACTTAGTTTCATATTACAAACTATCATAATCATCCTTGCTTACGACTTCAATATTCTCGAATATATGAGGATAATGTATTTTATGATGATTATAATCATTATTTTAACTGTATTTCCCCCTGTTTTCTACCATTTTATAGAAATCAATATAGTAAATCTGTCAATAGAATTACAAAATATCACCTTATAAAGTTATTATTCTCAATTGAATTACAACTTAAAATTTATTCAAACATCTCCTTCATCTCAATTATCCAAAACGGAATTTCACGACTATTATACTTCCCTTTCCAACTCAATATTTTTGTTTTTGCAAAGAAGTAATAAGCACGATAAGATTCAATAGTATTATCGATGCTTCTTTCTGAGAGCTTACAATCCGAAGATTTATACATATCGGGCATCGCTTGAAGAGGAGGACTAAAGGATAAAATAGGTATGTCAGGAATATTAATATGCAATAATTCCAGCTCTATTTGAGACTTATGTACCTTACCATAACGATAAGTATATTCCTTGCATAACTCAAGACCCAATTGAGATAACCATCTGTAATTCTCAACTGAATGACGAGTCCAAATAGAACTTGGATGTTTCTGATGAGTCAGCTTATACATTGGAGTATAAACCGAACAATTAGTCATATGATGAGCAGAAGACAATAATTGAGCTGTCTCCAATATCATCTTGATAACATGTTTATCTAAATGCATCTGAGCACAAATCTCAGGTAGCAAATGAAGAAAAAAGATATTCATTTTATATATGGTTGGTGTTCATAATTGTATTTTTACAATTATAAACAAAGTCAATTTTTTATTCATTCTACAGTCCCATCGCCTGATTTATTATATTCCTAATCTCTTGTAAATTATCATTGTAATTCATCCTGTGTTTCTTCCATTCAGTTGCCAATTCTCGAGTAATTTCAAGAGGACTCATATCTGGATATTTCTCTTTTATCTTCATCCTATTCTCATTACAATACTGAATAAATTCAGGGTCTTCCGTTGACTTCGATTCAACCTTCTTTGCTCTTGTAATCTTCTTCGTCTTTGGTATTTCATCTTTAATCTTTTTTGCCTTTTTCTCTTTAACCACAACCTGCTTTCCTTCATTCGAGACGTTTACCTCTTTAACAACAACCGGCTTTCCTTCGTTCGAGACGTTTACCTCTTTAACAACAACCGGCTTTCCTTCGTTCGAGACGTTTACCTCTTTAACCACAGCCTGATTTCCTTCATTCGAGACGTTTACCTCTTTAATCACAGCCTGCTTTCCTTCATTCGAGACGTTTACCTCTTTAACCACAGCCTGCTTTCCTTCGTTCACCACTTTAACAACCTCCTGCTTTTTCTCCTCTTGAATATTTTTTCCTTTGACCTTATATATTTTCCATAATCTAGCAAGCTCTCGAGTAATATCAATTCCCTTCAATTCTGGATTCCTATCTTTTAATTCCTGACGACGTTCACGGCAAAATTTAACATATGCAGAAGGCTCCTTTTCAACCGAATCTTTTGTGACAACCACCACTTCCACCTTCTCTCCAAACATTTCACCAAATTCTCCCTTCTTCGATAACCATAATCTCCTGAAATCAGCAATGTTCATATCGTCACCGATACTATTAATCATACTCATAACATAATCATTCACTTGCTCGAAAGATGGCATGCTCTAAAATATAGTCGAAAAATATATAGAATTCAATTTATATACCATTCGAGTTGATATTCGAGTTGAAAAAAATGATTTTTTAAGACTGTGATAAAAAAATACACCCGCAAGCGTTATGAATTCACAATCAGAAATGAATATTTATGATTATTCGGACTCCTGCTCTGCTATCTGTGGCTTCTCTCATTTCACAGATGATAAGGAGTTTAAGTATGGAAATGACGGAGATATCTGTATCTCAACTGACTCTTCAACTTGGGCTAAAAAGCTATTGAACAACATGAGACTCGATGATTACCTCCGGTCGGAATCGTTTGTTCCTCCACCTGAATTGACTTTTCCAAATTTTGGAACTCGAGATAAACCAAAGAAGGGTGTAAAAGAGTCGGTAGGTAATTATATTGAATCTTGTGAATTATGCCAAGACTCTCTTGAAAAGGGTGCTCATCGATTGGTCAACGCAGATAAACTGGTCTGCTTTGATTGTTTCGATTATGTGAATAATAAATCTCATATGTGCTTTTTTTGTAAATGTAAACCAACTCATTATTATACAATGTTTCTCGATGGTTCACTTGACCTAACCGAGCAATTTCATTACGAGAACAATTATTGCAAAGATTGTATTGGAAAATTATTTCAGACACGACGTCCGAATTATTATCTCTTTGGGCAATACATTTTAAACCAATACGAAGACCAACCATACGAGCAAGACGAACAAGAAGAATACCAATATGAATATCAAGAAGACGAACAAGAAGATGTTTGTTTGGCATGTGGACATTATAATGTTGATGGTGGTATCTGCTACTATTGCCGGGTAGAACGTTTTTAATTTAATCTAATATTCCAATCAATAAAGTTATAATACCGAAAGGTATTACAACATGCTAATCGTAAGTGTCGAGTTATACTCACTTTCTCAAACGGCTTTCAAACGGAAAAAATTGAGTTATTAAAAAATAGGGAAGAAAAATCAGGTCCATCCATGAATAACTATCAGAATCATTCTATGACTATTGAACAAGCTATGATATTCCAACAAGAAATAGCTATGAAAGAAGTAGTGAAATATTTGAGAGAACAAGAAGCTCGAGAAGCGGGAGAAAGAGAGGCCCGTGAACGAGTCTTGAGGGAACATCAAGCTCAAGAAAGGAAACAACAAGAAGCCCGTGAACAAGTCTTACGGCAACGGGAAATTCTTGAACGTGGATATCAAGAAGCCCGTGAACAAACTATGAGAGAATGGAAGGAACGAGCACAAAGGGAAGAAGAAGAACTTGAATGTGAAATAATGGAAGAAGAAGAACTGGACCAAAGAAGAAGAGAAATTGAAGCACGAACAAGGAGAGAAGAAGAAGAAAAGATGAAACTGGAATTAGAAGAACAAGCAAGGAGAGAAAAAGAAATGAAACTTGAAGCAGAAATAACGTTTCTACTGAGAATAGAACAAGAAATGAAACAAGAAGTTGAACTGGAGCAAGAGGAGATGAATGAACAAATCAACATACAAGAAGAACTCGAAGAAGCTATCGCTGAAGAAGGACTTGATTACAAATTGCAAATTATTGATTTACAAGCAATGGTATTTCGAATGCAACGACAGATTGAAAAGCAGTCCTATATTATTTCGTCTTTAAGAAATTATATAATGTAATAAAATTTTATATGTATAACATATAAAATTCAGATGAAGTTGAGTTCAGTAATTAAACATGAGAACTTATATTGTAGTTACTATCAGTTTTCAGTAGTTAGTTTCACCTCTTATCAGTTTTCGATTTCACCTACCAAACCAAAAAAAAATTGAGTTATTAAAAAATAGGGAAGAAAAGTCAGTGTCCATGTCAAACGAAACCAAGCAAAATAATATGATTATTGGAGAGGTTAATATGACTAATCAATCGGCTACTCCTATTATGGATGCGTTGTTGGCTCGAATTGCCAACGCATCAAAGGATGCACCAAATGTGTTGGCTCGAATTACAAATGCATCAAAGGATGTACCAAAGTCTAAACCACCCCAGAAGATAAAAAAGATACAGAAGAATGTTCTTTCTATTCTCCCTTCTGTTTTTCCCGATATGGATTGTGACATATGCGGTGATGAATACACCATGAAAAATAGTATTACTTGCCCTTTCTGTAAATTTAGATGTTGCAAAAAGTGCTTTGATACTTATTTGATGACTACTCCTGGAGATACCAATTGCATGAGTTGTAAGCAGGTCTATGACCTAGATACAGTTTGGAAACTGTGCAATAAGACCACTTACAAGAAATACACGGACTACAGGTTTGAACAGCTAGTACAAAAGGAGAAATCATTATTCCAAGAAAGTTTAATCGAGATTGAGCAAGATAATCTCGTAAAAAAGTCGACAAGGATTATGGGTTTACAGCTGAAATTTATCTTATTTCAAGGCATGATGGAGAAGATGCAAAACACTGTGTTGGACATGCACAATATTGACCAAGAAATTACCAAGAATATGCTTTCTTCTATTGGGTTATCATTTGAAGTGATGAAAAATATGCGGATTAATCAAGATATGAAGGAAGTTCGAAAGGAAGTAGATTTGGTTTACCTAAATGCTCGAAATGAGATGACTGGAGAACAAAAGAAGGAAGAACTGAAAAAGAATACATTTATCAAGCATTGTTCAGTTTCAAATTGTAAGGGTACTCTCAATAATAGATGGTATTGCCGTTTATGTGAGACACCCCATTGCAATAAGTGTGGAGAGCTCAAGACCAAGACTACAACTACTCGAGAAAACGACGGTGAAAGAAAAGACGGCGATGAAGGAGAAGCAGGGGCTGAAGCAGGGGAAGACGGACATGTTTGTGACCCTAATTTAGTTCAAAATCTCGAGGAAATCAAGAAGAATAGCAAGCCTTGTCCAAAGTGTGGAGTTGCTATATTTAAGACAGAGGGATGTGACCAGATGTTCTGTATAGTCTGTCATACGGCCTTTAGTTGGACTACTTTGAACATCGAGACCGGAAGAATTCACAATCCTCACTATTACGAGATTTTGAGGAAAAATGATAAAATCAGGAGAGAGGAAGGAGATATTAGACCCTGTGATGAACTGATAACATGGAGTCCAATTTTTGCTTTTGTCGAAGGTCATTTACCCAAGGAAGATAGGAAAAAGTTTGAAGATACTTTCAGGTTTGTAATGGAACTACAAGAAGAGTATAATCCGGTACATTATACTTTTACTAACCGAACATTTGCAGAGCTCAGGAAAAAATTCATCAACAATAATATTACCGAAACAGACTACAGACGACTTATGAAATTGAAACACAACAAATATGTTAAGAAGCTCGAAATCTGCCAAGTTTTGAACATCACCAAAATCGCCTTATCAGAGGAACTGAAGAAAGTCATCAGGACTGAAAACGGCGCGTTTATGACGAGGCTTACACCGAGAGATTATATCGAGACTACTCTTCTCTCATATCAACATAATGTAGAGCAAGTAATCAACAATACAAACAATATTTTGTCAGAGATTGGAGAAAAATATGCATCTCGACAACGTGTTTATTTTGATAACAAAAAGAACGTTTGGAATGTTTCGAAGGCGATTTAAATGGTTATATTCAAGTATAGTTCAAGTATAATAAATTGTAATACCATATGTATCATATGGCATTATTGTCAAGTTCAAATCAAATTGAAATTCTCTCAATTTAATTTTAATCTTTAAGATGTCACTTATTAAAAAAGTAGATGAATACATTATGACTATTATCGATAATAGCTCTAGCATCTCTGAATTCAAGAGATTATGGACCGAAAAGCAACAGGAAACACGGGGTATATTAGAAGAGAGTAATGATTCTAAAGAAAAGATTAGAGGAAAGAAAATGGATACTAAAGTTACGCTCGAAAAACAAAGAAAAAACGAGCTTATACAATTTTGTAAAAGTAATAATATCAAATCTTATTCAGGATTAAATAAGGCTGAATTGATTCGGTTAATAGAAGAATCAGGTGGTGAGTCTAAATCGGAAAACAAATTGGAACTAACACATATTCCAAAACCTATATTAAAATGGGTTGGAGGAAAGTCTCAAATTTTAAATAAACTTCTGCCTTCTTTTCCAACGGAAATCAACAATTATCACGAGATATTCGTTGGAGGAGGCAGTGTTCTTATAGCCCTACTATCATATATAAGACAAGGCATTATCAAAGTAAAAGGTGCTATCAAAGCATATGATTTAAACGAAACCCTAATATATGTCTATAAAAATATACAAACAAATCACGAAGAACTATACAGAACAATCAGAACAATCATAGATGAATATAATCTATGTACCGGTTCAATTGTAGACAGGAAATCAAAGACAATTGAAGAAGCAAAAACATCGAAAGAAAGTTATTACTACTGGATTCGAAATCAATACAATAAGAATAATGATAAAAAAACGATATTGGCTTCCTCTCAATTTATCTTTCTCAATAAAACTTGTTTCAGGGGGCTTTATAGAGAGGGAAGTAACGGATTTAATGTACCCTACGGACATTATGATAATCCCGAAATCATAAACAAGAGTCATCTAGACGAAATTCAATCTCTTATTCAACCTGTAATTTTTGAATGTTGTGATTTTGAAATATCAGTATCTACAATTAGAGATAATGATTTCGTCTATTTCGACCCTCCTTATGCACCTGAAAATTCAACATCGTTCGTATGTTATAATAAGACTGGATTCAATATTGAAAATCATAATAAACTATTTGAACTGATTAAACGATTGAATAATAAGTTTATGATGAGCAATGCAGATGTAAGCTTAGTCAGAGAAAACTTTAGTGATACTGACTATAATATTGAATCGATATTATGTAAACGGTCTATCAACTCGAAAAATCCAAACGCGAAGGCAAATGAAGTCATTATAAAGAACTACTAATTTCAGTTATAATACAATGTGTATTATAATTAATGTAACTAAAATTGCGAATCCCGAAACAACTCAAAAGTATACTGTAAAACGATTTCTTTATGAACACAACTTTATAATTTTTAAACGTATGAACAGTTTAAAATTTGATAAGAACATGATTTGAGGAACGACCCTCTCTCATATGGCAATAGGTCAAATTTGAATTGAATTATTTAAATTTATTTTGCATTAATAAATGACAACAGAAACACTAAAAAATATTCTATATTCATTCGTAATTCTATTTATTACACTGATTATCTATACTTTTTATACAGTTTATCATGGTGAGTCAACTGTGCTTACAAAATTTTTTGCAGTTATTGCTGGTGTATCCGCAATAGCAGTTTCTATTAATCTTATTGTTAATACATATGTTCAAATGAGAGATATATATGATAGAAATCAGATGAATATGCTAAAAAATTCAGACTATTGGTCGAATATATATAAGATATGTTCTGAAAATTATCCTTATTCCAGTCGTATTTTCCAAGAGATTGCACAAAATGATTCTATATTAAAACTACCAGAAAACATATCTCCTACCAATCTAAAAAAATATGAAAATGATCCAGAATTTATTGAAAAACGTTTGGGTATAGAATTTTACATATCAGCTATGTGCGTACAAGTAATGGAAAATTTCCTCATTTTTGGAAAATATGATCAAGGTGGTTCATATCCTTGGATAGTTACTTATCTCTGGTGGTTAAGGAGTCCGGTCATAGTCAAGTATTGGAGATCGTTTAGTAGTAGTTATGGACCGAATACAATAGAATTTGTAGATAGTTTAATTGAAGTCTCACAACAAATGCCAAAAACAAAGAAAGTTGACGAACTACAGGAATTTGTTAATAAAGTTAAATTTAGTTACATAGAATAATTAAATTTTCAAGCTGAAAATGGAACTATTATAAGGTGACTAAATTGAATTTTAATAAATCGACACATGAAAAATCAGCACATATTACAATGAATCCTATTGCAAATCCCGAAACTATCCCTATGACTACAACTCGAATTGTAAAGAAACTCAGAAGTCGAGTTATTGTAGAAAACGTTTATGAAGCCAATAAAGGAACTGGAGCTGGTGGGAGTAACACCAACTTATTTGGAAAGAAGTTTGAATTCAAAACCGATAATGAAAAGAGATTGCTTTCTCATGGTTTTGTTAAGAAACACCTATCAGCAAAAAAGCAAGATTATTATCTGACAAAGACATTTGAAGATAGAGTAGTCGTTTTTGTATTGCAAAACGGCTTGAAATCATATGTAAAAAACAAGTATAATATTGAACTGTTCAGATGTCCTGATGAAGCATATATCATTGAATATAAAAACGGACAGAAAGTCATTAAAATACTCGAGAAAAAGGAACAACATGTTGAAGGCTCGGTTGAAACCAAACTTTGGAGCTGTCCATCATTAAAAGAAGAATATGAAATAGTACTTGGACCAGGCTTTGAAGTTTCTTATGGTCTGTGTTTAAATAATTTCTTAAAAAGCAAGATGACTTCAATATCAAAAAAATATGTTATTCTGAATACGATATTGAATAGACATAATATCAAGATTATGTTTGGTGATGACCCTACTTATTTCGAACAGTTGGATAATTGGATTGAGCCTAAGCATGAAGTTATCGAGAGCAAGCCTGAAGTTATCGAGAGCAAGCCTGAAGTTATCGAGAGCAAGCTTGAAGTTATCGAGACCAAGGTTGAAGTTATCGAGACCAAGGAGGATGAAGTTAAGCCTGAAGTTATTGAGAGCAAGGAGGAACCTAAGCTTGAAATTACAGAGACCAAGGAGGAACCTAAGCTTGAAGTTATCGAGACCAAGGAGGAACCTAAACTTGAAGTTAAGCTTGAAGTTATAGAGACCAAGGAGGAAGTGATTAAACAAAAGAAGAACATAAAAGTAATCAAGATTAAGAAGGAAGTTGAAACGTGTAAACAGAAGGAACCAACTGCTTATGTATTGTTTTGTCGTAAACATCGCGAAGAAGTAAAAAATGGAAATCCTCAGATGAAGGCCGTTGATATCACAAGAGAACTTGCACGATTATGGAAAATATCGAAATAGTTCAAAAAGAGATTGAAATCATAATAAAGTTCTGATACTAAAAAAGTATCACAACTAAATATAATTCATATTATAAATGAACAAGCTGAACATATATCTACTTTCGTATATAATAGTATTTATAATCTTTCAAAATGCATATTTCTCATTCATCCAGAAGCAAGGAATTAATAAAAAAATGAACGATAGAATCAAATTCAATGTTGAAAATAAAGATTTGATTGAGGAATTATTAAGAACTAGTCTAGAAGAGAAACTGAAGATGCTTAAAACGGCAACAACTCAAAATGACCCAACAAAGTTGAACTTTCAAGACTGGGTCAAATGGAATAATAAAGATCCGTTTATTAGAGAACCTTCTGATGAAAATATAAAATATTGGGTCCAAGTATGGAGATCTATACCTAATACAGACAATGAAAGTTTTCAGCTGAAAGTTTATCCAGAAGATGAATATATAGACCATACCTGGAAAGACCTCTTGAATTATAACAGTAAACAGTTTATTTCCAATCACGTCGATACTGATGAACAACTTATAAAGAAATTCTTTCTTGCTGATGAACTTCCAAACTCTGTATTTAGATTCTATTGGTATGACCCTGTTTTTTCAAAAACAGTAGATAGAAAATCCATGGTATATAAATTTGATGATGGCTTAGGAAATAAGGGGACAATCTCATCTGGATATACCATTAAAAATATAACAGAGGATTACACCTATAATCATTATAATTCAAAAGAAGGTAAGTTTCTCTATTATTCAAGCATAATTGCAACTGTAATGATTGCTATTATGATTTTCTATTCTAATCAAGTTACACCTCGATTGAGCTTGTTAAAATCTATAATATTCTTTACGATATTGATGTCCTATATTACCTACTACTTTAGTCAATATGATGAATACGGTACATTTGATACAGAAAAGTCTAAATTTGACGGTATAAATCAAGGCATACTCAGTATGTCGTTTATGACTGGTATAAGCATATTCATATTGACATCAATGAAGAACAGTCATAAGGAATACCTTTATAATGAGACTGCATTTTTATTGGTTATCGTTATGATTACCATTATTGCGAGTTTGTTTAAGAACAACTCTTATGTGACCCCAGGAGAAATCACTTCAATCCGGTCTGCTAAAGAATTTATATTTAACTACTGTCTGTGCGTGAATCTCTTCATTAATATCAACTTTGGAATAAACGTATTTTTCTAAACGAGAAAAAATTGATTTTTAAACGGAAAAGGAAGTTAAATCAGGCACAAGTATTATGAATTCATCATCAAGTATTATCAATATGATTATCTTCCGTAACTTTTACATCGACGAGAGCAAGAAGGACGAGATTGAAACTGCTCTTGACGAGTGTATTGAACATCCTCTTCATCCAAAACTGGTTAGCAAAAGTGTCGTGAGCGCTAAAGATTACAGTGTTAAAGATTTGACTCGTTTCCTGATTCAATCTTCAACTACTGACTTCAGTATAGATGAGGATGTAAATAAGTTATTTTACCAACGGAAAATCAGGTTTTATTTTATCAAGTATATGCAGTTCAAGGTCAGGGAATTCATCAATGAAACATCAAGTGATGAAAAGACATTACGTCTATCTGAATTGTACAGCATGATACTGCTTTATAGGCCAATGATAACCAATTTTGAATATGGCTTTTCATCTTGGTTCAAGACATTTATTGAACAGACTATCGAGTTTGTTACACAAGGTCTGCTTATTTCTTTTCTTTTTCTCTGTGAGTTTTGTCCTGATTTTGTGACTGATGATTGCTATCCGAAGTTCAATTGTGTAGCAAGTCATTATGTAAAACAGATTGCAACAACAGATGTGTCTTTCATTAATCTTTTTGTAAAGCATCAAAGCAAATGTGAAAAGTATATTGTTCCACAGTTGTTAAATCTATAAATCTAGTAAGTAGGAATTGAAATAATAAAGTTATAATACCATTGGTATTACAACCTGAACCGAGAGAGAATTGCATTTATCGGATATTTAGACCTGCAATTATAGATGATAAATTAATACGAACACAAGAATAGTCTGGACTACTGACAGTTCTTTCATTATATATAGGCGCATGACCTAATTCATTTTCTATAAATTCTGAATATAATCTAGCATGTAAATCACCAGCATAAATTATAATATTGTTTGTTTCTGCAGGCTGACAATCAGTTCGAAGTTTAAACTTTTTAAATACTCTTGATAAACAATATATATCCATAATCAGGGCTGATAAAAAGAAAAAATATATGTTTAAATCTTCTAAAATTGTAAGTGTTTCCTGAGGATTTACGTATGGTTGATGCAATACGAATATAGCTTGATGTATCAACTCGTTAAAATTAATTACTTGTGGTTGGGCGTACATTGGTAATAGTAAATTATGTACAATTCTCTGTCTGATTTCATCCTTATAATATGAACGAGAATATTCCTTTGCTACTTGTGGAAAAATCGAAAGTATATAATCAAACATATTTTGAGCATACATATCAACTGGAACTGGAGGAGCTGGAATAGGTGGTAGAGGTTGAGGAATTATATTTCCAAAAGCATCATACAAAACTGGTATAATAGCAGGTAAAGGAAGTAGTCCAACAGGTGATGGTGGCCAAACAAGAGGTGTATTTGGAGGAAGATGATGACGAGGAATCATTAACGTTCTTAAGAAATCAAGAGTGTTTACTTCAGTATGTATGTCTACTATGTCTTGACCCTCAATAATTTTACCTTGTCTTAAAAATCCTTGAATTCCGTAACCAATTTGTATTGGTGTTATTGATTGACCTATGCCTATATCTATATACCTAGCATCAACACTATGAAATCTTGCTAACCTACAAGCTTCGAAATTAGGTAATGTTTTTCTCGTAGAAGGAATAAAGCAATTTCTAAATTTGTTTCTAAAATTATACATTCCGTGATTAGGAGTAATAAGTTGAATATTATTACCAGTTAAGTTAAAAGTTTTGTATGAATTTCTTAAAATATTAATCATATTGAGTATATGGTTCGACCGATGGTCAATACGAAAATGGTTAGGAATAATAACAGGATGAATTCCAGGAGGAAGAAGAACATAAGGATGAGTAGCTGGAAGAGGAAGAGGAGGAAGAGGAGGAAGAGGAGGAAGACCAAGAACAGGATCATTTAATCTATCATTTATAAATATCCTGGATATATGAGTATATCCGGAATTGTGAATGGTTGGCAAACTCATCATACGCGTATCAAAAATATAGGGACGAGGATCAATACCATTATTTAACACATCTGTTACCATGTATTCCATTCTTTTTGCACCAACGTAGACGTCTATAAATTCTTCATTAATAGTAGGAACAACACTAGTAAGAGGTTGTTCTAACTCTTCTAATGAAGCTTCCATATATAAATCAAAAAATGAAGGTGTTAACTGTCGTAGTTGGTTTAACCATTCATCAAAACGTAAAGTTCGAGTACCAGGAGGAATAAAAGGGTAAGAAAGTTGAGGTGCTGGCACGGGTGGAGGTTGAGCTGGTAGGGGTTGGGCTGGTTCATTTTGCATTCCACCTATAATGGTTCCAGTAATATCACGTGGTGGAACATAAGCAGCAGGAACATGACGAGGAGGCCAACCCCCACCAGCAATACTGGAAGCACAATGACCAAATGTATCTCGATGTTGTTCACCAAATATATATACAGTTTTATTATTAAACTGATAAATCTTGATAGATATGGGTTCTTCAATATAATCTACTGCATATGTCTTTGGAACATCTAGGTTATCTAGCAGTTTAACCAGAACTTTATTATACCATAGTTTTTCTCTCAATCTAGCCTTTTCTTCCACTGTAAATCCTGCAACATGAATTGCGCTATATGTATCCATAAATAATCTTATGTTATCACTTTGCTGTTGTGTAAACCCTCTAAATGTATCTAAAAGTTCAGGGTTCATTTCGGGAATTCTAAAGACATCCATATGATGTCCTACATCTAATGTAGTTTCTTGTTGCATTTATTATTAGAAATATCTTTTTAATTAAAATAATTCTAAAATAATGGTTATTTCAATATGATTTCATATTGAAATAATAAAGTTATAATACCATTGGTATTATAACCTAAATCTTGAATTGCATTTATCGGATATTTAGACCTGCGATTCTGGACGATAAATTAATACGAACACAAGAATAGTCTGGACTACTGACGGTTCCTTCATTATAACGAGGTGCGACTAATTCATTTTCTATAAATTCTGAATATACTCCAGTATGGGCATTACCAGCATAAATTATAATATTGTTTGTTTCTGTAGGTTGACAATCAGTTCGAAGTTTAAACTTTTTAAATACTCTTGATAAACAATATGTATCCATAACAAGGGCCATTGCATAGAAAAAATATCGGGTTAACAGTCGTAAAACTCTGTCTGTTTCTGCAATATTTACTTGTGGATGAGTCAATACAAATATAGCTTCATGTATCAAATTGTTAAAATAAATAATTGGAATTGGTAGATTTGGCTCTTGATCTGCTATTAGTAACTTATTAACAATTCTCCGTCTTATTCTATTCTTATAATATGAACGAGAATATTCCTTTGCTACTTGTGGGAAATTCGAAAGCATATAATCAAACATATTTTGAGCATACATATCAGCCGGAACTGGAGGAGCTGGAATAGGTGGCAGAGCTGGAATAGGTGCATAACCAAAAAAAAAGCCAGCAGGTGGAGGTGGAGGAGCTGGAAGAGCAGGTAGTCCAGCAGGTGATGGAGGCCAAAAAAGAAGAGGCCAAACAACTTCTGGTGGTTCTGGTAATAGTGGTTGTGTATATGCAGGTGCAGGTGCAGGTGCAGGTGCAGGTGCAGGTGCAGGAGCAGGTGCAGGTGCAGGAGCAGGAGCAGGTGCAGGAGCAGGTGCAGGAGCAGGTGCAGGTGCAGGTGCAGGAGGATAACCTGGTGGACTACGAGGAATCAATAAAGTTCTTAATAAATCAACAGTGTTTACTTCATTATATAGGTCTACCATCTCTTGTGTAGTCAGATTAAGTCTGTTTAAAATTCGTAAAATCGAGAATCCGATTTCTATTGGTGTTATTTTAATAGGTGCTATATCCATATACCTAGCGTCAATACTATGGAATCTTGCTAACCTACAAGCTTCGAAATTAGGTAATGTTTTTCTCGTAGAAGGAATAAAGCAATTTCTAAATTTGGTTCTAAAATCATACATTCCAGCAGAACCAATATGATGAATATCACCAGTTAAGTAAATAGCTTTTAATACATTTGATTCATGTTTAATCAAATTGTTTATATTATTATCTTGATGGTCAATATGAAAATGGTTAGGAGGAATATTAACAGGAAAAATTCCAGGAGGAAGTTGAATAAGAGCATGATGAGGAGGAGGAGGTCCAAGATAAGGAACAGGAGCAGGAGCAGGAAGAAGAAGATTTAATCTATCATTTACAATTGTCCTACATATATTATGATATGGTGGAGCAATATTTATCAAATGCAGCATGTGAGTATTAAACATATAGGGACGAGGATCAATATTACTATTTAATGCAGTTATGACCTGTCTTTCCAACATTTTTACACCTAAATAGACTTCTAGAAATGCATCATTATCAGTATAAGCAATGTCATTCATAGGGTTTGCTAATCCTTCTAATGAGGCTTCAATATATAAATCAAAAAATGAAGGTGTTAACTGTCTTAGTTGGTTTATCCATTCATCAAATCGTAAAGTTTGAGTACCAGGAGGAATCAAAGGATAAGAAAGTTGAGGTGCTGGTACGGGTGCTGGTACGGGTGCTGGTACTGGTGCTGGTGCTGGTACGGGTGCTGGTACGGGTGCTGGTACTGGTGCTGGTGCTGGTGCTGGTGCTGGTGCTGGTGCTGGTGCTGGTGCTGGTACTGGTGCTGGTACTGGTGCTGGTGCTGGTGCTGGTGCTGGTGCTGGTGCTGGTGCTGGTGCTGGTACTGGTACTGGTTGAGCTGGTTCATTTGACATTCTACCTATAATGGTTCCAGACGTATCAACAGGTGGAATATAAGCAGCAGGAACATAATTAATTGGAGGACCAAAGAAAGAAAAGGGAGCAGGAGGAGCGCCAGGCACCAGAGGAGCAGGAGGTAGAATACTGAACCCACAATGGCCAAATGTAGGTCGATGTTGTTCACCAAATAAATATATAGTTTTATTATTAAACTGATAAATCTTGATAGATATGGGTTCTTCAATATAATCTACTGCATATGTCTTATGAACATCTAGGTTATCTAGCAGTTTAACCAGAACTTTATTATACCATAGTCTTTCTTTCAATCTAGCCTTTTCTTCCACTGTAAATCCTGAAACATGAATTGCGCTATATGTATCCATAAATAATCTTATGTTATCACTTTGCTCAGGTGTAAACCCTCTAAATGTATCTAAAAGTTCAGGGTTCATTTCGGGAATTCTAAAGACATCCATATGATGTCCTTCATCTAATGTAGTTTCTTGTTGCATTTATTACAAGAAATATCTTTTTAATTGAAAATAATTCTTGCATTGAATCATACTAGATTTCAATATGAATTCATATTGAAATTAATAATTATAATCAAATGGAAAGTATATTTGAATAAAGAGAATTATCGGATATTATTTAGAACTGTTGATAAATTAATACGAACACAAGAATAGTCTGGACTACTGACAACTCCTTCATTATATACTGGTTCGTGACCTAATTCATTTTCTATAAATTCTGAATACACACCAGAATGTAAATCACCAGCATAAATTATTATATTATGTGTTTCTTTAGGTTGAAAATCAGTTTCAACATCAAACTTTTTAAATACTCTTGATAAACAATATGTATCCATAACCAGCGCCATTGTGTAGAAAAAATAGTCGGATAATTTCATTAAAATTCTAAGTGTTTTTTGAAAATTTACTAGTGGTTGGTGCAATACAAATATAGCTTTGTGTATCAACTTGTTAAAATTAATTTGTTCAAGACTTGTTGTTAATAATTTATTTACAATTCTCTGTCTGATTTTATCCTTATAATATGAACGAGAATATTCCTTTTCCGCTTTTGGGAAAGTCGAAAGTATATAATCAAACATATTTTGAGCATACATATCAACTGGAACTGGAGGAGTTGGAATAGGTGGTAGAGGTTGAGGAATTATATCTCCAGAATCATCATACAAAACTGGTATTATATCAGGTAGATGAGGTAGTTCAACAGGTATATTTGGAGGCCAAACAAGAGGTGTATTTGGAGGAAGATGATGACGAGGAATCATTAGAGTTCTTAAGAAATCAAGAGTGTTTAATTCAGTAAATATGTCTACTACTTCTTGTTCCTCTAAATTTTCATCATCAGATGAAAACAAAAGATAAATTTCCATACCCATTTGAAGTGGCGTTATTTTAGCTTTACCTATATCTATATTCCTAGCATCAACATTATGAAATCTTGCTAACATACAAGCTTCGAAATTAGCTTGTGTTTTCCTCGTTGAAGGAATAAAGCAATTTCTAAATTTGTTTCTAAAGTTGTACATTTCAGCATCTTTTCTAATATGTTGAATATTATTACTAGTTAAGGTCATATTTTTATCTGTTTTTATTATACTATTAATAGTATTGATTATATTATTATCTTGTGGGTCAATACGATAATAGTCAGGAGGAATAGGTGATGGAATATGAGGATTATTTATTCTTTCGTCTACAATTCTCCTAGATATATCAGTGTAAATCTTCCCTAGTTTTGGTAATTCAATATCATAAATATAAAGATGAGGATTATCATAATTCATACTTGATAAGTATTTGATATTTTCTATCAATCTTTTTACACCTAAATAGATTTGTAAAAATCCGTCATTAAGTCTAAAAAGAGGTTCAGTAGCAGGTCGTTCTAACTCTTCAAGTGAAGTTTCAATATATAAATCAAAAAATGAAGGTGTTAACTGTCTTAGTTGGTTTATCCATTCATCAAATCTTAAAGTCAAAGTACCAGGAGGAATAAAAGGGTGAGAAAGTTCTCCTGGAGGAGGTTGATTTGCCATTCCTCCTATAATGGTTCCAGTTTCATCACGAGGTGGAACATAAGCAGCAGGAACATGTTCAGGTTGGGTATCAGGGTCTGGAGAAGGAACAATACTGGAAGCACAATGGTCAAATGTAGGTCGATGGTTTTCACCAAATATATATACAGTTTTATTATTAAACTGATAAATCTTGAGAGATGTAGGTTCTTCAATATAATCTACAGCATATGTCTTATGAAGATCTAGGTTATCTAACAGTTTAACCAGAACTTTATTATACAATAGTTTTTCTCTCAATCTATCCTTTTCTTCAGCTGTAAATCCTACAACATGAATTGCGCTATACGTATCCATAAATAATCTTATGGAATCACTTTGGCTTGATGTGAACCCATTAAATGTAGCTAAAAGTTCAGGTTTCATTTCTGATATTCTAGCTTGGTCTAATTTAGTTTCTTGTTGCATTTATTACTAGTGATATCTTTTTAATTGAAATAATTCTTGTATTGGATTGAGACCGGATGTGGTTGAAGAGTAAATGAAATTGATAATTTAAAAAAATCATATTTTAAATTAGATAATGAATTGCGAATATAAAATTAAAATAGTTGGAGACTTGTTCTTTCGAGGTAAATTATTGACTATTTGTTACCAAAATGACATAAATGATATTATGAATCAGTTTGATTATATTAAAAAAGCTAATATTGTCACTCGAACTTTTATTCTCAATAAAAGTTCATATATATTTCTTGAATGTCTATGTAACCAAGAATTAAGATTAGAAGAACTACGAGAGTTTGTTGAAAAAATAAAAAGAGATGGTTTCCGCTCACAATCATCATATACAATTGTGAGCTTTATAGAAACTAAAACTATTCCTAATCGATATATTCATCAAATCGATTTTAACACAGGAGAACTTGTTTTTCCTATAAAACCTACATCAAAACGTGAATCTAATTATAGTTCTCGTGTGATATATCAAGCCAAAGCCAAAGCCAAATATGAAGATGAACCTGGAGCTGGAGTTGAAATTAAATTTAAAAAATGCAATAGTTGCGGAGGAAAAGGAATTGGACTTGTTACTGAAAATGGGTTTTGTGAACATTGCAATAGAACGAAAAAATTATACTGTAGTTCTCTTGTGATATATCAAGCTAAAGCTAAAGCTAAAGCTAAAGCCAAAGCCAAAGCTAAAGCTAAAGCTAAAGCCAAAGCCAAAGCAGAAGCTAAAGCTGAAGCCAAAGCCAAAGCAGAAGCAGAAGCTTTGGTGGCTGGAGTTGAAATTAAATTTAAATACTGCAAACATTGCGGAGGAAAAGGAATTGGACTTGTTACTGAAAATGGATTTTGTGAACATTGCAATAGAACGAAAAAAATATACTTTTGTTCACTGTGTAATCAAAAGTTTTCTACAAATAGTGGTCGAGATATGCATTCTAAAATGAAACACAAAGAATCTGAAGGTTGTGGTTCTCTTAGAATTGAAAAGTTCTCGTCAAAAAAGACCTTTTAAATTGTTCGTTGTGGATGTTCATCTTTGATATCAAGGTATATTTAATAACTCCTATTTTTCCTGAATGTATTATTTGATTCATAATCATAATAGATTTCAATATGAATTCATATTGAAATTGTATAAGCTAGGCCGAGATAATTATCTGATATTTAGACCTGTAATTCTGGATGATAAATTAATACGAACACAAGAATAATCAGGACTGACAACTCCTTCATTATATACTGGTGCATGACCTAATTCGTTTTCTATAAATTCTGAATACATTTTAGAATGGGAATCACCAGCATAAATTATGATATTATGTGTTTGTTCAGGTTGAGAATAAGTTTTAAGTTTAAACTTTTTAAATACTCTTGACAAACAATATGTATCCATCGATAGTACTCCTACATGTAAAAAATATCTGGATAATTCTGCTAAAATTCTAAATGTTTCATAATCATTTACTAGTGGCTGGTGCAATACAAATATAGCTTCATGTATCATCTTATTAAAATTATGTTCTGGGAATTGTTGATTACTTATTAGTATCTTATTTACAATTCCCTGTCTGATTTTATCCTTATAATATGAACGAGAATATTCCTTTTCCGCTTTTGGGAAAGTCGAAAGTATATAATCAAACATATTTTGAGCATACATATCAACTGGAACTGGAGGAGTTTGAATAGGTGGTAGAGGTTGAGGAATTATATCTCCAGAATCATCATACAAAACTGGTATTATATCAGGTAGAGGAGGTAGTTCAACAGGTATATTTGGAGGCCAAACAAGAGGTGTATTTGGAGGAAGATGATGACGAGGAATCATTAGAGTTCTTAAGAAATCAAGAGTGTTTACTTCAGTAAATATGTCGACTAGTTCTTGAAAACTTATTCCTTTACCAAAAACAGCAATTGAATTACCAATTTGTAATGGTGTTATTTTATCTTCAGATATATCCATCTTCCTAGCATCAACATTATGGAATCTTGCTAACATACAAGATTCTAAATTAGCTTGTGTTTCCCTCTTTGAAGGAATAAAACAATTTCTAAATTTGTTTCTAAAATTGTACATTCCAATGTCACTAATATGTTGAATAGAATTAGTATCTTTTGAGTAATATTCTTTCATTAAATTTAATAGACTACTAATACTATTGATTATATTATTATCTTGATGGTCAATACGATAATATTCAGGATAAGGAATAATAGGAGAATCAAGTTCATTTATTCTGTTACTTATAATGGTTCTAGATATATGAGTCAACCATTCTGTAAGCTCTGGCAAACGCATCATATTCTTATCAAGAATATAAGGACGAGGATCAATACCATCATTTAACAGTTTAGTAGTCATTTCTACAATTCTTTTTGAACCTAAGTAGACTTCTAAAAAACTCTCATTAAGTGTAAAAATAGGTTCAGTAATAGGTCGTTCTAAGCCATCAAGTGAAGTTTCAATATATAAATCAAAAAACGAAGGTGTTAACTGTCTTAGTTGATTTATCCATTCATCAAATCTTAAAGTCAAAGTACCAGGAGGAATCAAAGGGTAAGAAAGTTGAGCTTGATGTTGTGCTCCTGGTAGAGGTCGTTGAGGAGGATTTGCAATTCCTCCTATAATGGTTCCAGTTTCATCTCGAGGTGGAATATAAGCAGCAGGAACATGTTCAGGTGGTGTATCTGGATCAAGAGAAGGAAGAATACTGGAAGCACAATGGTCAAATGTAGGACGATGTAGTTCACCAAATATATATACAGTCTTATTATTAAACTGATAAATCTTGAGAGATATAGGTTCTTCAATATAATCTACAGCATATGTCTTGTGAACATCTAGGTTATCTAGTAGTCTAACTAGAACTTTGTTATGTAATAGTTTTTTTCTTAATCTAACCTTTTCTTCAGGTGTAAATCCTGCAACATGAATTGCGCTATATGTATCCATAAATAATTTTATGGATTTACTTTGGGATGATGTGAACCCTCTGTATATATCTCTAACTATACCTGAATCCGAACCTGAATCCGAATCTGAATCCGAATCTGAGCCTAAACCGAAAAATGTAGGTTTCATTTTTGATAGAGTTCCTTTGTCTAATTTCGTTTCTTGCATTTATTATACAGAGATATCTTTTAATTGAAAAATAATTCTAAGTATTTACATTGTATTTCAATATGAATTTCATATTGAATCTACTACAATTAATACAGAATTCTAGATATCAAAAAACTTAAATTTTATATTGAAACTCAATATAAAACTATATTATGTCTTCTAACCATTCTGTAGAATCGTGATAGTTTTTTGATGATAGTGTTCTTCGAAGGTCAGAATTGAAGATATAATCATCGTAAGAGATTTTAAACACATCTACAAGTTGATTTTTATCGAAATAGATACGAATGTGAATACGTGTGAATTCAAATAGACAATTATATAAGTAGTAGTTATCTGGAATATCAACAGCATATCCGTCAAATATCAGTTTGATTTTACACGACGATTCTACTTTTATATTTGCAATTGCATCATGTCTTTTCGATATCTCATAATCAAAAAAGTAAAAGTCATCTTCGAATCCGATAGCTGGTAAGTTTGATATTTTAGATTGGTCTTCAATTGTATATTTTATGATTTGTTCTTTCTTTATTTCATCTGTAAATGTGGTCATTTCTAATTTTCGTCTATTCCTTTATACCGTAAGAGTATTTACAACCTCTTGATAGAAAACAAGGCGGTAACTTGATTCTTATCGTTCGGTTGGTTAGGTGAAAAGAATTCAGTATCATTAACTCTAAATAGTTCGCCGTTTGGTAAAATAACTCGAAAACGAAGGTTGTCATTAGGCTTAAATTTAATAGTCTGAATCATTTTATCACCATCAATTTTAATGAATGGAGCATTTTGAGGTTGATTCATATCGTCGATACAAGCTCTAAATATCATCCTGTTTGAATTTGGATTGTTAGAATAGATGATATTGGTAAGACCTCCTCCTGTTGCAGATACATTTGAAAGTTCGACATATACATATGGATAATAAGCAATTCTGCTTCCATATTGAGTATTCATTGTTTTATTCGGAAGGATGAGATTAAGGAGTTCAATTTGATAACAGACCATTTCTTGTTGAGAAACCATAGAACCTGAATAGACAAACGGACATGCGTTATCATATGAAAATCCAAGGATTTCGAAACTATGAGTATTACCAGCACCTGATACAACTGGTGCTGATGAAAATGGAGGTGTAACCGTAAATACTGCTTGTGTAAATGGACCTAGAGGTGGTAATAGTGTATATCCAACAATTCTCCTCATTTCACCACTTGGAGATAATGCATTTCTACCGTATACTCCATTACCTAACGGAGAAGGAATGATTCTAATAAAATTATGATTGTAGTAATTTACAGTTTGTATTAATGAAGATATAGGACATGTTATAGTTGAACTTGTTGAAGATGTAAACGTGAAGTTAGGAATGATAGGTATCTCTTTCCGAATTGAATAATTATGAGTTGGAAGCCAACTACCTGAAACTGATGCGCCTTCCAAAAATGATAAATTAACAGCAAAGTCATAGTTTATGATTCTTCTATATTGACTCAGACTTTCATTATACATATAAAGTCCGTAGTAGCAATTTGCACCTACATATCCGTTTGGAACAAAGATTGCAGGAGGAGTTATGGATAAATCTGTTGGGTCAAGTATAGTGATTGATACTGCATTATTTAGAGGTAATACAGTATCCTGAAAAGATGATGCCAATACGATTCGTGCATAATCAAATGTTCCATCTGTAGAAAGCCATTCATAATAGGTAATCGTTCTGAAGGCGTAAGTAGGAGTAGCTGTTAATGTAACTCTTACATTGCAACTCAGGTAGTAATTTTTAATTTTTTGTAATGTTCCTACTTGTGCTTTTACAATAATATTGATATTATCAGTTCCTGCAGATATTGAGGGTGATGGGAAACTACAAATTGTTGCAGATACAGAAGAACTTGGTGTGGTTGTTGCATCAAATTGGTTAGATGTCCATTGTGCGATTGGTGATGATAAACATACAGGGTCGACTGAATTTTCTTTTGATTTCCTTCCAGATTGAGAAATTTGAACTTCAAACTGACTTATTTCAGGAAATGTATTACGATCTCTATAGGTTGAATCAATTTCAAGATAACGGGTATTCGACATTTATTATTGTTATTATATTTTATAAATATATAATAAATGTCAAGTTATAATTATGCATATGGTTATTCAAGCGGTAGAAGTTCGACCTACAGGGTCCCTTCCAGTTACTATGGTTTAAGTAATAAATGTTTACCTAGGACAGTTGCAATTACTGACAATTCAAAGTTTAATGTAAATACTATGGTAAAAGTTTATATTGATGTAGATAGTGAAAATAACTCACGATGCAATTGTCATAGAAATTGTAATTGCAGAAATAGTTGCAATTGCAATTCAAATTGTAGTTGTAAAAATTGTAATAGAAATAGAGATTGTAATTTGCTTACGAATCATGGTGACCCTAAAGATATTAAAGCGTTCGATAAAAATAAGGAAATATGTTTAAATAAGGAGACTGAATTAGAACCACAAGGATGTAAATCATGTAGTGTTGAAAATATAGTTTGATTTCAGACTGAATTTAATTAAAATTCTTTTGAAAGAAATCACCTAATCTTGTTCCTGATAACTGATTTAGAGTTCCTTCTCTCTTCATATCTACGTATATTCTCTTGAGAATATCGATAGCTATAATGGGTTTATCAAGTATCTTGTTCATTAGAGGGTCTGAATTGATTGTGACCGGGTCGACACCATAAACAGAAACACAAGCTCCCGTATTACTTTGGTTATCACAGCCTCCGGTTGAGCAGTAACCTTCACCCGATATCCATTCGGAATACATTGGCGATGATGCAACCGTAGGGTCAAATTGTTTTTCCACTAGTTGGCAATTGCCTTCTCTACGGATTATATATTTTTTCATAGCAGTATTATATATAAGAACTTCCCCCGCACTTAAACCTACAACCGACTTAATCAACGTATTTTGTTGAGTATGAATAGCGTTGGGCATTTTGAATTGATTTTTAGACTCTAGTTCGCAATATTCATCCCAGTTTTTGGAACAATATTCAGAAATGTAACTTTGACAAGGTTCACTTTGTCTATTAAGGATTTTACCTGCATATCCACCGTGCATAAATGAATTATCCATTCCATTAGATAAGCAGTATGAAAGTGGATTGTTAATAGCTAAAGTTCTTACCTCAGGACCAAAAGATGATATATTTTGGTATTGATAACTTGATTTGTTGTTCATTTATAATAAAGATTTATTTTTTATATTAGAAAGTTATTAGAGTCAGCTATAAAATAGTTTAAACAAATGACTTTTTATCATTAAATGAATTTCAGTATTACAGATAGTAGAAACAAGGATTATACAAGACCTATACAAGGTGGAATTAAATCACAAGAAGTAGTTCAAAATCAGTCGAATCCACAAGCACAAGCACCGGCTCAGTCTCCTTTAACTTCTCTGAATCATCAACCACAGGTTCAACCACAACCTCAACAATCATATCAAGAGCAAACGTATTATCAAGAAGAAGATTATTATAAATCTGCTGTTCAATTTCAAGCTGAAGTTTCTAAACCTTTAGAAAGAAAACCAAAACCTTTACAACTGCAAAGGAGTAGATTTCAAGCAAGAAGAAGAGAAATAAATTCTTCTCAAGAGCAAGGTCATCATGAATCTCCGTTGGAACCACAACGTGAACCTCAACGTGAACCTCAACGTGAACCGCAACGTGAACCTCAACGTGAACCTCAACGCGAACCTCAACGTGAACCTCAACGAGAACGTGAAGCTCAACGGGAACGTGAACCTCAACGTGAAGCTCAACGGGAACGTGAAGCTCAACGAGAACGTGAAGCTCAACGAGAACGTGAAGTGCAACGAGAACGGGAAGCTCAACGAGAACGGGAAGCTCAACGAGAACGTGAACAATATCAAGAAAAAGATGTCGACATTTTTGGTCTTGCAGAACATAAGGAAGAAAGTGAGTTTGGTTACAGTATCGATGAATAAATTTTTGATTTAATATTTAATTCAAAAATTAACATTTACAAGTAGAATTGCAGATTGATTTTATCTATGTATTTATTCATAGACTCGATTGCTTTTTCGCATGCTCTCTTACCATCTTCCTTATATTGATTACCACAATAGAAAGCGATTGCTCCCATAAGATGCCATCTACCATAGTTATACATATACTTATCTACAAACAACATAGAATTCTTAGGGTATTCAAGCTTGCAAGCAATCAATAAAAAAGAAAAAGATGTCATCCACATTTCTTTACTCATATAATATTGAGCTATCTTTACTAAGGGTTCAACTCTCTGTTCCATTTCATACGCCTTCATATAATATACCATCGCATCATACCAATTTCCAGATTGAATTCCGATGATATCACCACATCTTAAAAAAGAATAGAAAATTTCTTCTCGAAAGCCTTCTTTCAAGTTGGTTCTTAACAAATAATTTTGAAACGATAAATCATATTCTTTTAGACAAAAACAAGTTTGTGCTAAATAAAAAACATTCCTACTGTTATTAGGTTCATTTTCTAATTCTTTTAAAAGTAATTGCTTATCAGTTACAAATCGTTTATATGATTTGAGATTATCAATTGAACGATTTTGTTTCAAAACGATATTGTAATTATTCTTTTCCGGTGTTTCATTATCATTATGTATATATTCGTGAACAACACCCTTGTATCTCCATCCTGTATTAGGTTTGATAAGTTTAATATTGTAATAAGTATCGATATTGTTATTATTATGCCATTCTTGAACCAAATAGAATCCAGTTTCATTTGTAAGTTCTTTATCGATACATATTCTGAGTAACTCTTCTCCGTCAACTAGAATATCGTTGGAATCCAATAGGAGTAAATATTGAATGTTTTCAAACGATTCTGCAAACTGAATAGCTCTATTTCTAGATTCTTCAAAATTAATAAATTCTTCTTGTTTCAGGTTGAGTTGTATATGATTATCTTCGCAAAAATCTTGAACGATTTGAATTGTTTTATCGGTTGAACCGGTATCATAAATAACTAGAGATTGTATATAATTTTGTATTGAAATTAATGTACTTGTAATCGTATTTTCTTCATTTTTAACCATTATTAAGCAACAAATGTGTATTGTCATTTTATATGTAATATATTTCTATAAATAAATGGTATCATTAACTACACTAGTAATTGTAGCATCAAGTGTTACAATAGTTGTATTATTATATGTTGTTTTTTCCAATAAAGGTTGGAATTGTACAGAGAACGGTTGTGCGTATGTTACAGGAGGAACTTTTGATACATATGAAAAATGCAATTCAGTATGTAAAACAAATAAACTTCAAGTTCAGTCTCAAGCTCGTTCATCTCAAAAAGGTGATACTCAAAAAGGCGATACACAAAAAGGCGATATACAAAAAGGCGATACTCAAATGAGTTGTAATAAAATGAATTCATGTAATTATCAACCACCACAAGCTTATCCTCCTTATCCTCCTTATCCGCATATGCCTTATTATTCCTATTTACCTGGGCCATTCTATCATGATAACTATTTTTATCGACACGATAAACACGATAAACATAATAAGAAAGATTCAGGTGGAAATCGAAACCATAATGAAAATAAGATATTTGTAAATTCTCCAACTGGTCCTAATATATAAATTATTCATTTAAACAATCATATAATTGCAATTTAAAATAAATTATAGTATTAATAAATGTTAAGAGCTGGATCCTTATGCGCATCGCTACTGTATAAATATATGACCTCAAATTCAGAGGCAAAAGACGATATAAATGAGAAAAGTAAAAAACTTAGACTTTTATCAGAAACCTTTTCACAATATGGTGGTGTCCTCAGTAAAATATCTCAAATTCTTGTTTTAAATGATATTGACAATAACGTGTTTTCTGACTGTAAACCATTCTCAAGAGATAAAACTCATAATTATATTGTAAAGCAGTTTCAAACCAATGCTGACTTTTTTCGAGATGTAAAGGAGTTTGATTTTAATATATACAAGAGTGGAAGTGTTGGTCAGGTATATAGGGCGAATACAATTGACGACCTTCAGATTATTATGAAGGTACAATATAGTGGTTTGGCAGAACAGACCAAACAAGACTTGAAAATATTGGATATGGTAATCTCGTATCTATATAACGACTTTACTGATATGAAGAACGCTATCATAGACATTAAAACAAAAATCAATGAAGAACTTGATTACCAAAATGAGAAATTGAATCAACAATATGTTTATAAAGCTTTTCTTAATGACCATCAAATCCATATTCCAGTGCTATTTGATAACCTATGTACTGATAGGATATTAACGATGGAATTTATGGACGGGTATACAGTTCTAAATGAATTCATTACCAATTCTACACAAGAACAAAGAAATGAAATAGGTAAACTGATTATCAAGTTCATTTTTGAGAGTATTTTTAAACATCGTATACTATATCCAGATTCACACTATGGAAACTTTTTAGTTAAAGCAGATGCTTCTGCAATATCAGTTTTAGACTTTGGATGTCTTGTATTCCTAGAACCCGAACTCATCAATTCTCTAAAACAACTTCATTACACCCTAAAAGCAAACGATAAGATTGCATTTTTAAACTTAATTGAAAATCTATGTATTATTAATGAAAATACATCTGAAGAATCAAAAGATTATGCTTTTGATTATTTTAAAATGCAATATGAGCCTTTACTTGTAGATAACGATGAGTTTCAATTCTATCCTGAATGGCTCGATTTGGTTGGTGATAAGAATACTGAGTTAATGAAAGAATGGTCATGTCCACCAAACATGATTTATCTCCATAAAATACCATACGGATTATATCATCTACTAACCAAGCTTGATTTAAAATGTAATGTCGGCGTTATAATCGAAGAGATTTTAAACACAAATTGAAGTAATTTGTGATATTTAAATTTTATATTGTTATTCAATATAAAATCTATTAATTTTCATTACAGTATTTACAAGTTGGAGTCCAAATCGATGGTATAGTTGTTATATTGCGTTCCGTAAAATTATCATACATAAATTTTGTTGGAACTACAAACTGATTGCAGTTTTGACAAACTGTATAATGGTCCATTAAACGAACAATGAATCCAGCTTTATAAAAGATATCCAAGAAGATATTCATCAACGAATGTTGACTGTCATCACTTAGATAACTTACAATTATAATTTGACTTGGTCGAAACTTGTTTTGTTTACATATGTAGTGCCAATTCTGTTCTAGATGAGGGTAATTTTGACAATAGTGAGGAACAAAGTTCAAAATCCAATTGGGAAATACATTATTTGCAATCTCATATATACTCCCGATAGTTTGGGCATTTTTAACTTGTTCGACAATGGTAGATAAGTTAGTCGGATCACTGAATATTGTTGATGACATTTATCTATTATAGCTTTTATTTTAAATTGCAAATTCTATCGTTTACCAAACAATGTCGATATGTCAGTCACTTTGATAATCTTAAATTCCTTAATCAAACTATCAAGATAACTCAGTTTCTTATTATATGGAAGTTGAGATAAGTATAAAAAATACTTTGGTGGGTCACTTGTATATATAACCTTCTTTGATATATGAATAACACAATCGGTATTTATTAAATAGATGATTCGATATCGGTCCAAAATCATCTTGTATTTTTCAAATTGCTCTTCATTAAAATCTTTCAGATTTAATTTACATTCAAATATCGTATTGGTTGCAATATTGATAAAATCAAAAAAGCAATTCTTGAATTTATACTGAGCATTGATATCTTCACCGTATCTATTTTTCAATACTCCTTCCCACCATTCTTCCTGTTGTCTCGACCGCTCTTTAGCAATCTTGAACGAGTTGGCTCCGTTATAAACAATACCTCCTTGCTTCTTAATATCCTCTATTATGTATGGCAAATTTGGAAGCTCATATGCACTTAGGAATTCCTTTAATACTTCTCTTGTTATTCCAGTCTGAAACTCAAACTGTTGCAACCACTTATTTGGAGTTTTAATATTAAAGGGATTTTCCTCATGATTTTCGATATTATTTTGTATTTGTTCTTTTAGTTTCATTACAGCTTCGTAATAAAACTGATAACATCTATTTTCGTCTTCCGTTATGTTTTGAACGGGAGGTTCATTCAAATTAAAAAAGTTATAAGATGATAAAAAATCATCTTTACATTCAGTTTGATTTATAAAAAATGATAAAGGATTATATTCCTTTACACGATTATATAAGTATACATAATTGTTTTGAAACCAGTCTTGTTGCAGTATCCATTTGCAATACTGTCTATCCCTTAACATTATTCCCAGAGTTTTTCCATCATATTTACCAAACGTAATACTATCTTTTAACAAGGACATTTAAATAACGAAAACAATTATTTAAATGTTTAAATCAACAAACCAATTCTTTCCACGTTTTCCAACTTGGTCATTGAAGAATTCAGTCTTTCCAATTCAACTTCAATCTGTCTTTTTTGAGAATCATAATAATATTTGGTTTCCGCAATACGATTGATTTTACTGTTGGTCAATTCAAATAGATTATTAATCTTATCCATTATATCTTGTCTCGAAGCATCATATATGCTCTTAAATTCATCAACAGCTTCATTAATCTTACCTAAATAAGTAATGAGATTTATTTCATTCTCCTGAATACGAGAGATATATCGCTGATTAGAACTCGTTTGTGTATCGAACATTTGGTCGATTTGTGTAATATTAGATATTGATTCTGTTAGAATTTTCTTGTATTGAACTACATAACTTCTGTTTATAACTAGGTTATTATTCACAAACATCTCCATGGAAAAAAGACCCTCAATAACAGGATCGTAATGTGTTTTTACAGCACTCAAGTTATTCAAGTTATCATTTTGAGAGTATAATAGAGCGGCAATATCCTTCTCAATTGAATTATCAATATCAATCAAATGGTTAATGAACTCTTGAGAAAATAAGCTCTTGTTCTTTTCCAAGAACTCTGCAATTCGATTTGGTAATGGTTGTTCAGCCTTTGATTCAGTTCCAAATGAACTAATAGCTTCCCTCAATTGTTCTAGGGAAGACGGACCTTGTGTATGAGGTTGTGGAGATGGTGGAATAGGTATATCATTTTTAGCTACTTGTAGACTTTGATTCAATTCATCTTTCTTAACATATGCAAAACTGATACTCATAAACATATTGTCGGAGAAATTTTTTAAGACTTTACTAAATCGTTCTTCTCTATCAGAAGGTGATAATTTCAAACTGTAACTCAATGCCCTTCTTTGAAGTTGAGGGTCGATAGTATATATTTCTCCATCTGTTTTTTCTAAAATAACAGAATGTCCAAGAGTATGGGGAGGTGCTCTATTCAACTTGACCATTATACGAGCATTATCTGTAAATTTTTTGAGCAAGAATTCAAAGAAAAATCGCAACTTAACAGGACTTATATTGCCGGATATTTCATCTCTGATATCAACTATAACTTCTCCCAATTCGACCATCTTAGGAGAACCTTGTCTCCTAAATTGTTCATTGATTGCTTGATTATATGCATTCATCATATCCAAAAATGAGGTTCCAGTTACGTTTCCATTTTTAGCCCTCAATTCTGCTAATAATTGACCGACGATTCTTTCTGCTATTTGTCTTGGTATAATATCTAAAAAAGTCAAGACATTTATACCACAACCTATTTCAGAGGTTCCCAGTAGAGTTCCACCTTCAGCAATCCATTCATCCATCGTCTTCTTGTCAACACTATATAGTAATTGTAAATTATCCATATTATTTATTATTCATAAGAAAAAAGAAATTTATATTGTAAATACAATATAAATTTTCATTAATGTATTAACTTTACTTACACAGAGTAGTATGTTCTTTCGGTACTACTGTCTGATATCCCATACGAGAGAGAGTTACCAAAGAATTTTCGGCTGATTTTATTTCAGCGTCTTTTTTAAGCGCAGCAGTACCCCTTCCAAGCAAGGTCCACTCTCTCTGAGCCTCCTGAAATCGACCCTGACATAACTCAATATGTTTCTTAAGTGCATCTTTTGACGGTAAAACTGACCTGCAATATTTACACACCTCTCTCAATTTTGTAGGAGGAACAAGATACGTATACACAGTCTGTAAATCTCTTTCTCGGACCGCTATATATTCAAGCTCACCTATATTGACATTTTTATCGAATATTTCCTTCAATCTTGTTTTTGAACTCTTCAAGTCATCGTACTCAAGAGACATCTCAAGGGTGCTAAACACGTTCACCAATATATCATAAATAATACCATATCCAACACCTGGACGATACTTGTTATCCAACAGATATTCAGTAACACCAATGATAGCCTCAAATACATCTTCTAAAAGGTCCTTCTTCTTTCGTGACCTCTCATCAACCGAGGCCGATATAAAAGGCCAGAATCCAAGGGATTCTCCTATCGCAAAAAATGTTTTTTTAGCCCCGTAATTTATTCGAAGGTGAGCAACAACGGGAACACCTGATGGGCAAAACAACTGAGGATACCTCTTATAAGAATACCAGACTATAAATTTATTAGCTGATACATCCCCTAGTTGTTCAAACACCTCATAATTGTCATCAGCATTTACAGTATCCGATGTAAATGCCTGACCGTACATAATCATATTATCGTCACTTGTCAACAAGTTAATATATTTAGCTTTGAGATTACCCCTTTCAAGGAACGAAGTAATCATTGCCTTGAATTCTGGTCCTCTTGAACCTAAATATATTTCATTAATTCCATCTACAGAAGTTGCCATTATGTCCTTTTTCTATTATCAATACTTTTTTTAAAATCAAATTTATTCATTTCAGTTTATCGTGAAGTTCGATATCTACTTTCTACCGTAAGCTCTAGCATTACTCAAATATCTATTTGAATTATACTTAACTTCTCGTAACTTCTCATCTGGTATCTCATTTATAACTACTGGAGTTCGGCCTACGGTCGAAAATATAGAAGGAAGACCAACAGTAACCGTCGGGTCCATAATCGGATTAATAGGAACCGTTGAATCATATTTACTTATAGTTGAATAGCAAGGCAATTTGGATGACATTTATATTATATAAATAAAATAATATAATAATATAAATGTCTCAATTAATAACCAGAAGAGAATTAACCCATATTCAAGATGATAATGCGTTCATATTCCTATGTCCTCATTGTGATGGTACTATCGTAGTTCAACAAGCAGAAATAAATTGCCAAATATTTAGACACGGCATATTGAAAGATACTGGTAATCAGGTTAATCCTCATTCATCAAAACAAGAATGCGAACATCTATATCAAAACAATCTCATTTACGGATGTGGTAAACCGTTTAGGGTATACAGAGATAACGAAAGTTCAACGTGGAACTATGTTGACATATGTGATTATATATAATTTCAATTGAAAACCAATTTACTTTCTATTAATTATTATTCTAGATACGAACAATAAAATAAATAAAACAACTAAAATACCTAAAAACAAGTTTGTTTTTGAACCTGTTTTTGATAAATCAAAAAATCCTTCTATGATTGGATTACTTGTCGGTGTAGGCTCGGGATTACTTGTCGTTGTAGGTTCAGGATTGATTGTCGGTATAGGCTCAGGGTTACTTGTCGCTGTAGGATCGGGATTGGTTGTCGCTGTAGGCGTAGGTATTTCTTTAACAAGATTCACTTTCCCTTCAAAACTAACCCTTCCTAACATATTAGGATACCCAAGCCATATAGTATCTTTTAATACGATAACATAGTATCCCGTACTATTGAAAAAATTAGGTCTGTTATTAGGATAAATTGCACTTGAAACCAGATTCGCCTTCAGTTTAATTCCATCATAACATTCGACACCAGTACCGCTCATCGTTATATACAAACTATCGACATTAATCGTTGCAAATTCAATCAGAGATTTATCAGGCACTATATACAGGATTGGTCTTTTTATATTTGTTCTCTCATCATACACAACATCCCATCTTTCAATCTTATATTCAATCAATTCCATCTTTATTATAAAAATGTTTTTTAAGAATATAGAAGATTCAAATAAGAATCAAGTATGCAAAATAATAGTGAATATCAATATGATTATGAAAGTGAACAAGAAGAAATGAATATCATAAACCATATCAAAATTTGTCGCTTTTGTGATAATAAGAAGAAGGGCAGAAGTCTAACCTTCTTTACAAGAGGACTTGATAAAGTTAAAGTTTGTTACTCTTGTAGAAATGATATTGCTGCTCTAAGAAACAATATGGTACTGACCAGGATATCAAGAAATTACAAAAAGAAGAAAATACAACAGGCTAAAACGAATATAACGCACGCCTTGAGAAATCTCAAGATTGGTATCCAAGCCGGTATACATCAACATATACTCGGATTTATATTGTAAATTTAAAATAATATAAGAAATAATAAATATGTTCTATTATTTCTTCCTCATATTTATTATATTGATTTTCAGCTTCCTATACAAGTTACAAACACATCTCATTGTAAAGAATGAATTATCTATGAGATATAATAAATGGAAGAGACTCAACTGTCTTGTTTCAACAAGTCAAAAAACTAAATTAGCAATCATTACTGTAAGCTTGAAGTTGATTTTTCAAGCTCTATGGATTACGTTCTTACAGAAAGTAAATAAAACAGTCAGGAAAATCAACAGGAACAAATACGAAATCACCTACAATATAGAAGGGAAAATGTATAAGTTAGTTGTTAATGTGACCAGAGGTCCATCACCTGTTCTTCAAATCATTAATGATACAAATGATGATGTTACCTCTCAAATCATGCCTTATCTTGGACCCAACTATAACTGGCATAATACAACATTTACACCTGAATTCTTCAGTTTTGAAAATCTAACATTTGAATTAGCAGATGGAACTGAATATTCAGTTCAAAATAAGAAAAGCATTAAATGCTTTAATAAATAATGATAGCAATTTTAAACTGATAAATAGTTTAAAATTATAAGATGTTTTTATTTAATATAACTGTTATTTCCTTTGTATTTTTATCGATTGTAAGCTCAGACAAGTCTACTTTTTTTGCAAATTCTTTTAGATTGATATCAATGTTGTTTTTTTGAGTCCAGTAATAGATAAGCGATGCAGCCACCGATTGTGGTCTTGCACGATTTAACTTGGATGACTTGTTCTTGATTAAACTATATAGATTAATCACTTCATTCTTCTGTTCTACCGATGCCTTAAACTTATCCATTATATCATTGATTATATGAATAGGCGTAATAGTAATTAAACTCGTATTCAATATCAAATCTTTAGGAGCATTTACATTTACCGTCTTTAATCCTTTTAACCCATTCTTCCTACTTAAACCAAACAACTTTATTAGACTCTCTGGAGATTGATAATTACCTGACAACTTATAAGCTAAAAAGATACAAGCAAATACAATGGCTTTTCTAGATTGACCTCGATAGATTTCACCTTTTGTTACTTCTAAATAAATCTGCTCGGCTTTGATTATTATAGGCTCACTAAAACCCATATTCTCGACATCTTTGCTTATATTCTTTTCCTCAATCTTCCTTGAATGAACACGATTTGGGTCTGATGTTCTCTTATTATCTGTTGAACCATAATATCTCCATTCCTTCTCATTCATAATCTCACGTTTAAGTTGCTCACCACAATAAGAACACGTTATAAGTCCACCCTCATTTATAGTCTCTTCATGGTCACAAGTATATATAGCATCGATATGGATTTTTGAATGTTTCAATTCAGAATTAACCTCAATATTTACTTGTTTACATTCTTGATTACTTTCATCCTGAATAATCATAACATTTTCATTGCTTTCAATATCACTTTCTTGTTCATCATTTTGCTTCTTTTGATACTGCTCGAAAGCCTGCTCAAATAATAGAAAATCTGTCATTTTATTTTAATTATAAATTATAATTAAAATCGAATTCATTTTTATTCTCGAATCAACTTCTTATTCATATTTTTTATACTTTTTTTTCTTTTCAACTGATTTATAACTTGCTGTAAATAGTTATCATTCTCACTTCCTTCATCACTAAAGTTAAATGGCTTTGCAATCAAACACCTTTCTGGCTGACATTCATAAACTTCCTCATTATCATCAAATATGAAAGTATCATCATATATAAAATCACGTATTTTAAAAATGTCACTTAATACAGTTAGATTTTTGATTGATTTTTTTACCTTTTGAGATATATCACAGTGATAAGAATGAAATATCCATTCTATCCTCCTCTTATTCCCTTTTGATAATATAATATTCTCGATGATAAATAAAGCATAATCTTTACTCGCTGCAGTCCAAATCGATACTTTAAAATGCTTAAATAAATAAGTTAAAAATTCTTGAAGTCTAGGTCTCTCGAATATATGATAATGGTTATCCATAGTTGAATATCGGAATAACTTCATTTTCTCTTCATTTTCAATATTAAATTCATTCACAAGTTCGCTTGATATTAGTGTTTGGTCTAGGTCAAGAACTATATGTAATTTATCATTCATTTATTATTATCTCGTTCTTTATTTTCTTTTTCTCTTTCTTGTCTCATCAACATTGCCATATCTAACACACTACCAGTATCACTGGTACCCGCCTTCTTTAACTTCTTTATCTTCTTTGGTGTTACGTAATTACTAGTAGAAGGCTCAATTTCAAGCTCATCTTCAAACGAATAATTTCCTGCTCCATTTCGAATTGGAATCGGAGGTCTTTTTATCTTTGTATCTTGTACATCATCCTCTTCCTCCTCCTCTTTTTCGTCCAAATCTTCAATCCTAGTCATATTTATTTTACTTACTTTTTTAGTCCTAGTTTTAGGAATGTTCATTAGAGACTGTGGAACATACTTTTCGTCGGCTTCATTATCTTCTTCTTCATCATCGTTAATTTCTATACGAGATTGTGACTTTTTATTTCTTGATTTTGGTTGAGATTGTTGAGGTTGTTGAGGTTGTTGTGGTTGTTGTGGTTGTTGTGGTTGAGGTTGTGGTTGTTGCTGTTGCTGTTGAGACTGTTGTGGTTGAGACTTTTGTGATTGAGATTGAGAATTTTTAAAGTTATCCGCAACCTGATTTACCCACAAAAAAACCTTCTCTCCCTCATACTTTTCAACAGTTCCATCATTTAAAATAAGAAGACAAGGAACCTTAGTTATTTCAAATGATTTTGAACCACAAATACGTTTCCTAATCTCCTTGTTGTCGATACATACAAGATTGATAGTCAAAAAACTATTCAACTCATTTACAGTATCTAATATGCTTAAACAACTCTTAGAGTATTTACTATATAAAAGGATATGATTCATAAGTTTATTATCCTCGATATATTGTTTTAAATGAATAAATCAAATGTTGATTCTAATAAATGGAATACGGTAAAGAAATAACTAATGAAAAGTTTCAACTCAATAACAACTACAATAAATTTGTTGGATACGAACAAAATCCAGACCTCAACAACTTCTTTTCAAACGATACTGTCACCTTCATCTCAAAAAAAGTAACTCAACTCCTAGAAGGAGTCCACCCTGAAAATAAACACATTGTTGTTCCTGATAAGAACATCGTTGCTGTAATGAACCAAGTATATTCAAACTTTAGACCTCCTGTTGGAGATATCTATTCCAGACTCCATATCACTTCTCAAAACAAAGTACAAGATTATACACCAGAAATGATAGACCAAGTCATTGAAACCATCACTAGCTACGTCAGGAATACAATGCAAATGGAAGAGAATAATAGTAAATTAACCATATGGACAACAGTCTATGGTGATTTTAATGCTCATGGTCTCAAAAGAACACCTCTTACCAAATGCGTTAGACAAAAACGACCATCACCATTCCAATTTCATATGAAATATTAAATTTGTTTCTTATTATAAAATGTATTCAAACCAAAACCGAAAGATTCATGATAATAAATACTCCAGTAAATTATCAGACCGAACAACATATTGTTGTCAATCTCCAAATACATGTGTTGTATCAAATAGAACACAAGCTGATAAGGACTTGCTAAAACAGTTTTACGAACTCAATGGATACGACCAAAACGAAATGAATTGTCAAATATGCAAAAATGTAAATTTAAATTAGTTTTTTTTATCTTATTATAATAAATGAGCATTTCTATAGTAAACGATAATCTCAACCATGGTATCTTAAATCAAGCTGTTTCTTCTAATCCTAGAATTCCTGTTGTTATTAATTCAGCAACATATGACCTTCACACCCTCAAACTTGCAGACTCAAATATGTATTATAATGTGACTGTAGTTTCTACACTAACTTTACCAGCTAATTATGCGACTTACAGAGGTCGTGTTTTGCATATTGTAAATGGTGCAGCTAATCTCGTGAGTATAGCAGCAACACCTTCTGCAGTAATTGGTTCAGTTATTGGCTTGGACGGTACATCACTTAATGGTGGTACATTACTAGCAAACACAGCTGGAAAATGGGCTTCTCTTGTATGTGATGGGTCTAGTGCTTGGTACGTTTTCGCATCAGGTTAAACATTTAAATTTAATTAAAAATAATTAAATTTATTTACTATATATAAAATGAGCAATTTATCTATTGTTAATAATGATATGGATGTCAACGTATTGAATTCTCTTTATCCTAAATACCCAGGTCAGATCAGTCTGATTACTGCAATAACTGTTCCACAAGTACTACCAAATGATGCATCATATGTATTTTGTTCAAGCGGTGCAGGTGTAATTAACTTAGTTTTACCTTCAGCAGCACCTGCAGGTAAAAATCTATTTATTGTGAACAGAACTGGTACTCCAACTGTCTCATCTCAAAGCGCAGCTGGAACTAATCTTGCAGCCGTGATTGATATTGAAGTTGATCCAAATGTATTACCAGCAGTTCCACAAGTTGGTATTTTGCCAGCGGTTGCTAGTTCATGGGTCCATTTGGTTTCCAATGGTACATATTGGGTTGCCGTTTCCAAGAGTAATTTGTTACCTGCTGTTTAATCACTTCATATGAATATGTCAAATATAAATAAAATAATTATTTTATTTATATTAATAAATGTCTTTAGTAATCGTAAATGATAATGTGAGTTTATCCGAACTCAATCAAGTTGTTGTTAATTCTTCTGTGTCAACTTTTCGTAGAATTGACCCAGTAACCAAAACTGGCACATTCGTAGTTAATGATACGTTTGATACATATATATATAATTCAGCTTCTGCAGTTACTGTAATTTTACCTTCAGCAGTTTTGTATTCTGGAAGAGCATTGCATTTCAGAAATACAACTAGTAATGCAGCTTCGTTAAGTTCAGATGCTAGTAATGTTGTTCCAATAGCAGGTGGAGCTGCCACTGCTTTAATTATTGCTTTAACAGGTCTTGGTAAATCTGCTACTCTACTTAGTAATGGTACTAATTGGGTTATTATTAGATCTATTTCTCCCGCTTAAAACAAATTTAAAGATTATGTTATATAATAAAAAAGAGCAAATACAAGATTTGTATTTGCTCTTGTAGCTCAGATGGTAGAGCGTGTGGCTGTTAACCACAAGGTCCTTGGTTCAAACCCAAGCAGGAGCGATAATTAGGTTCTTATACTATATTAGTATAAGCCCCTGTGGCGAAATTGGATATCGCGTAAGACTTCTAATCTTAAGATTGCGGGTTCGACCCCCGCCAGGGGTAATACAATTGATTTGTTGTTCAAATCTTAAACGTTATTATAATGAAAGAACTTTAAAATTTGAATGACAAGTCAATTCAAATTTTGTGAACTTATACAATGATTGTATAAGCTCCTTTAGCTCAGTCGGTAGAGCATTGGTCTTATGAGCCAAGGGTCGCCAGTTCAAGTCTGGCATGGAGCAATATATAATCTATTACTTTCGGTAATAAATTATACGAAGTTTGTGGTTGTTTTTAATACATAATTTTTACTCATTTACGAGACATAGCATCCATTATCTTTTTCATCTGTTCTTCTGAAAATCCACCTTGTTTTTTAACTGCTTCCAAATCATCTTTAAACTTTTGCTTGTCGATTCCAAGTTTCTTAAAATTCTTATCAATAAGTAATTCTTTTTTGACGTTTGAGCTTCGTTTTAAGCTTTGGTCGTTAATTTTATGTTTCAGCTTGTTTTTCAGTTCGTTATTTCCGTCCTGTTGTTTACCCTGTTGTTGTGAATTGTTCATTTACGATATAGTTATATATCGTAAACATATCTTTAAATTTATACCTTATTTCTTTTTTGTAGACTGGATTGTCCATCTGTATGTAGCGGGTGCGATTTGAATAAGATGATTGGGTTGAATATATACAATCTTATTGTAGACTGAAGTTGAATACTTTAATGATAGTTTGTATAAGTTGTCGTTCGTAAAATTGATGATGTTATAAATTGTATCGATAAGTTCAAGTATTTGTTTTTCAATTGTAGATGAGTTTAAATTATTCAATGTTTCAACTATTATAGTTTTGAAAGTCATAAAGATTTGATGTGTTTCAGCTTCTTTTTCAAACTTATTAAAAGATTTTTTTAGATTCATCTTATATTGCTTTTCGGAAGGATAAGCGTTATTAATGAGTTGTTCTCTGTATGATTCAAATGTATTTTCACCTATATCTCTAAAGTTGTTAGTATTATAATCTTCATCGACTTCAATAACGAACCGATAAAAATCTTCTAAACACGAGATTGCATCAGTCTCTAAATATCTAAATTTCAAAGGATTGTGAAAGAATTGAGGTATTTGTTGACATAATGGAATATCTCCTGGAACCCTTGGTGCATTTCCGTTGTTCATTTTCCTTTGCCAGTCATAGAAGTGAGGATTATGTATTCTTCCATTTTCAATTCTTCGTGTATTCCAATCAAATGCTGTGTGACAATTGATACACCACATCTGATTACAGCCTTCTATTTTGTAGATGTTGATACCGCATTTAGGGCACGCTTTCGTTTCTTTTTGAATTGCTTTCATTGTTTCAACTAGATTGGGGTCGCATACGTGTTCGCCTAGTTCTTGAGATTTGGTTTCTTCAACTTCAATCTCTTCTTTTTCTTCATTATCGATAATTTCAGCGTCATTAGCAATTCCTTTTTCTTCACCACAATGTTTACAGTATTTGGTCTTACAGGTTCCACATATCCATTTTGTAGATAAGAGTCCTTTACAGTTTGTTTTTCCACAGTTTCTAATAAACTGTAACTTGTCTTTATTTGAACCCGATATCAGTTTACTTTTTCTCGCATTGAGATTAATTATATCTCTTGAGAAATTTGTGAGTTTTTCTCGTAGAACCGATTCATTATTGGTATTGATGAGTGGATATTCACCGCAAAACTTGTTATATTTCTTGAGAGAATCACATATTCTAAACATATAATCGAAGTTGAACATCATTTGTTCTATGGCTCGAATTCGTTGAGTAATAAGTTCAGCTTCTTTATGGTTTTGAATCTTGATTTGTGTTTTAGGAAGGAGTGATTTCTCCTTTTGAAATAGCTGTTCAAGTTTAAAATCTCTGAATTTAGAATAGATTGATTTTCCAAGTGTTTCAAAGATGTAGTTATCAGACCATGTTTTATTGCAATTTTTAAACATGCATGTAGCATTGCCTGTTGTGTTAAGGAGATAGTAGGTAACACAGGAACTACAGCACTTTTGAAAGCAAGCGTGGCATTCAATTGGTTTTCTCATTTGAGATGTATATTTTTCATAGCATATTTGACATTCATTATCTTCTGAATTCGCTTTGGTTTCCTGTGACATTTCTTTCTTTATTAAAACTAATTTTTATATCAAATCAAATTTATTTCAACGATATTTTGAATTGTAAATGTGGTATATAGATAAATATCTACCGAAGCATAACGTAGCTTTTGAATGGTAAAGAGTATATACTTATGATTTGAACTTACAACTTTGTAGATAATAAATATATAGAATTATCTCCTTTTTTGAATTGTAAAAGAGTTTATCTTTTATAATCTTACTTTGAATTGAAGTACAACTTTAACTTATCTTCTTTACTTTTACTTTTGGAGATAATAAATATATAGAATTATCTCCTTTTTTGAATTGTAAAAGAGTTTATATTTCGTCTGACATTTGTTGATAACCAGATGAGAACATTTCCATCTTCATTTGTGAACGAACATTGAAATCGAAGAATTTAAGTTTATCGTATCGTAATTGAATGATTTTACACTTGTTAGAAGCTTTGGATATTCTATGTTCAACAGATTGTTGAATGGGGATAAACATAACCTTATAGATTAATTCTAGGGTATTCATATTGGGTTCGAATTCTTTTATCTGTTGTAATAGATTAATGCCTAGGATTTTGTTTCCGATATTGTCCGCATAATCAACAGGAAAGTTATCAGATACACCACCGTCGATATAGAAACTGTTACCGTATTTGTAGTTTTCAAAGATAAGAGGGAGATTAGATGTCATTCTTAAAGCTGTAATACAAGGTAAATTAGGATAATCTTTATAGTTTAGAAAAACATTTTTTGATTCAGTTAAATCATAAGTTGTACAAACCAGTTCTTTATCAAAGTTGGTTTTTAGGTCTTTTAATGTCGGTAGATAACCAATTTTTAGAATGGTCATTTTCTCTACTTGTTCTTGAATAACGTTAAAGGAGCATGCTCCTCTCCCTTGAACAAGACTGAAAACATTAAAATTCTGCATCTTTTCAAGGAGTTGTTGTGTACAAACGTAGACGATAATTTCTATAGGAGTATAGCCGATAATAAGAAGGTAGCAAATCATTGCTCCCGATGATGTTCCAATGTAGTATTTAAGGTTGCGATGTAGATAATTATCATATACATATTGCAGAGCTCCTAATGTAACTATTGATTTAGCAGAACCACCAGCTAAAACAAGTGTGTCGTAGTCATGATATACCAATTCGATTTCAATCTTACTTTTTTGAGATTTAGATTGATTGATTTCGGAATCGTTTTGGTTATCTACTATCGATTCGATATTGATTTCTGGTTTGATTTCTATATGATTAGTCATACTATCTTCATCTGTTGAATTCTTTATTTCTTCCATTATTTGGTTTAAAATAGTTTCTTTTTATATCATTTATAGATTAAGGACTTTTTTCGATAGGATTATCGTTAGAATCAATAGGACAACGATTATAATGATATATAATGTATTATCGTTGTGATAGAATTTGGAACATAAAGGACAGTCTTTAATGTGATTGCAAACATCTAAGCAATTGAGTTTTGTTGGTAACGGTGTAGGTTCGTAGAATTCCTTTTGACGAATAGGTTGTTCTTCAATATAAATTTGAGCTTTATTTCCTTGATATGGTTCAAAATTATTTATGTGTTTCATATTCATACTATTATTATTATTCATACTATTATTCATACTATTCTTATTATTCATACTATTATTATTATTGTAGTCTTGTCGTGAATGATTCCTGATATATTTATTCATTTTTGGTTCTACATTTCCCATACCGCTTTCCCCCATCTTATATGAATTTTCTATATCAGAAAGCTCTGGTAAATCCTCTATTCTAGTTACATTAGGCAATGGCATTTATTATATGATATATAATAAATTTCAAATTACAAAACTTTATCTACACTTTCAAGAGCACCTTCAACCCATCCTTGATAAGTACTAATCATTTCACCTACAACAAGTATATTTTCTCTCGGATGTTGAGCTCGTTTTATGAATGATTCAAATGATTTATATTTTGGAAATAATGGTTTATAATAATGAGTTCCTTCTTTCCAATTGTATACTTTCATTCCCGACATCGAAATTTGTCCTTGAATTCCAAGTGCTTTTTTCAATAATCGAGAAAAGTAATTACGATTTTTTAGGTTGTTCTTCAGTCTTGATTGTATAGCTAAACTATGTTTATTGTCATTATAGGCTATCATGTACACTCCATTCTCTTTATTCATAGGTATTACCTTTTGAAGTGGACCTTTGACAACTGTAAAAGTATGTAGTTTTTTATTTATAATTTGAGCTGATTGACGGTTAAATTTTCCGTAGATTCTAACGAATGGTTGACTTTGAATATAATCATATATTCGATTATTTAGTAATTTTCGAACTGTATTTACGGTAGAAGCAATAATAATTTTTTTACTTTTAAAGATTTTAATACTTTTCATATTTTTTGATTTTATAAAAAAACAGTTTCCTTTTCTACTGATTTTTATTACATTTTGTTTTGTCTTAATATTTTCGTTTCCAATTTGATTAGCAAGTGATTCTGTTAACTTTTTCCATGGAACAGAGAAAGCCTTCCAATTTCCTGCGTTATCTTCCATGCCGTATCGATAGAGAGTATTCTTGACGTCTTCATTTTCATAGTCTGAATAGCCTGATGAAAGGACGAATTTATTATACTTTTTGATTCCTAGTTTTTCAATAGCAAATGTTTTGAAGGTTGTATGAACTGGATTTTTTTCGTATTCAATTTTCAAGTGTTCAATAGCTTTCAATATATCGATTCTTTTGAATCCACTGGATACTATTTCAGATGTATAAAAATGAACTGGAATTTGTAGTTCTTTTAAGAGATTGAGAAGTCTCTTATCTTTTGATTTTCTACCAACACCAGCTCCTGAAAGAATAGTAGAACCATAGAATTGGTCTGAACCAGCTCTTCCACCAATTGCTTTTTCCCTTTCTAAAATAAGTATATTGTAATTTGCATTCTTTTGTTTGAGTTTATAAGCAGTGTACAATCCAGCAATACCAGCTCCAATAATAATATAATCATACATTTATTATATTAAGTATTTTATTTGTAGTAATAAATGGACGATGATGACTATATAGATGAACCTGTTTTTCAACAGTCGATAAATGCATTTGCTCAAGCTGGTTTTGCTCCTCTTGGTTTAGGCACATTAGATGTCCTTGGTATGAATAAGAAGTTTGATGCGAAGGGACATTTCAAGGAGACAGTCAATGCAATCGCTCAACAACTGAGAGAAGATAGGATTAAACTATCTGGAAATGATTTGGAACAGCTAATTGAGACAGTAGATATATTGAATGAACCACAATATAAAAATCCAACTGCTTATCTACTGGGTTATATCGCTTCAGAAGGAGGGAGAGATATAAACAGAAAGAACGTAAATAATGTTTTTAAAAATGTATTGAAATCAGTATCAGACAAGAGTGTAAAAGAAGAAGATGTATTAAGATATACACGGTTATGGTATAATCTGGTGAGGGAAAGAAGAGAATAATAATATAATTTCAATTGGATTTTCAATTGAAATTATGAATCTGTATTTAATTGTCGCTATCGCCTTCATCCATTCCGAAAGGGTCTGCATAACTGTGTTGATTATCGTCATTATAACCAAGATCCATTCCGAAAGGGTCTACATAACGGACTGGATTGTTACCATTACGTTCAGGTGAAGATGTAACGCTGTTATTCTTCATTTGAGATAGTTTAGCAGAAGCATCATTCTTCATTTGAGATAGTTTAGCTGAAGCATCATTCTTCATTTGTGCTAGTTGACCTGGTGCATTGTTCTTCATTTGTGTTAATTTAGAAGAAGCATCAGTCTTCATTTGTGCTAGTTTAGCAGAAGCATCAGTCTTCATTTGTGCTAGTTGACCTGGTGCATTTTTCTTCATTTGTGCTAGTCTAGCAGAAGCATCAGTCTTCATTTGTGATAGTTGACCTGGTAATTCTTTTCTGTTATCATATAACTTTTTCCCAAGGAAACCAATAGATAAAACAGTTGATGCTACACCAATCAAAATACCGAATGTAACTAAAGCAGAATCGCTTTTGCTGAGCACGGCACCACATTTTTTAAGTTCACTTGATACTATTGAAAACAATACAATAATAACGATACCCAAAACAAGGTTAAAACTCAAGTACATTAATTCCGATGTTGATTCAGGTGATGATTCAGATGAACAATTTCTTTTACAAAGAATATATCCGACAGAACTCATAAATAGAACAATACCAACAACAAGGATGCCTCGGTTAGCATTTGCCAATTTATTTTGCTGGACACATTTACTACTTTTTTGTATAGCGCTACTCAATTTAAAACTAACTAGAGTCAAAAATAGACCTAGGACTCCTAAAACGTATGATAAAATAGTATTATTTAGTTTCATTTATACTAACAAAACAATTATTTTATTTTAAAATAAATTTTAAAATAAATAAGTATAATTAACCTCGTCATTTTTGAATATTCTATGCGGTAAAAGTAAATGGAGATTATCGTTCAAAAACTCAATCATTTCATTTCCTTCCTCTTCATCTATCGTTCCTATATCGATATTTATTTCGACTTCATCATATCGTTTCGAGTCTCTTTTAGTCCTTGTTGAAATCGATACAGCTTTTGCTATCTCTTCAATTGAAAATGAACTTGAAGGAGTAAAAAATGAATTGACAAATATAAATGAGTTTTGCAATTTGATATGCAACGTCGAGTCTAAATTCAAATTGGTCATTTTTTTTGTTAACATATTATTATTTGAATTGGAATTCATGATTGGTTCGTCGTTTATGAAGTTATATTTATCTAAAGAATCCATATTGGAATTCAATTTAGAATCTTGTTTTTTCTTTATCTGTTTTAATTCTTGATTGCATTTGTGTTCATCTTCTGTGTCTTCTAAACAGAACCAACATATAGATTTACGATTGGTTTCAGCCTTTAATTTCTTGAATTGAAGAATCCGATTGTATTCAGTTTGTGTTTTATTGGCATGACAGGTTGGACATAAAGCCATTAGGTTAATAATATCATCGTTATGGCATATACTAAACGGAACAATATGGTCTACTTGATAAGAAGGAGGTAATGACTTTTTACAATATCCACATTTCCAGTCTTGAGTCGAACTTACAAATTTCTTTTCTCGTTCCGTTAATTTCCTTTTATTTAAACTCATTTACAGTTTGATTTGTTATCATTTTATAATCTTATATTTTTAAATAGCATTTAAAGAGCTACTTTTCTTTAAATGTTTCTCTATCCGGTACATGAAATATATGAAATAACGCATCCATATGACAGGGTGAATCAATCGCATTATAATCCCATCTTATGTTTTTCCAGAAAGGAAATGTCCTCCATATGAAGTTAAAAACCTGAGCTTCAGAACAGAACGTAGGTTTATGATAAGCCAGACAAGAATCAAAACTAGCAAATGAACTTCTAAACTCATCTGTCCACGCAAAATCAGTCCAAATAGATATATCATTAAATGAACTCAGAAATAAATGCAATATTTCCTTCCTACCATAAACCAAAGTATCCATACAAAAATAGATTGTATTATCAATATTAATATCATTCTCTAAAAGTAATATTGGTCTCAAGCTTATAATCTTCGTATCGAATAGACGACATAACAATATATAATCATATTCATCGACCGAGCTACCCAAGAACAATTCCCAGAGAACATATCTTCTATACCACATATTAGCAGTAAACCACATCTTATCACCCCAACCAGCTTTACCTTCTCCAATACTGATAAAATGGTTCATTATCTCCTTATCCTTCTTATGATACCATACTAAGTCTTCCCAATAAGATATGAGCTTGATTTCAACTTGTTCATTCATAAAAATATTTCGAACTCGATTTACAGTTAAATCAGAGTAATTTCCTCTAGGGTCCCTATCTGTTAAGATATATACATCATATACAATATCAGCTTGATTATTGAACGACTTTTTTATCTCTTTTAAATTATGTTGTAATATGATACTTGCTGTTCTAAATTGCCCAAAAACTAATAATGCTACTCGTTTCATTTAAACTGTTGTAATTTTTTTTTATATAATAAATGAGCTTTTGTAAAAAACCCAAAAATATCAATGCTGATAACCAAAATCGATTAGATGCTTATCTCTTTGGTCCTACGTATAATCCTGCCGATATAACAATAAACAATAAAGGAGATAGATGTTTAATCAACATCGGTAATCAAGGTCCTAAAATCAGTACTAATCCCAACTGTTACATGTTTTCTATGAGTGATAGACTTGGATCAGGTAGTTATGGAACTGTAGTCAAATACATCGATACTAATAAACGAGTTGCTTTTGCAATCAAGTTTACAAGTAGTAACGAGGAAGAAGAAATATCAAACGCCCTAAATAACTCCAATTGCAATACTTTGAAAGTCAGACATTCAGGCAAGAATTGGACTGTAGCAAGTAGCATTTCGAAATTTTCTAATTTTTCATACTTTATGGAACTTGCGGATGGAGACCTATCCGGATTTCTTATGGATAATAATATTACTCCTGAATTGAAAAACAACCCAAAAATATTCTTAGATATAGCTGAAACAATCAGGAATCAATTGATATGTCTCTTTCGTCTGGACAACAAGTATGTTTACACCGATATTAAACTAGGAAATATACTCTATAAATGTGATGAAAACAATGTCATTCATTTTATGTTGGGAGATTTAGGTTCGGCTGTTCCATCAGCTTCGGGAGATTATGCGGCGACCTATCCTCCTGTCAACTTTTCTACAGGACTTTTCAAACTGAAAACAATGAGAGAAAAAGAATCCACTCTTGCATGGCAAATGGGTATACTATTATTACTATTATTCCCATTTTATATGTTTTCTACTCGTGCTCAAGTAATCAAATATAAGAATGAAAATACAGATAAGTTAACTTGGGGAAGTATTAAGACTGTAAACGCTTCTGATATTGAGAAATTTAAAGTTAATTTAGACCAACTTGAAAATGGTTTATACGCGGAAACCGCTTTGAAAAGTCCTAATTCACCTTTGTTTAGAACCTATATCGATAGTAATCTTTCTATAAGAGAAAAATCTATATATACCCCTATTATCAGTGATGATTTGCGTCAATCTATTCAGATGACACCACCTCAACCTCAATTTGTACCACAACCCCAACCTATGCCTCAACAACCTTCTCCTTTTCCTGAACCTATGGCACAACAAGCTGTAAATCTATCAAAACTAACAGTTGTTCAACTTAAAGATATAGCTAAAAATCTAGGTTGTTCAGGATATAACAAAATGAGGAAAGTCGACCTTATCGCGTTTCTCTTTCATTGTAAGAAAAATGCAGGTAGACCACCGGTAGGAAGACCTCCTGTTGCCAGACCACCAGTAGGAAGACCTCCTGTTGCCAGACCACCCGTAGCTAGACCACCCTTAGGTAGACCACCCGTAGTAGGAAGGTCTCCTATTTCTAATCTATCAAAACTAACCGTTGTTAAACTTCGAGAACTAGCGAAAAAATCAGGTTGCAAAGGATACTCAAAACTATTAAAAGCAGAACTTATTACATTTATAGTCAACTGCTAATACTCTTCAAAATTCAATATAAATTTATATTGAATTCATCTTTTATCTTTACCTATTTTTATAAAGTAATATACAACAATTCTTCTGTACATATTCAATATTATTCTCAAAATTGACTTTAGATATTGAACCATCATCACAATAATTCCATTCATCGTTCAGTTTAACTAACGAAGCATAATGTCCGCTATTACTAGAATTACCGTGATGGATTAAGATTCCAATGAGTTGATAATGTTTATTCAGTTTTCTTTTATCAGAACCATTCATACTTTTTTGTAAATCAAGAGGATAATCAATATCAAATTCTTTGTCAATTCTCAATGTCTTGTAAACCTTGTTTGTATCATACTGGCATCTTCCAACCTTGATAAATAAGTATTCTGGTAATTTGGTGAATATAGTCTGGACTTTAGCTTTTGGTGAACTACAGTTGCATTCGGTATTCAAGTTATCTACTTCATGTACAGATATGATATTGGCAAAAAGTTCCTGAAAATCAATATCTTCTTTTGGATTGTTGTTCAGTTCATGAGATATAAGCATACTCTCCTTTTGTTCGTTACAAATTCTATAGTTATTACAATTTGAACAAAAAACAATTTGATTAAAGACTGAAAGTAATTTGTTTTTATTTTTTATTAGTTCAACATATTTATCAAGTATAAATTGAACGACCTCACAACTATCCTGTTGGGAACCAGAAGGATACTGTAAATTATTGGCTACAAAACTATAGAGTTTCAAATACTTATTTATCTCTTCTTGATTTTCTGTTTGAAATAAAGACTGAATATGAGTAATAAAGCAATTCTGTTCATTATCCTCATCAGTAAAACTAAAGTCTGAAATTAGTTTACACAATTGTATTGCGGAATTGAAATAACATGAGTTTCCTATATTGGGTAACCCTTTGATTGATTCCATATTGTAGTTTTAGTTTTGGAGTTTTTATTTAAATTAAGTTATCCTGTCTATATGTAAATGGCTTCTATAATTGTCAAGATGCTTGAAATTCAAAATCAAGTAAAGATATATCATTTTCAAACTGGTTCTTACGCTAGACATATGGCTTCCGATAGATTGTTTAGTAGTTTGATTACAAATATTGATAGATTTGGAGAGGTATTTCAAAACTCTAAAAGAATCAGATTGAACAAAGGTTCAAAAATTGTAGTCAGAAATCTAACCGATAAGCAGATGTATAAATATCTATCTGATTTTGCAGAGTGGCTTTCAGTTGAACTTCCTCAATTGATTTCTGGAAGTAGAAAAGACGGAGTTGACTTATTGAATATACGAGATGAGATATTAGCTGATGTAAATCAGACATTGTATCTATTTTCATTCGAATAATAAATTTAACTTGATTTGCAAGTTAAATTTCCCTTAGAATATTATTTTATTTACTTATAATAAATGAGCTTTTGTAAAAAACCCAAAAACATCAATCAAGATAACCAAAATCGATTAGATACTTATCTCTTTGGTCCTATGTATAATCCATACGATGTAACAATAAACAATAAAGGAGATAGATGCGAAATTCATATTGGTAATCGAGGTGAAAAAAATAATAGTAATCCTAACTATTATTTGTTTTCTAGTAGTAATACCCTAGGTTCAGGCGCTTATGGTACTGTATTAAAATATGTTGATGCTAATAAGAGAGTTGCTTTAGCTGTAAAGTTTACTTCTGATAACGAAGAAGAAGAAATATCAAATACCCTCAATAATTCTAATTGCCATATTTTAAAAATGAGACAATCAGGTAAAAACTGGAGTGTACCCAGAACTATTTGGATGCGTCTTTTCTCTGGTTTATTGTCAACCGCAATTTCTGGATTTTCATACTTTATGGAACTTGCAGACGGAGATCTATACGGATTTCTTATGGATGAAGCTATTAGACCCGAATTGAAAAATCATCCTAAAATATTCTTAGATATTGCAGAAACAATCAGAGTTCAATTGTTATGCCTATTTAATCTTAACAAAAATTATGTTTACACCGATATTAAGCTTGCAAATATCCTATATAAATGCGATGAACATAATAATGTTCATTTTATGTTGGGAGATTTAGGTTCGGCTGTTCCATCCGATTCGGGAGATTATATAGCAACATATCCTCCTGTCAACTTTGGACAAGGGCTTTTTAAACTGAAAACATTACTAGAAAAGGAATCTACACTCTCTTGGCAAATGGGTATATTACTAATATCGTTGTTTCCGTTTTATAAGTTTTCTACTAATACACAAATACTGAAATATATGAGTGATAAAAGAGACAAGTTAACTTGGGATCGTATTGCAACTGTGACATCAGCCGATATTGATAAATTTCAAGTTCATTTGGACCAACTTGAACGTGGATTATTTTCAAAAACTGGTTTAAAAAGTCCTAAAACAAATTTGTTTAGATCCTATATTGACAATAATCTCGAACTTAGAGCAAAATCAATATATACATCTATTTCATCCGGTGAACCAGATATGATTAATCGACCTGCACCTGCGTCTGCACCTATATATGTATCACCTCAACCTACAGCACAACAAGTTGTAAAACTAAAAAAACTAACAGTTGTTCAACTTAGAGAAATAGCTAAATCTCTAGGCTGTATAGGATACAGCAAAATGAAGAAATTTGATTTAGTAGTATTTCTTTTTAATTTCAGTAAAAATCAAGGTAGACCTTCAGCCAGTGGTAGACCACCCTTAGGAAGACCACCCGTAGCTAGACCACCAGTAGCTAGACCACCAGTAGTAGGAAGGTCTCCTGTTTCTAATCTATCAAAACTAACTGTTGTTAAACTTCGAGAACTAGCAAAAAAATCAGGTTGCAAAGGATATTCAAAACTACTAAAAGCAGAACTCATCAAATTTATAGCAAAATGCTAATACTCTTCAAAATTCAATATAAATTTATATTGAATTCCAATTTGTTTTATTTAACTTCAAATTCAGGTTATTTATAAACTAATATACAACAATTTTTTTCTATGTATTCGATATCATTATCAAACCATCGTCACAATAAATCCAATCTTTCATCAGACTGATATGAATAACAAAAATTTAAATTTAGTTTCTACCGTTTCTTGAAATATATTTACTTATAATAAATGGCTAGTATATGCAAATTAAGAGATGAGAATTCTGTCAATCAAAAAATATTGGAAGACTATTTATTTGGAGATAAATATAAATTATCTGATATTGAAATTCAGTTCAGTCGTGGGAAACTATATGCAATTAATATAAGAAACGTAGATGGAATAGATGAATTTAGTTTACAAGGAGGAGGACGACCGATATTGAAAGATTTTGATGAGGTAGTTAGAGTGTATACTGACTTTTTTACGAAATCTAATATTGCGATTAAATTTTCTAAAAAAAATAATGAAGAAGCAATCTCAAATCAAGTTAGAAATAGCGGTTGTGATGTTTTAAAACTAAGATATCTTGGAAAAAAAGTTGAAGCAGAAGATGATAAAATATATCCGTATTTTATGGAACTTATTGATGGGAACATTTTTGATTGGAGAGGAAAGATGAATAAAAATTATCCTAACGGAATTCCTAGAAAAATAATTTTCAATGTGCTTGAAAAACTATGGAAACAAATGAATTGCCTGTTAAAAAATGGCAAAGTTTATACTGATATTAACATAGAAAATATTCTATTCAAATGTGATAATCCTCTTAAAATCGGAGAAGATGGAGTTCGTTTTATCCTTGGAAATTTAGGTAGTTTAGTAGTAAATGAAAATGGCGAATCGTATTCATCATTCCCTCCTTTTGAATATAAAGATAAAAATGGTTATATTCCGGTAGGGAAATCTGCAAATTCCGATAAAGCTATATTAGCCTGGCAATTTGGAATATTAACCCTTTATCTAAGCATCGACATGGAAGGAATATCACAATCGCAGGCTAAAAATATAAACGATTACTTATATTTATACATGAACATAATGAATTTCAACGATGATGCAAAGATTAGAGATTTTAATGATAGAATACAAAAATACAATAATATGACTGTTGTAGATATCAGTAAACTACTTGATTTAGACCCATCCAACAGAGAATGGAAAGCACCAGTATATAAAGAACAAACAGAAGAAGAGGCTGAAAAACCATCGAAACAAAATAATGAAATATTACCCATATTTCCAGTTGAATCTGAAGGAAACCCAACTCAAGATGTAAATTGTTCTTATAAAAAACTATCATTAGATGATATATACAGTCATCTATCAGATTGTTCTGTCAAGAATTATAGGAAGATGTCTCTTAAACTACATCCTGATAAAAATATTGGTTGTGAAAATACAGAACTTATCAATCAACGTTTCAGACTATTAGGACAATATGAAGATATTTGTAAACAAAGAAATAGAGTTCCATTTTCTCTTGATAAAAAAAGTTCAATACAAACTCCTCCTAAGCAACAAACTCCTCCTAAGCAACAAACTTCTAATATGAATAATAATAATCAAATGATTATGTGGGAACCACCTGCTCCTGTATCATTAAATCAACCTACTCCTATATCATTAATACAAAATACCGCTATGTCATTACGAAAACCTAATCCTATGAAAAATAATCAAATGATTATACGGGAAACACCTTCTCCTATGGTTGCAAGACAATCTACTCCTATGGTTGTAAGACAAGCTACTCCTATGGTTGCAAGACAAGCTACTCCTATGGTTGTAAGACAAGCTACTCCTATGGTTGCAAGACAAGCTACTCCTATGGTTGCAAGACAAGCTACTCCTATGGTTGTAAGACAAGCTACTCCTATGGTTGCAAGACAAGCTACTCCTATGGTTGCAAGACAAGCTACTCCTATCAATTATGATCATTTTAAATTTATAGTTCCAATACCAGTAAGAAAGACGGTTAGAAAGTCACCGGTAAGAAAGACGGTTAGAAAGACACCAGTACGAAAGACGGTTAGAAAGTCACCGGTAAGAAAGACGGTTAGAAAGTCACCGGTAAGAAAGACGGTTAGAAAGTCACCGGTACGAAAGACGGTTAGAAAGACACCAGTACGAAAGCCCGTTAAAAAGTCACCAGTACGAAAGACGGTTAGAAAGACACCGGTAAGAAAGACCGTTAAAAAGTCACCAGTACGAAAGTCGGTTAGAAGAAGAGTTTAAATAACCAAGTTTATTAGTAAATAATTTTAAATTGTATTGCAATTTAAAATTTATTATTCTGCTTTTGCTTCAACTTCATCTTGAATTTCAAGTTCAAAGTTAAGATTATTTAAATCGTAGTTTTTGATTTCACCACCATGTTGAACATATATTTCCCTTCTAGTTTTAAAGTGCTTTTCAAGAATTCCATTTTTATCTACAAAATCATATACAATTGGTTCAGTATCCTTTTTTCTAAAGATTCTCCCAAGATATTGAATAAAATACTCTTCAAAATCAGATGCTAATAGCAATGTATCTAGTTTATCGTGGTCAAAACCAGTTCCGCACTTTTGACCTGTAGCAATTAGAATTCTTGCTTCTTTATCGAATACTTGATTATCACCTAGGAGAGAAGTTGCATTTTCACCATATTCAATAAGTCGATTCAATAGATATTCACCTTGTGATATTCTTTTTACAAGTACTAGAAAGTTTCTATCAGAATATAATATAATGAGTTTAACAATCAGTTCATTTCTTTCGTAATTATTGGCTTGTTCGTCGATTAGGGCGCTCCAGTTCATCTGTCCGTTTGAATTGTATTGTATTTCTGGTTTAAAATTGGTTCTAATCTTGTAAGCCGTATGAGGTCTCCATAGTTTTCTGCATACTTTATTTGGTCCGAAGTATATATCGATAAGTTTGTCAAGACTATCAGGTCGGTAAGGTGTTGCACTCAATCCTAATATATATCTTGGAAACACATTCATTAGAGATTTCGAAAGCGATTCTGCCATAATCAGATGAATTTCATCTACGATTACCGTTCCAATATCACTAAAAAATGTTTTATTTAATTTTGGGACATTGATAGCGTTTATAATATAGAAATGAGCATCTTGTTTTTTGCTTTTAGCAGTTACAATTTGGATTGATGCTTCTGGACAGAATTTAATGATGCTATCTTTCCATTGAGTGATGAGAATAATTTTGTTGACAATAATGAGTGTTTTAAAGCCTATTCCGATAGCCATATTGATAGATGTGCACGTTTTTCCAAATCCAGGATAGGCACTTATGATAACCGAACCGGTTGAACTAAGAAACTTTAGTGCTTCCTTTTTAATCTGTTTTTGTTCTTCTCTTAACGAACCACCAAAGGTGAGAGAATTAAAGGTTGGAAATGAGTCTCTTTGTGGTCGTAGGAGTTTCATTTCACTTGAGGCGAAACCTAAAGGGAGAATGACATCATTATCTATTATATCGTATGGGTAGTAGGAACGGCTGTTTTTAGGACCAAACTTATTTGAGTTTTCAATCTTGATTTCAAGGTCATTATCAACTTTATATTTCTGTTCATATGATAGGTTATCGATTGGAATTCGAATAGACATTATTTCTAGATTATTTATTATTTTATATTGAATTTCAATTTAAATAAAATATTTAGTTCTAATTCAAATTGAAACTTATAAATTAACTTTTTGATTTTTAAAGATGGGTTCAATTATAACTAATAATAGTATGAAAAACAAGTATGCTAATCAAGAAAATATATCAGGATATGAAGAAAAAATGGAAGAACAAAGGGTTGAATATAATATAAAATATAGTCCTGAAGTTCTAGTTATAGATGACCCTGACTTTATACATACCGATATAACGTTCGATATTTATAAAAAATCAGTTCAAATCAGATTGGATAAAATAAGAAACAAGAATAGTTGTATTTATGAATTAGATGATGATTTGAGTTATATTGGAAGGGAGGTTTATGATAATCAAAATAAGAAGGATATTGACCTTTGTAATCTTATTAGGTCTGATTTTGTATTTGGACAGAAGTTAATTTATACTGAAATAATTAGTACAAATACGAAAACAAAATTTGAACTGTATATGCTTTACTTTATTGATAAAATATTCTTTTTTATTTTCGTATTATCTGAAAGAGATTACAGACTATATTTTAAAGAATACCTTTTTGAACTGAATTTGAGTTTGATATCAAAGAAAGATATTGAACACGTAATATTGTTGTCATTTCGTAAGTATTATATGTATTGTAATGAGTTTAATCCGAAGGTGTTAAAGGAAGTGAAGGAAGAATACTATCTGTATTCTATAAAAAGATTTATATCCAATAAGTTCATGGTGATTGATTTATTGGATATAGGTTGTTTATATGTATTAAAACAGTCTGGATGTCATATTGATGGTTTATTAAATAGTAATATATTGCTTAATAATCCGATAATTGAGTTTCATTTTCTGATTGAAAAGCAGATTCAAAAAATAATAAAAATATAAGTGAATTTGCAATATCATTTGATATTGTAAATTATAATAATGGGGATTCCATTTGAGAATATATATACCAACCTAAAGTTAAAAATTTAAGGTAATCTTCGTTTGAAATTGTGATTTCTTTTTTCCTTTCTTTGAATTTGTAGCAAGTATAAAATTCACAGATAGCATGATGCTGTCTGGTTGATAGGTTATCTTGTTCTACTTTTATGATAAGGTTTTGAAGGAATGAAATTAATTTATCTTTGCTTAGACTTTCCATATGATATTTAGAATTGGATATTCATCTCTTTAAGCAATTCTCCAAAGAGAATCGCGGTTCAAATATTGTTTAAAACCCAGAGTTGCATCTGCGTTCATACCCTTCTCTGGCATTCATAGCATTGTTAACCATGCGAGTGTTCTCGTTCATGGATGCAACATCATTTTGGGGACTGAGTACCTTGCATCTGGGGAATACATTGCCAGCCATTGTTGAATTGGCTCCAAAGCGAGGGTTGTTAGAGTTGATGCTTCTGAGGTCAGCAGAACGACTTATAGATGCATTGCGTTGCATGCTATCAAGGTCATTTCCATTATTTATACCGGAAGCATTTAGAGTAATATATTCAGTATACTTTGGTCTGAATACATCATTTTCAACAATAACTCTATCCAAAGCGCTGTTGCAACCCGCAGATTTGGTATAAAATGAATCTGGACATACAGGTCTTCCCGCAACATCTAATCCATTCCAAAGAGGACAAAGCATATTGTTTGGATTTAGGAATCTATCAGAATTAATTTTGTCAGCATAGCCAACATCTACCTTACAAACACGAAGGGCAGCATTTAATGATAAGGATGACATTTATTAATATAGGAGAAGTTTATTTTTAAAAATAAAATATAAAAAAAAATTAGCATTAAAATGAATCAGAAAAAAATTATAAGCATTAATAAAAGACAATAGGATGACAACAACAGCACAATTTCAAACTAGACCTGATTATTATATAAATCAAGAAGACTGTAAGCAGTCTAAATTTGAACGAGAAGAACAAACCAATCCTCGTTATCGAGATTTTACTCATACCCAATTTACAGCTGGAGATGAGGAGCAATTTCAACACTATCGATATCCAAAGTCTTCAGATGAAGAGAGAAAAGAGATTCAACTTGAACAGAATCTCTTTGAAAATATTCAATTGCCTATATGGGAGAAAAATCAAAACATATCAAGCGAATCTACATTGGATACATTTAGATATATTTTCAACAAATTCAAAAAAGGAATATTCATTAAAATCGTTAATAATCAATTGAAAGTCTTCTTGCCTTTTTCTAAATCGCAATTCATCAATGAATGGTCCGAAAACATCAAGGCGGACCCAAAATACCTACAATATTGTTCTCCTCAGATAAGAAATGATGACAGAATCGATAAAGAACAAAAGTATATATATGGTTTTCTAAGCTATGTTTCAACTTTGGAAAAAAGACATTTCAACCCAAGGAAAGTTAACCCTAATACCGAAGAATGGTTTGGAAACAACTGTCTTGTTCGATATGAAAATCCATTATCAGAAGGGGAAAACAACGTATCAAATGTCAAGAATATGCTAGAAGAACTATGTGCTTCTCGACAAGTTCCTGACATTGAACTATTTATTAACAGAAGAGATTTTCCAATCATAACAAAGGACTCAACGGAAGCATACCATAATCTCTGGAATAGTTCAACCAAACCTTTGGTCTCTCATAATTATGAGAAATATGTACCAATCTTATCCTATTCAACAACTGACCGATATGCCGATTATCTCTTCCCAACATGGGATGACTGGGCAAGAGTCAAAAATCAGGATGAGGGAATCTGGTTTCCACCTTCTTGTACTAATTACAATCATGATTTTAGTACTCCTTGGGAACAAAAGATACCGGTAGCAATATTTAGAGGTTCATGTACTGGATGTGGAACTACCATTGAAACAAATCAAAGATTAAGAGTTGCTGATATTTCCTTTAGAACGGAACCTGATGAAAATAATATTTCATATATCGATGCTGGTATTACCAAATGGAACGTTAGACCAAGAAAACTAGAAAATGAAGAATATCTACAAACAATAAACAGAGATGTATTCGATTTCGGTCTCGTATCATTTAAGTCACCATCAGAGCAATCTCGTCATAAATACATCATCCATATACAAGGTCATGTTTCTGCTTTCCGTCTTTCTCTTGAATTGAGTATGGGTTCTGTTATCCTTATGGTTGATTCTCGTTGGAAAGTATGGTTCAGTGATATGTTGAAACCATACGAGCATTATGTCCCTGTCAATTCGAATATGGATAATCTCATCGACCAGATTAAATGGTGCAGAGAACACGATGAACAATGCAAACAGATTGCCAAAAATGCTTTCCAATTATATAATCTCTATCTAGGAAAGCAAGGCATTTTTGACTATATGCAAAAACTATTTGTTCACCTCAAAAGTGAAATTGGAACCCAAGAATATTTTACTTATCCAATTCGAACACAAGTTAAGCATGAATATAAACATCTAACAACAGAAACCAAGTTTCCAAATACATCAAAAACTATCGCTGATATTCATTTTATACCACCAATTGGTCGTTGCTATGGATTATTGAAAGGAGTTGAATTCATTTCCAATATGTTTAATACCAATTTTGATAATCTCCCAGTAGAACATGAACTTTTCAAGAGCAAGGATGAAAGCACAATTGTCAACCTCAAACAACTAGCTAATTTTAACTTTGCTATCAAGACAACAAAGGAATGTGCAGGTCAAAAAGAACTTGAATATATACACGAAGCATTTATCGGAAATAAAGTCATCAACAATCTTTCAAAACATATTCCAAACTTTGTATACATATTTGGTTTGTACAGGAAAAACAAGAAGGTTAATGTGATAACAGAATATCTGGAAGGGGAAACACTATTTCAGTATCTATCAGGGACGAAATTCAATATGAGTGAATTCTTTTTCATTCTAGTACAAATATGCTTTGCACTAAAGGTAGCTCAAAACAGATGTGGGTTTGTTCATTATGATTTGACTCCTTGGAACATCGTCCTAAAGAGATTGGACAGTCCTGTATCGTTTGATTATATGATTTCACATGATAAAATATATCGTGTATCAACAACTGTTATACCCATCATAATCGACTACGGAAAATCTCACGTGATTCACAATGGATATCATTATGGGCTCATCAATATGTTTAATTCTTCCGTTTCACATGATATTTTTACCCTGATTATTAAGAGTATCGATATTATCCTTTCTACTAAAAAATTATCTGCAAACGAGTTCAATTTGATATTCAGACTTTCTGGTTTTTTGAGACCCTTTAGGAATGCAAAAGAGATAAAAAGTTATGTAACAAAAACGAAGAGATACGACGAACTTATAACTCTAAACAAACACGAATTAAACAAAGACCCTATCGACCTTGTCAACTATATTATGGAAAAGGGTATTTTGAGACAACAACCGTTCGAACAAGTTGATACCTACAATCAGTTTATGAATCATGGAAATCCGAGACAAGTCTTTGATTATATACTGTCTTCGTCTACCGAAGAACGACTTGAATCATATGTTGATGTTATTAAAAGATTCAAAAATTGTACATTACCGCAGTCTGAAAACATATTCGTCGAATACTATACTGTCCAAACATTTGAAAATAACTTTCAATCATTATTTGATAATATGGTTACGTTTTCAAAAGTTTCTCAAATCAATATTGATTCGGAGATTCAATTGTTCAATACCGTTTTCAGCTTCATTCAACGGGTATACAAAGTGAAAATAGATTCTTTTAAAAACGAAAGAATCGAATTCGATTTAGATACAGAGAAATCAAAAACATTAATTAAATCACCGTATACTGATAATACGTTTCAAAATAAAAGTAAAATAATGAAGCTTCTTACAGACTATAATATTGTTATATATGAAGATTTTGACCTGACAGATTATAGAGATATAGTGGAGATGGTATTTTGCTATAAAGGTAAATATGAACTAAATGAAGCTCATAAGCAATTCTATTTTGACAATTTTAAAGAGTTACTTGAAATCAATCCTTTTAATATGATGAATAACAACGCTAATATTAAAACATTAATTGCCGTGTCAAATGTTACATATAAACTTGCTTTAAGCCACTTAACCATAAACTATTAATTCCGATGATATAGATTAAAATTTGTTTAATTTTAATCTTGAAGTAAAACAAAAAATTAAAATAATTTCTTTGATATAGATAAATGTTGAACAATAATTTTATTGGAGTACTAATTGCAATTCTCGTTTCTATCCTATTTGCATTCAAATTGGATGGTAACAAAAACGATAAAAAGGAGCCTTATGCTGGAGGCATGCCCTCAAGAAGACTAGTATCACAGAAAATAGCAGCGTTTGTCCCAAATAAGGACTGTAATGACCCTAACAAAGTTCAATTTTATTCAGTATCTAATTTTAATAGCAACCCTTCTCAGAGGGGGACTAATCCAGAAGTAGGACCTTTGTTGAGAACTCAACTAAGCAACCCTTCTAGACTTTCAAATGACTTTAGATTGAAAGTAAATTCCTGTAAAACTTCTAAAGTAGAAAACTTTGAAATGGATCAAGAAGAATTCGATAACAACTACAGAGCAAGTTCTTCCTGTAAAACTGCTGAAGTAGAAGACTTCGTTGGCATGGTTGAAGAAGGATTTGATAGCAACTGCAGAGCAAGTTCTTCTTATGCATCTCTTCCTGTTGTAGAACCTAACTTTGCATCTGGAAACTATAATGATATGAAGAATAAAGATGTCATTCTATCAGATATGATGCCTGTTGGAGATATGAGAGCTGCGGTTGATGATGAAGGCAATCCAGGTAACATCTATCAATTCGAAAGATTTATGTATTCTAACTTGAAAGACAATAGAAATGTCAAAGATTCGGATTTTATTCGTGGTGACCTTGCTATACCTCCTAACAAAGGTACCTGCTGGTTTGGTCAACGAGGATATAGTTTAAGACCATCAGCTTTGGGCATGCTTGGTGGTGACGATTTAGCGAATACTAAATCATTAGATAAGATTCAAAATCCATATACTGGAAAGTCATTGTCTTCTAATCTTGGTGCAGCATCAGGTGACCTCATTGTCGATAATAAGACTGCCAGCTTTATGTAAATTAAAAATCACTAAAATTATAAAACTTAAACTGTTTTACAATTTCATTATATAATTTGAATACAAATGTATCAATAATTAACACTATGAATTCAAACTGACTATTACAATTATCATAAAACATATATCGAACTGTAAGACCAATATGATTTATAAAAAAAGATTCAGGATATTTTAATATTGGTTTCAATATGCAAATAACATCTTATGTCTCTTATCAATATCAATACACTCATTTCCATTAAACATTCACCATAATATATCATCAGTTCAGATTCACAAGAATAGGACTTATGGTGATTTCATCATTTCTAATATAACATCATCATAACGGCGAAATTGGGTCAATTTCAATCTGTAATCAATATATTTCCTTAAATTGAAAATCAAATCGTGCTTAAAGAAAATTTAGGGTATGACTAACTTGAACGAAAATATTACTATTATGATTAATGAGAAAAGGATTGATAACATGCTACGAGCGGTGGACTTGCTTAAAGAAAATGATATTCGTTTCAAACGGATTTCAAAAGACAAAATCTTGATAAGTTCAATAGAATTTATGCCTCGGGAATTATTGGATAAAGGTCGTAATGCTGTCAAAGACAAACTATTAGTGTTTCTATTACAAAAGTGCCCTGACATTGAAAAGTTATTTAGTCTCTTTCCAAACGACATTGACGGTGAGAATAAAAGACAAGAAGAAACTAAAGGAGAAAATACGGTTGAAAACCAAGATAAATCTCAAATCGATAACTTGAATATGATTAAAAGATTCCGTGATAAAAAGGTTGTAGTTAAAGGGTTCGTTCAATCTGGAAAAACGAACTTTATTATTACGGCTTCTTGTCTTTTTAATTTTCTGGGAAACAAGAATATCGTAATTATCATCAGAAATAGCACCGACGATGAACTTCAATTGAAAACCCGTATGAATTATTTCAATGAAGAGATAAAAATAGCACTCGAGGCTGAAGGAGATTTTTTCTCTAAATCAAAAAATATATTCATTGAGATTGGAAATTCAGCTCGAATCAAAAAATTAAGTGATAAACTCAAGCGATTGAGAAAGGAATATGTTCTCTTTGTTGACGAAGTCGATTTTATGGATTCTGTTGATACAAAGACAACCAACGAACTCGCGAAATTAAAGGATAAAGCATACTGCTCTTTTGGAATATCGGCAACAATAATGGACCCTATATTGAAGACTGAAGACTGCAACTTGGTTATATTATCAAAGCCTGAAAATTACAAGGGAATCGAGTCTTTTGTAACAAGAATTCTAAGCAATAAGAATTCGATTCTTACCAAGAAAATTTCAAATCCGATTACAGATGATGATAATCTCGAGTCTTATCTTGAAGAATTCTCGAGAAGAGAACCTTATTTTGTACCTATATATTCGGAGTATCATCCTGTTGATACATTATTACGAGTTTCTCTTGCATTAGACCCTAACAGAAGACTGCTTTCTCATATTGTTAAAAATTACCCATCGATTCCTTGTATGTTTTACTCTGGAGGTGGGTCGATTGAATTATATCTTCCTAATATTACAGTTCCAATTCAACTTGCAGACGGTAGTAAGAGTAAGATTAAGAAATTAAAAACAGAAATTGAATTTGAAGAACTATTTGGAGATTATCATTTCTTCAGTTCAAGTTCACCTTCCTATGTGAAGCAATGGTTACATGAAAATGGTGGTGTTACTGTATATCCTCGTATCATTACAATGGCTGGTAGTCTCGCGTCTCGATGCATTTCATATGGAGCATCAAATTTCGAACAATGTAAAAGAGAGAATAAGTTATGGTGGCATTTAACGGAGATGTATCTATGTGCATCTACAGGAATGGACCAACCTGAACTAATGCAGACCGCTGGAAGATTATGTGTTTCAACACCAAGAGGTGATAACGTCCCGTTGACTTTGTACGCGACTAAAGAGGTAGAAAAAGATTTGGTAAAAGCGTATTGGTTACAGGAGGAATTGATTGAACGAGCTAATAAGGAGTATCAAGTTTCGCATAATCCTCTGTGGAAATTGATTCAAGACATGCCTATTTACAAGCGTAAAATTCCAACGAAGAAAAGAAGTTTAACTAAGAAGGTTGATTATGAATTAAATGAGATTAGTAAAAAAGATGACGGTGGATATGATTTCGGTGATTATAAGTTTGAAAACGAGATTGAGTCAGACGAAGAGAGTAAAGTTGACCGTGTTAGAAGTTTAGATTACGTTGAAGAAACAAAGAGAAGAATCAAGAATGCGTTGAAGAATGGTCAGACATATATATCGATTTTCTTGAATCAGGTTGATATTAACGCGAGTTATACGACCGATGAATTGCTGGAATTATTGGAACGTTCTGGATTCCAACAACCGAGAAGTTATATGATTTCTCTCACTCGGATTAGTAATTATGGATTTCGACGTATTTTCGATGAAGCGGAAGATTCAAAGTGGAAGATATTTGATGACTTGAAATCATCGTGGTTGTAAATAAATGATTAACCCTGAATTCGAATTTAAATTTTATAAAATTTAAATTTACAATACATAAATGAATAGAAAGATAATATTAGAAGAACTCGAAAATACTAGATTTCCAAATTGTAAGTCAAGGACAAATATATCTTCTAAAGGTGTTGAAGCGTTTGTTCTTGGTGATGTGAACTATAGAGGGCAAAAAGCTCTGAATAATCGAGTTCGAGGACCCTCTAGAAATAACAAGAAGTTTAAGGTGTTATATGACAAATTATCAGAGTTCATGGCGAAAAGCAAGCCTAATTTTGAGTATACAACAATACAGGTAAATAAAGATGTATTTTGTAATCCACATGTTGATAAGAATAATGTCGGACCATCTTATATAATCGCATTGGGTGACTTTACTGGAGGAGAGTTAATAATAGAAGGAGAAGAATTCAATATAAAAAACAAATGGAAAAAGTTTGATGGTAGAAGAGCTCATTGGATAAATCCTTTTAAGGGAAGACGATATTCTCTTGTATTTTTCACGCATACATTTAAGCCTCCTCATCCATCTGTTAGATCCATTCGAGTAACAAAGAATAAGATATATAATAAGAAAGGAGAAATAATAAAATCATGGTAAGCAATGTAATTTTAAACTAAACATGAGTTTAAAATTATTATATCTAATTATTTTATATAGCCATTGGTGCTCTGATTGCAGGATGTGGATAATACCCTATCAACACAAAATCACTTTCTTGCATCTCACTCCAGTCCTTTGATTTAAGACTCTCGTTTAATACCAGTTTAGGAAATGGTCGTGGTTTTCTACTGAATAATGAATTGACCTGTTCTAAATGATTACTATATATATGAGCATCACCACAACTATAGATTATTTCTTTTGGTTTCATATTGCACTTGAAAGCTAAAATATGAGTTAGAACAGTATAGCTTACTATATTGAAGACATTAGCTAAAAAAACATCATTGCTTCTCATATAGAATTGGCAACTCAGATGTTTTTCATCACCTACTTGCTCAACATAAAACTGTAAAAGTATATGACAAGGAACCAAAGCTGTTTTGTTGAAATCACTTGGATTCCAAGCTGAAATCACGATTCTTCTTGAGAAAGGGTCCGTTTTCAATAGATGTTCAACATATGCTAATTGGTCAAAACCACCGATTGATTCTGTATCAACTTTACTTGTATCTGCATATTCCTGTCTGTATTGCGCACCCTGATGTCTCCATTGAAAACCATATCCAGGACCAAGAACGCCTTCATCATAATCGGTTAAACCTTGTTTATCTAAAAATTCTCTTGATGTATTTCCATCCCAGATATGGATATTTTTCTTATGAAGAATCTTTGAATCTGTATCTCCTCTGCAAAACCATAATAGTTCTTCCAATATGATTCGAAATGGTACTTGTTTTAATGTCATTAGAGGGATACATTCAGATATATTAAAGCGTAATTGAGTTCCAAATATTGAAATGGTACCAGTCTGTGTTCTATCATCTCTTCTATTACCAGAAGAAATGATATTCTTTAATAAATTCACATATTGATACTCGTCACTTCTTGTTTCACCTTCTTCATATTTCAAAAATCGATATGAATACAAACCATTTTTAGAGATATGCTTTTCCGATATTGTTTTCAGTTTAAATTTACTTGGAAAATGAGTTAGAAATGTATCGGGTTCTTTTTCAACTGAAAATTTAATATCTTTTTCATCGATTGTCTTTATGTCGGTCAAGTATATGTTCCTAGCTCTATAGATAAATAGGTCATAAATTTGACTTCCACCGATTACAAATACAACTGGTTTATAATGAAAATACATTTCCCAAAATGTTTCTAAATTCATAAAATATATCCTGCTTTCAGTATCGTTATTCTCTAACATCGAAAGATAATTTTGTACATTATAAAGTTCGGTCTTGTTTGTCAATACGATATTAATTCGTTTTTCAAGTGGTTTTTTAATCGATAAGTAGGTATTATATCCCATAACAACAACATTTGTATATTCAGGGTAATTTCCTATTGTTGTTTGCTTGAAAAAATTCATATCATCTTTAAACCTGAATAGGAGTTCATTATTTCTTCCTATAGCTAATTTATTCTTATTGAAAACTACACTGGTAATAATATTGATCATTTGTAGTTTATTTTTTTAGTTTAAATAATAAATGAAAACTGTCTATAAAATAATATTACTGTTCATACTTTTAGCTTTTTTAGTTACCATCATAATGCTATTCAGACGAAAAACCGTCGAAAATAAGTCTAAAGATACTTATGAAAATCCATTCAGACGAAAAAATTTATCTTGTAATGTATATCTTCCTAGCAAGAGTCCCGGATTAGTTTTAGATTCAATTATAGTATGTAATAAAACTAAGAATTTACCAGCTAAACCATCCTTCATTTTTGAAGATTTTGATATAGGAGACTCATATCCTAATGAATTTATGTTTGTCAATATGGATACTACCAACTTTGAAAAGTTATACTCTGAAGATTCCCCTCAGTATATATTATGTAAAACAAAACAAGCATACAACATCCTTAATGAAAACTTTACTAAAAAGGACATAAAATATGTTGGATTTACAAGTATCAGTAGAATGAAGGATGGTTTTGAGATGAATTACAATAAGTTTATCCATATATGCGGAAAATCACCCTTTAAGGGTACCATTCAACTTATTAAAGCTTGGGTTAAAAATCCTCAATTTCCAATATTGAAAATAGTCTGTAATAACTTCTTTGGAATTGTAAAAGAATATAAATCTCTAATCAAAAAAGGAGAATGCAAGAATATCGAACTCATCGATACATTTATAGATGAAGATGAAGTACAAAAATTATATAATACATATGGTATACATATATGTCCTTCCAAACACGAAGGTTGGGGTCATTATATAGCCGAAGCTAAATCTTGTAAAGCGTTAGTTTTATATACTGATGCACCATCTATGAATGAAACATTTACTGATGGCTATGATGGTGTTTCTATTCCATGTGATAACAACACCGAAGACTACTCCGTCAACGGCCTATGTCCTATTTATAATGTTACTGTTGAAAACATCGAAATTGCAATGAACAAATTATTGCTAATTCCAATTGAAAAACGAATTGAAATTGGAAATAATGCAAGAAATAGTTTTTTACAAAACGATATTGATTTTCAAACTAGATTATGTGATTATATTAAGGGTGATAAGAAAATACCAAAGATAATTCATAGAATATGGATTGATAAAAATAACCAATTAGAAAATGCCGTTTTGCCTGACCGATATAATAAGTATATCACCATATGGAAACAATACAATTCTGATTTCTCCCATAAATTATGGTCTGGAAAACAAATAATCGAACTCATTAAGGAATATTTTCCACAATATCTTGGTTTCTATTTAGGTTTAACTCCTTTCATTAAAAAATGTGATTTTGCTAGATTCGTTATCGTTTATGTTTATGGTGGTTTCTATTGTGATATTGATTTCTATTGCAAGAGGAATATCTCATATCTTACAGAAGGAGGAGAAAACTACTTCATAAGAGAACCAAAAGAACACTATATTCAAGAACAAGAACTGTTATGCAATGGCTTCTTCGGTGCTTCTAAAAATAACAATTTTGTTTTAGGTTGGATTGACAATATGAATGAAAATAGTAATGTTAAAGATGTATTGAGACATACTGGGCCAATCGGATTTGATAAATATAGTAAAACCACCAAGAATAAAATGCTTATTGGTAATACTTGTGATATTCTATCTGTTATCAGTTCTTTCAAGTTCTCTTCAGATTGCGATAGCTATAATTACGATATAGCTACCTTATGGTTTGATGGTACCGATTGGGATGATAATGGCCCTAAACGTGATACCAACAAGGTTAAAGAACTACTTAATCCAATTGACAGTTCAAACATAATATGGGATATTAATGATAAAACAGAAATTTCAACAACTGATTCAACTGCAATTTTAGATGTTTTTAATCAAGCAAAGAAATTAGAAACTGGAGGAATCATTATTTTTAGAGCATATTCAGGCTTTACTTCAATTGCTCTTGCTATAGCCTTGCGTAATATCAACAAGGAGAATATAATAGTATATGCATTTGAACCAGAAAAATCAAACTGTGACCTCATAGAAAAAGCTTCATTATTAAATTTTGTACAGAATATTAAAATCATTAGAAATGACTTTTTGAATACTGATGACCACGAAGAAACAAAAAACAACAATTATTCAAGCTGGAATGCATTTGCTAAAAATAAGAAATCGAGGAGAATATATTATACACCTGATTCTCTTTTCCTAAAAAATCAGATTGGAAAAGTATCGATTATTTATATAAATGAAAAAGCTAGTTCATTTTTAACTGGATGTAAACATATTATTTCTGAATTAAAACCAATTATAATTCAATAGAAAGTTTGTAATATCTTTTAGATATTATAAACTTATTTCAACCGGAATCGAGTATATCTATTTACCATTCTCTCATACGAGAATGAATTATAGCCAAGACACGGTCGTGTGCTTCCTGTGTCTTCTTCTCAATATTAGCTATATATTCAGCCTGTGTCATTTTAGGTTTATCCACCGCCTTGGTCTCAACCTCTCCTTTTGATTCAACCTCCACTTTACTCACCTCACTGGTCTTAACTTTAGTCACAATCGTATGTTGCTCTGCTTGTTTTCTCTCTTCAGGTGATAGAGATTTCCAAACCTTTCCATTCATAGTAATTTTCCTTCCTGTTCTAGGATTGATTATAGTTTCCATATGGCTGATTTTCAATCCGATTTATCGTAAAAATCAATTTGACACGACTCCCGTAGACTCTTACTTCCGCGATTTGAGATAAAGATACATATATTCAACCCACCTACAGTTCGAATAGACACTTGTGTTTCTAGGAAAACGGTCACACATACTATTTTGCTTTTTTATCATTTATAAAAAAACATATTTTTATAAATTGAATTATCATTCAATATTATATAAATAGTAATAAATGTTTAAATTCTTAGCAACAAAGAAAACTAGTGTCATTCCTTATGAATACAAAGAGAGAAAAATAGAATGGAACATCAGGTCTATTAACTCTGTTCTTCCTGAAGAACAAATAAAAAATCCACATCCCATCGTTAAATTATAAACTCAATAACAAGTTAAATTTATTTAAATTTAAATTGTAATCATTCCTTTTATTCTTGTTTGCTTTCTCCCGTTAATCCTTCCTCATGCTTCATATTCAACTTAGAAATCAAATGAGATATATCACAACTTTCCTGACTTCCTTTTACATTCACCGTATGAATAGGGTCGAAACCAGTATCGTCATAAGCCATTTGATAAACACGACCTGTCACATCCCTTACAGTTCCATCATATTGAATCCTCATATCTTCTGTCAACTTGATAATTCGCCTCTGGATATAACCACTAGTTGCTGTTCCCATTGCAGTATCGGAAACACCCTCTCGTCCAGTTGTACTATGAAAGTAAAACTCCCGAGGATTCATACCTTTGATAAAAGATGAACTCACAAATCCACGAGACTCATACTCCATTTCAGGTGAAACATTCTCAAACGGATAATGAGGTAGAGAACGCTTTCCGTGATTTAATAACAAAGGAATACGTTGACCTTTCAAGTTTTGCTGACCAATCAAACCCGTAATCTGAGCTATGTTGAAAAAATCACCCTTACTACCTGACTTCACAGTTGATATATAGTTATTACTCGGAATCAAACCATCTTTTGCCAACTTCAAACCAACATCACGAGCCTTATTTAAAGATGCATTAATTCTCATCTCTCGAATTCCAACGTGAGTTGTATTCGTCTTCATTGTTTCAGCCTCAAGGAAACACTTATTAATTACATCTTGAATCTTCTCTTTATTACTCGTCTCACCTGCTTCTGCCTTCTGAACTAAACAATCACCAAGACCAACTGTAAATGTACTATTCAATAACCAATTATTTGTTGTAAATATTACAGAATCAATAAATGTAGTAGCCTTGTCAGGTCCATATTCCTTATTCATCGTCTGAATCAAAGAATTATGACTTGAACTAACAACTGTTTTATCTAACGTACCCTCATACAAGACACCCTTCCAAATCTTAACTATAGGCTCTTCCGGGTCAATATTATTCTTCTTTTCGTAGATAAAATCATTAGGAAGAAATAATGAAATCAATCCTTTTCCGGTATATGCATTCACTCTCTTTCCCTTCTGCTTCAATACCATATTTATCTCTTGTATTCTCGTCAAAATATCTTCAGAAGACATATCCAAAGACATTGCAATATTGAAAAACTTATCCTTTGTTATCTTGATAAATCCTTTTGTCATCATATAAGAACCAAGACAAGAATCCTGAACAATCGCCATATTCGACTTACTCGATTGAGGTGATATCAAATTATACTTTGCCGCTGCAATCAATCGTAATTCAGCCTGTGATTCTGGTGTTTGTGCAACATGAATATTCATCTCGTCGCCGTCGAAATCTGCATTGAAAGGCTTATTGATTGCAAGGTTGAATCGTAATGTTTTATGAGGTCGAACCACAACTTCCATCGCCAACATTGAGGCTCGATGCAAAGTTGGCTGACGATTCAACAAGACAACATCACCGTCTGATAATCTTCTTTCGATAATCCAACCAATATCAATAGGATACTCACGATTCGAATGAATCACATTTTCTATATATTCACCGTTTCTCATTAGTTGGTCTCCAGATAATATTTGCTCTTTGCCACTTACCACCACAATTCTCTTATCTCCTCTTACAATAATATCATTCGGGGTCAAACGAGTCCCTTTTCTAAACCTCTTCAGATTGATACAAGTCTTCCCATCAGGCTTAATCAAAGAGTTGACTTCTCCAGAATTAACTAGATTTTGAAGTTTAGTTTTATTGAAAGTAGTAACTCTCTCAGGAACTGTCAGAATATTCGCCATCAACTCAGGAACCGCCAACTGTCCCATCTTTAAAGTTGGGTCTGGACCAATTACAGTTCGTCCTGTTTGATTACATCTTTTTCCAAGTAAGTTATTACGTAACTGACCATCCTTTCCTGTTAAACGCTCTTTGATACCCTTGATAGGACGACCGTTTGTTGTATGCTTCGCTTTACCAGCGCTGTTGTTAAAGGTTGTTAAAATACGGAAACGAATGGTTGAAATCAGCTTCTGTTTTTTAGTTTCAATAATATCCTTTTGAGCTTCCTTGCTTTCTTCAATCAATTCGATAAGATGATTGTTCGCCTTGATAATTTCGGTATACTGTATGGTAATATCATCATCACACGTATTACCTTCAGCCTTGACAAAGGGCCTGTCACAAGGAGGGATAATAGGTAAATATATAATGATGAAATTCTTAGGATGAGTCAACTTTGGGTCGAAACCAAGAAGCTTCACATCTTCGTTCGAAATGTTGTCAAATACTCGTTTGACCTCATCCGTTGAAACCATAACCGACGTCTTATTTTTGCTCTTGTAGTTATAGGTCATATAGATAGCGCTCTCAGCTACAGACATCTTAAACTTGGGTTGATAGTTCTTACAATCATCGTGACAGCAAATATCAACCTTGGTAATCTTCTCTTGTATTTTAACAAATCTGTTTTCACCTTTTGCTCGGTTCAACTTCAATAGAAAAATTTGTTCTTTTGTTAGAATCAGACGATAACACTTGAAGCAAAAGCAGTTGAGAAAACTAATCACTCTCTTATAATATAGAGGATGAATGATTGGTTCCGCCAACTCTACATGCCCAAAATGCCCGGTGCATACAAGTGCACTCTCATTACAAGTCTCGCAGTTTTGGTGAGAATCAGTGTTTCCCATCCGAGGGTCATACACCGAACCATAACCTGACTTCTTTGGGTTGTCGATTTTACAGACAGACATATTCAATATTTCTTCGGGAGAGTATATTCCGAAGTTAATAGATGCAATTTCTTTGATATCAGTGGCCATTTTACTAATTCTATGTGCTTTTACGTTTAATTTTCAATTTAAAATTTTTGTTTAATGGGTAGTGATAATTCTATTCTATCTCCAAAGTAAAGTGTGCTTCAGTTCAAAGTAATATTGTAAAAGATAAACTCTTTTACAATTCAAAAAGAAGATAATTCTATATATTATTTATCTCCTAAAGTAAAAGTAAAGATTATAAAAGATAAACTCTTTTACAATTCAAAGTAAAGTATATTATTTTCTTGCTACTTGTCTTCTTTTGGGTGATTTAGACTTCAATACTCTAGTCCGTCGTTTGGGTGATTTAGGCTTCAATACTCTAGTCCGTCTTTTGGGTGATTTAGGCTTCAATACTCTAGTCCGTCGTTTGGGTGACTCCCCGTTCTTTGTTTCCTCTCTATCTCTCATTTGCATTGCTTTCAATATACCCAAATCTTTATTGATTTCATCTCTATAATCTCCGACTGACATTTGTATTGATGTCCTTAAATATTTCATATCGAAGTCCACTATAGAACTCTTCAGATATAACTTTTTATATTCATAAAAACGAAGTTCTAATGCTAAAAGCTCCATTTCATTTTTTTGTTGTACACTAACATTTCTGTTTGTATTTTCAGGGAAAATAACTAATAATAATGTTGAATTTCTACTATTCATTCCTTGTCTTCTCATTAATATCTTTGCTTGTTCTATCTTATCAGTTTCATATTTTGAATTTGTGCTTGTTATTTCACCTGGAACGTAGTGCCATCCTATTAGATGATTACCATCGTTACTTGCTATAAAAACAGCTATGCATGTATTCAAGCCTGCAATTCGAATTGTTTTCAAACCATCATCACCAGTCATCCTTACATAGTAAGGAGAATTAGCCTCATAAACTTTAACTTTAAGACCATTTTTCATAATAGATTTTTGTTCAATGATAAAAGGTTCTGCAACCTCATAAAAATCAGTAATTTTTCTATCAAAAACTTTGTCCTTGAGTTCAGGGCAAGATTTCGCGCTTATTTTTATTGAATTTGGTTCCAGTAATACTCCAGTGTTTGGAATAAACCATTCACGACCTACTCTATCAATATCATTACGCAGACTGGAAAAACAATATAACATATTACTATTCCGATAGTTTATCAGAAAACTCATTTATTAATACTATAATAATTTAAGAATTTTATATGGTTTTCCATATAAAATTTTATTGTTTATCAAATACACATATATACACTACTTAAGATTACTTACTTCATCATCAACCGCTGAAAGTAGGTGAATTTGGTTTCACCCTGATGGAAGAACGAGCACTTGTTTGAAGGATTAACATTGCAGATGCGACCATGCAAGTCAGTCGAGATAAGCTTGCATTGAGAAAAGGTACATTCTCGAACATTCAACTCCTTCTCGCTGTGAGCAAAGTCACATTTCTTACGAGTACATTTTACACCCTGAAAGACTGTATTGCAAATCTTGGTCTTGGTTTTACAACATTCAGTCTTCTTCTCAGGTACATTCAACACAATTCCATTTCGAGAAAAGTAGTTAGCTCTCGATTCTTCTGGATGAATGCATTTGCAGAACTTGCCTTCTGAGTTATATAACACTCCGTTATGAGACTTAATAAAGAGACAGTTAGTACCGTGTTGGCACTCGACAATATTAAGCTCATCCAAGGAATGTGCAAATCTACAATTTGTTTTATGTCTGCAAGGATTGCCACTAGTGATGCTATCACACATCTTGGTCTTGGTTCTCTGTTCAGGGGAAATCTCTTCTACTTTTGGGGTAGTTGTCTTCCGAGTGGGAAGAATAATTTCAGGAGTCTGAGTTGGGTGATTGTAAATCTTGGGATTTGTTTCCTTCCAAGCATTGCAATCAAAGACACAAGGTCCACACTCAACTTTAGCTTCGACCTTGGTCTCCTCAACCTTGGTCTCAACTTCTGTCTTCATTTCCTCAAGTGTAGCCTCTTGGATAAATCCTTCGCGAACAAAGAAGGCATTCCTGGACTCGTCTTGATGAAGAAACTTGCAACCAACTCCAATGTTGACATATTTACCAGTTGAAAGCTTCTCAACTCGATTGCACTTCTTGAAGGTACAAGCCACAAGATTCATCTCGTCAAAATCATGAAGAAAAGAACAAGATGTTTTGGTGCAAGGGTCACTACCAAACTTGAGATTACGACAGAGACGGTTAATTTTAGGCTTCTTGAAAGAGGCAACACCAATTACTATCTTTGGTAGTTCAGCTACAACCACCTTCTTGATGTTCCTCTCTACTTTAGGGTATATCTGTTCAAAAGTCTTTTTCTTTGGTTTATCTCCTTTTTTAAGAATAACAAAAATATCGAAATCATCATCAGAGACAGATTGAGACTCGAAATCGGCTTTCTCCATCAGACGGCACTCGCCTTGAGCTCGGGAGATTTCGAGGTTGAAGAGCTTTGATTCCTTCTCTTTAGAAATCATCAACTCGAGTTCTTTCGCTTCATTCTCTCGTTGTTTCTCTGCAAGTTCGAATGTGCTGATAAAGCTAGAGGCTAGATTCTGAATTGCTTCTTCATCTTCCTTTTCAGCTTTATTCAACTCAGAAACCTGCTCGTCGGTGAGAGAGGATGTTTCAACCTTGGTAATATCGTCTTCTTTCTCTACGAGTTTAATTTTTTCAATAGAAGATACATTTAATTTTTCGCGGATTTCTCGAATACTCCGAGAAGCAAACTTCATACCAATAGCTTCTCCTATAGCAACGAGCCAGGCTTCGTTGTTAGTTAGAGATGGGTCATTGAAAAACTCAGCTCTTGCTTGGTCTAAAATCTTCTTTTCGTTTTTATTCTTTTTCCGGATTTCAGACTGCCGAGCCGATACAGCTTCGACAGTCTCGATTACAACCTCGGCTTTGCGAGGCTTCGTCTGTTTGAAGAACTTGAAGTTAGTGTTCTTTTTCTTTTTTGGTTCGAGTGCCTTCTCAGCCTTTTCCTTGAGAGCCTTGATTTTCTGCTCAACAATAAAAGCCTGGAGTTCAATCTCTTCTTTTACAGCATCTTCACGCATCTTCTCTTCACGAATCTCTTGGAACTTCCTAGCGAGTTCTTTAGAGGAACGTTTACGAATTGCGTCTTCTGCATCTTCAGAAAGGAAGAAACCACTTTCCTTGGATGCAGTCTGTAGAATAAGAGGAGGAAGGACATCGTTTTCGTTATCCTTCATTCTCGGGAGTTCAAAGAATGAAAACTCTTCCCAATTCTCAACTCCAGGGCGAACCCGAGAGAAGGAAAAGGACTTCCAGAAAGAGTTATAAGAATAATCATAAGTCATAGCAGAATTAGTCATAGAAATAGTTGTGTCAAAGACGGGGGAGTTCATTGTAATAAGGGGGCATCTTTCTTACCTATAATTTTAAAAAATCATTTTTTTCGACTCTTGACGGGAATCTGATATTATAAATAATTTAAATTATATTTACATTGATAAATGTCGTTTATTCAAGAAAAACCAGAAATTGTTTTTGTTATATTTTTGTTAGTAGCATTTGTGTTAGTTATAGTTGGCTTTTTTCTTAAAAAGAAAGCGAAGGGAAAGGCTCAAAATACACCTGAATATAAATCATATAATTTCTTTAAGATGATTTCAATTTTCGTTTTTGTTATTCTTTTCATTTTGTTTATTTATTTAGTCGGACCCGCAAGAACCTTAGAAATTATAGGTGAGATATTCAGAGCTAATTAACAAAAACTAATAAATTTAAATTGTAATACAATTTAAATCTTTACAATATTATTTAGGCCTTATACCAATTTAAATCTTCTCTTCTCCTTGGAAAACAATATCTCTTAATTTATTTCCAAAGAAATCAATATCAGGGTTGAGTTTGAGGCAATTTGTATCCTATATTAGGAACTTATATGCTCCTGAAGCAACTAAGAATATAACTGATGCTATATATTACGAGCAAAAAAGCAAACAGAAGATTATAATAAAGTTATTATAATTAATAAATGACATTCAACATAATAGAAAACCATTCGCTTTATTTTATTAATGGAGGTCTAGCAATCTTCTTTTTTTTAATTATGGTTTTTATTAAACTTAGGGGTAAAGCAGAGGGAAAATCACCAGATTCATCCGAATATAAATCATTTAAAGCTTTTAAGACAACGATGATTGTTATTATAGTTATTACTGTTCTCTTATTGGTTATATTATTTGGTCCACAAATATTACCAGCATTATTGGGTGGTTTAGGTTCGTAAAATTAAATTGCAACACAGTTTAATTTTTTCTATTTTATTTAGAGAGATATTCAGTTTAAATCTTCTCTTCTCCTTGGAAAACAATATCTCTTAATTTATTTCCAAAGAAATCAATATCAGGGTCGAGTTTGAGGCAATTTGTATCCTCTTCAGATTCACTAATAACTGTTTTTGTAAAATTAGGAATAGTAGTAAAAAAATCAGATATCACTCCAACATGTTTTTCACCTCCGTAGAAAATGATGTTAGTAGCAGACTCAGGTTGAGGATTATAGATTTTAGATGGGTCAAGTTCAATTCGAGATTCATATTCAAGATTCGTTTCGGTAGGTAATCTTTCTATATTATAGCTTTTGAGAATTCTGCATATTGTGTATATGTTCATGACGTTAGCCTCTAATGCAACATTAATAGGGTTAAAAGCAATATCTTTTAATAGATTATGGAGCCTGTTAATACCAAGTACATTTTGAAGAAAAAGGACACTATGTAGTGATAACAACTTGTTTCTGTAGTTATCATATTCTCCTATCATAAGAGACTCAATTTGATTTTTAAAAAACGAGAATATATAAGGCTTGTATAAATCATCTACTTGGTCATATTCTTTTTTTACAATATCAATCTCATATAGAATATAGGATATCATGTATTCTGAAAAGTCTTCAATATTATCATTCAATTCTACGCTTTCCAAGTACTTTTGGACTATAATATTTGTGCTAAGTTTTTTACAAATGAGACTCAATCCTGATTCCTTTTGAGATATGTCTTTATTTATGACGAATAATATATCCTGAATGAAGTTGATAAAACTGACGAAGCTATATTGTCTTGTATTTCTTGAATCAGCCCAATGCATCCTAAATCCTTTACACTTATTTCTTGTTGAAGTTTGAATACAATTTTTGAATTTTTTATAGATAGAAGTAATCATGCCATTGTCATCTGTATATAACCTTTCACCTTCCAAACCATACTGTTTATTATCAAATCCAATTATTTCTACATATATATCAAGAAATATATGTTGTCTCTTAGTCAGTCGAATCAATCTGATTAGGAAGTTAACAAATGAAATTATATTTTCAGGTTGAGCATCAATCCAATTTTTACAATAATTTTCTGTATGCTTTTCGCCGAATAGATATAAAGTTCTCTCTTTGCCATTTAAATCTATACCATTTAAACGATACAACTTTAAAGGTCCATTTAACCCGATAATTTTACTTTTTACTCTTTTCAAAATCGGAGCATCATCATCTCTCTTTCTTTTTTCCATTTATTATTGATAAAATAAATCAAAATATTTAAATTGTTATTCAAATTGAATAATAATTTTACGATACTACTTTCTTATTCATCACCTTTTTCTTCGTCATCACTCGGCATATTAACTATGACACTGTCCTCTTGGTCTCTGATTGTTCTAATACGGTAAGATTTCCATTTTCCAGAGACAGGAAGCCCCCATAACTTCTCAAAATACTCCTTCACATCATTCTTAACTGGTAGAGACATATTAGGAAATCCCTCCTTAAACCAATCCTTAAATTGAGCATACAACTCCATAATAGTGATGGAAGCTCCGTCAATCTTAATGATACATTCCTCGATGTATTGTCTGTAGATATCATTCTGTTTTCTATAGATTTCTGTCGCTTCTCTTACTTTAGGAGGGTCAATTCTAACTGTAACTTTCTTTCTCCATTCCAACAGATACCAAGCAAAAGCTTCCAGCATCTTAGGAATCTTGCCTGCAAATTCTGCATCTCGTGGAAACCTCTTTTGTAGTAGTTGTTCTTCAAATGTTTCAGGGCAAGCTTCTCCCGCTCTTATGAAAGTAGATTCAAAAGGGATAACACGAATACGATTCCATGTTGCTTGGTCAGAATATTTCAGCTTTGGCAACGTATTGCAAATAAACGTAAGCATAAACATTGGTTTTACTTCCCGTGTTCCCTTTCCTTTTTCAAACAAATCTCGAGCCCAATACTTATCACCTCCTGATAACTTTTTAAGATAACCAATATTCAATTCCTCTTGTTTATCTGGCTCTTCCATTGTTGCGCTTCTAACTGGAGGTGCCGCTCGTGCCAATTCAGGCGCTGCTGCACCTAATCCAGTTTTCTTACCTGTAAAGAGAGTTGTATCAAACTTAATGCTTAATTCACCCAACATCTCTTCTAGAATATTCTGAGTAATAGACTTGCCATTATCTCCTTCACCAGTCCAAAACAAGACTACTTTTTGAGTATTTCCACCGACAAAGATATCTGAATACATATCGAGAAAATAAGTTCGAACTGATTTATCTGGAAAGACTTTAGTTAAAAAATCAGTCACCATTTCAACCTCTGTATCTCCCATATTATAGTCTCTATAGTTAATAGGAAGACATTTACTGACATAATCATCAGGTCTCCCGTCTCGAAAGATATTAAGTTTCAAGTCATACACTCCGTTTTTAAAACCGATAATATATGGGTTCTGGTCCAATCTATCTTTAAACTTTCTATTATAAAATACTTCCATTGCTTCATTCATTACGTTGTTTTTGAACGGAGCAGATTTGCAATTACCATACATCTTTTGAATTGACTTTAGCTTTGTTTTTAAAGATTCTTCATCTGCTTTATCTTCTTCGTTTGCCATCTTTTGCCAAATCTCATTACCCATCTTACCAAATCGAGAGGCAATGCAGGATGAAATCTTTTCTCGTAAGAAGACACCACATTCAATCTCTTCCCATTTATGAGAAATAAACTGATACCATGTCTTACTAGGAATGGAAGCACAAACAAATATATCTCCAAAGTCTTCATAAAGTGCTTTTGCAATATCATTATGAGACCCACTCAAAGAATCTTTCAAGTATTGCTGAGACTTTTCTTGTTTATATTTTTTATATTCTTCAGGGCTGTCTTTCATTGCTAAATATCGAATTGTACCAAGAGTAGTGCCATCTTCTTTTGCAATCATTCTTTCCCATTGATAAATACAACCTGCTTCATCATATGCTTCTTCTGCTCTTGCTGAGAACTCAAGCCATAAATCTAATGCTTGATTTGACCCTTCTCCGATGTTATATATAGCAAAACCGATATTAATCCACTCATTATAATCTCTAGCTCTAAACGCAGCCAACATCGGTAATAATTTACTTGTAATCTTAAGCTCTTCTTCAACTGATACCTTAAGAGGCTTATCAATATTGTTATTTCTTTTTCTCTCTTCTCTAATCTTTTCTTTTATCGGTAAAATAAGATTGCTTTTCAGTTCCATATTATCTCGCCCATACGGAAGAATCGATAGGATACGAGGAAGATAATATTCTACTTTATTACGGATATTGATTCGATTTTCATTGTTATCATATATTTTATAATGTTTGAAAGCTTCTTCCAAGCTGATTTTTTCACAATCGGAATTATAAACAGAAGTAACCTTATAAGGGTCCATATCCTCCTGCTTTCTGCTTCCGTATAATAGCCAATGTACAGAACAACATTGTTTGTCAATTACCGTTGAAGAATCCTCAAATCCTAAATTACTAAATACATTATACTCATTTACCAGTTTCAAAACTCGTGGAATTAAGTGAACCTCTTGGTCAATCTTATTTAGAAAAATATGTGGAAAATGAAGATGAAAACCATTCTTAATATATACAGTCTCTCCTGCATCTAGAAAGTAGATTGGTTTTTCAAGAACAACACAAGTTAAATGTTCATCATTACAGTCTTCAACTATTTGACGAAGAACAGAGTGGTATATCTGAATGATAGTCATAACATTCTCTTCCGTATACAGATGGTCTCCATAAGTTATATTCTCATCCTCTTTCAACTTCAAATCAACATCAACTAATACTGGAATAAACTGTTGTGTTTTTTCACCAATACCGAGCATTGGTTCCTCTTCATTTTTGAGCTTATCACAGTACAACTCCCAGAAGGTCTCGATATCCTGCCTGTTGAATTGGAACCTTCCAACAGGATTAATCATAGATACGTGAGTATGATAAACTCCGTCTACATAATGATTTCTTAATATTTGTTCAACTGAAGAATCCATTTGTCTTATTTAATTAACTATATAAATCTTTTTCTTTATTTTTTAATTTATCAAATTCAATTTAAGCAATTACCATTTAAAATGATACTGACATTTTCGTATTATTACAGGCTCTATTTCTATTTAAAAGTTATGATAAAAGTATTAAGTATAATGTCAACTGATATTCAAGAAGAAAAACCTACTACTACATATACTCGTTTAGTATTAGAAGACAGTCCAAATGAAGATTGTGAAATTAAAGATGATTGTAGTAATTGTCGTAGTGACAATGAGTATTTTAAATCTGATAGTGATTCACCTACTACCGTTGTTGAGGATGAACCTACCGTGGATGAACTTACCGTTGTTGATGAACCTACCGTGGATGAACCTACCGTTGTTGATGAACCTACAGTTGAGGATGAACCTACAGTCGAGGATGAAGCTACCGTGGATGAAGCTACTGTTGAGGATGAAGCTACTGTTGAGGATGAAGCTACCGTTGAGGATGAACCTACCGTTGAGGATGAAGCTACTGTTGAGGATGAAGCTACCGTTGAGGATGAAGCTACCGTTGAGGATGAAGCTACCGTTGAGGATGAAGCTACCGTTGAGGATGAAACATTAAATGCCAATAGTCAACACAATGATGATACTTCTGATTCAGAAGATAGTGATGATTATTTAGAACAAATGTATCTTGTATCAATTGATAAAAAACCTAAATTTGTATTTAACTCAAAGAATAAGGCTATGAGGTTTATGGAAATTAAAGCTTTGGAAATAGCCGATAACTGTTATAATGAAGATGATTCTTTCCAATCCGTATTTGTTAATGAGAATGTACAAAATGATGGATATGTGGTATCAGTTCATTGCAAGTTTATGATTATGCAATACGAGAGAATTCTTCATACTTTAAGGGTATCCACAGTTCGAAAAGTTGAGGTGTGATTAGAATGACCAGGTTGAAATTTATATCTAAGATATAAATTTCCTTAAATAGAAACCATTATTTAATTTAAAGCAACATATTTTTTAAGTAAATGCCGAAAAAAGAAATCAAAGTAATAAAAGTTCCCGTAGAAAAGGTACATCGTGATTACCCTCAGGACTTTCCAAAGATGCCTCGGTTGTATTTAGAATTAATTGAGAACAAGTCTAAAATTAAACAGGATTTGATAAATAAAGAGTATATTCCTAATTCATCTTCACCGGTGATTTCTATTCCTAAGTCATCTGATTCTCCTCCAAACATAGAAGAAAACTACAGGTCTGATGATATTTTTAGCAGAAAAAAAACAAGGAAAGACAATAGAGATGATATTTTTGGTAAGAATATGCCGAAAAAGAAGGGAGGTGATATTGATGATGATATAAGCAGTCTTAATTCATATGATAGAGATGATGATAGAGACCGTGATAGAGATGATGATAGAGACCGTGATAGAGACCGTGATAGAGACCGTGATAGAGTCCGTGATAGAGTCCGTGATAGAGACCGTGATAGAGATGATGATAGAGACCGTGATAGAGACAGTGATGATGAAAGTCGAACAAATTACTCAGAAAAGAGTTCTGAAAACCTATCGGTTCGTCTAAAAGATTTGCTTGATGATGTATCAGATATTAATAGTCAAGATAGCTTCTCTTCCAGAAGGGAAAATTTCAGTAAAAATAATGATAAGTATACAAAGAAGAGAGATGATAGGTATACTAGGAAACCTCCTACTCTGGGTGAATTACAAAAAAGAGGCACATATACTCAATCTCGAGAATTAAGAGATATTAATAATACTTCTACTTCTGATGTAAATGAAGAGGATAGGAAGAGAGAAATGTTATTTAAATTTGATTTACTAAGGAAATCATATCCAACAGCAATTATACCTGAATATACAATTCATACTGATTATCAAATGATGATGAAATCATATGAAGATTGCGTTCGTCGTTTATCACTTGACTCTTCTGTTGACAGTTATAAGACTTATCTTGTCTATGGATTTATGGGTTGTGAATTCGTCTTTGGTAACTTTTTGAAGTTTGATATGGAAGGATTTACACAACAGCAGATTCTCAATATGAATTCATATGAGAAACTTCTCATAGAATTAGGAGAGAAATCATATGTTCCTACAGGTTCAAAATGGCCAGTTGAAGTACGGTTGTTTTTCATTGTTATTATGAACGCGGCCTTCTTTATCGTTGGAAAAATGATAATGAAGAAGACTGGTTCTAATATAATGAATATGATTAATAATATGAATAGCAGGGTATCTCAGCCTGCTACTGTTAGAAAACCTAAGATGAAAGGTCCAAGTATAGATATGAGTGATATGCCTGATTTGGATCAGCAATCTGGTTAAGGCTTCGATTATTATTTGATTACAAATAATAATTCAAACGAAAAAAATATTTCAATTAATAAATGCCAAAGAAAGTTTATGATTGCGATATCAATCGAGTAACTTGTGAAAAAACATCAAGTTTATTAAAAGCAGATATAATTGACATTGCTTTAAATTGTAGAGCTATCAATTCAGTTGAAGAAGGTCAGGGTTATTCTAGAAAGAAACTTTGTCAATTGATTGAACAATCTAATATGGGAGGAGTTATGCCACCCGCACCTGCACCCGCACCTGTAGTTCAGTCACCGTCTTGCTCTAAAATCGATATGGTAAAATGTAAAAAAATGAAGAAAGAAGATTTAGTCAAATTTGCTCTCAAATGCAATATCATTAATTCTAAAAAAGAAGGAAATGCAATGACAAAAGAAGAAATCTGTAAACTCATTAATAGACCTAAAAAACCAAGTAGTAGATTTACTGATAAGATGGTTGAAGAAATTGAACGACTATTAAACACAAACGTTACTAAAAGACAGTTGAAACTTATGGAACAAAAAGAACTTGCAAAGATAGCTAAAAATTTGGAAGTTGCTCATAAGGATAGAGATGTAATTGATATTGTAAATGATATTGTTATAGTTGTTACAGACTACATAAATTATAAGGAAGCGCAAGAGCCAGCGCCTATGCAAGCACCTATGCAAGCACCTATGCCAGCGCCTATGCCCGCTCAACAAGCACCTGGTACTTGTTATAATGGCATGACAAAAGCTCAACTCAAATCTTCCAAAACAAAGCTATCTGACCTTAAGGCTTATGCCGAAGCCTTGAATATCAAAGGAGTTGATACCAAAGCTCGTTTAGCAGAGTATATTTGCGCTGCCGGAATGAATAAACGTTGTTCTGTTAATGATAATAATTGTGGTGATGGTGATTACTGCGATATTTCAAACGGTCTATGTATTGGTGCAGACGTAGCACAAGACCAGGTTAATAAATCGAAAGTTAGTTTCGATTCATTTGAAAATAATGGAAGAAATTACATTGGTAAATCAGATGAAATAGCAATGTTAAAAAGACAAATGGCTGGTGCTGGTGCTGGTGTTGTTCAACCAGTACCCTTTCAAGTTCAAGGTGATGTTTGTTATAATGGCATGACAAAAGCTCAGCTCAATTCTTCTAAAACAAAGCTGTCTGACCTTAAGGCTTATGCTGAAGCTTTGAATATCAAAGGAGTTGATACCAAAGCTCGTTTAGCAGAGTATATTTGCGCTGCCGGAATGGATAACCGTTGTTCTGCTGATGGTAATAATTGTGGAGATGGTGAATATTGTGATATTTCAAATGGTCTATGTGTTGGCGCCAAGGTAGGTCAAGGTCAAGTTGAAAAAACAAAAGGATATGAAATGCTTGAACATGATGGCAAAGCATATATTGGTAAATCACTTGCTATTAGACAATTAAAACATAGATTAGAATCACCGTCTATGCCTGCACCTATGTCTATGCCTGCACCTATGCCTATGCCTGTAGATTCACCAATGCCTTCACCCATACCTATACCACCATCTATGTTGAAACCACAACCACCTATGCATAGAACTCCACCTATGCCACCACCTTCTGTTCCAGTCTATCAAGCTAACATGCAGCAACCTTTTATAGTACCAGATCAAGTCCCCATTTCTCAACCTTTTCTAATGCCTGTTCTTCCAGCAGATACTCGTGTATCAGAAAGAGTATGTGTTGATGATAAGACCAGGTCTGCATTGAGAGAATTGAGTACAGCAGACCTGAAATTATACGCTCAAAACATGGGAATAGACCTTAAAGAAGCAAAGAGCAGAAAGGTAATCCTTGATTATTTGTGTTCTTATCCTTGTGATAATCTTGGATGTGGTGATGGTGAATTCTGTGATATAGAAAATAATAGATGCGTTGGTCTTGATGTAAAGAATTATAGAGCTGATAATATGGGTTTTATTGAAGCTGAGATAGATGGAAAACTTGTGATTGGAAAGCAGGCTGATATTGATAACTTAATTAGAAATATGCAACAGCAACAGCAATATGTTCCACCAGAACCAGGTTCTCCTTCACCTGTTACTTCGCCTGTTGGACAAGGTCTATCTGAAGACGATATTGAAAATATACTGGATGACATTACAAATGGCAGACCACCGGTTAAACTACAAAAGTTAAGCGAAGTCGAAAGAAGCATCTTGGGATGCTTGGGTATCTTATAAGCTATTGTTATTATATTACAATAATATAATAAAATAAATATAATAACATCTTGCAATTGAATAAATGGCTGGAATTTACGATGATATAAGATGTAAAAAAAAGAGAACTAATAATTTTGAACCTACACAGTATCAAAGTGAAGTAATCAATTACTTTGTCAATGTTTCAACCTACAAAGGATTACTCCTTTATCATAAGCTTGGAGCTGGTAAAACATGCACATCGGTTATGATTGCTGATGATATGTTACGAAAAAAGAAAATCAAAAAAGTATATGTATTGACTCCTGGTTCATTGAGAGTGAACTGGATTGACGAATACTGTAAAAAATGCGGAGATAAGTTCATATCTTCTCATTTCGTTTTTATGACTTACAATTCAGATTTGAAGAGAGAATTGGATAGTTATAATTTCGATAGGAGTTTGATCATTATAGATGAAGCTCATAATATAATCAATGGTGTAAGAAATTTATCCAGCAATGCACTTGCAGTTTATAAGAAAATATATGAATCTAACTGTCGAGTATTACTTCTAACAGGAACTCCAATTATTCAGTATATTTTTGAATGGTCTTTAATGGGTAACCTTTTAAATCCGAATGGTTTTAAAAACATTCTTAAGTATGATGGTCATAAGCCCTATTTAGTTGAGGATGTATTCAATCATAACAAGATTACAAACAAAGAATATCAAGGTATCATATCTTATTATCCAGGAAATAAAGATTTATATCCAACAACAATATATCACGAACCGATAAAATGCATGATGTCCAGAGAACAAACAATAAAATATGGAGATATTATACATTTGGAAGATATTACACTTGGAATTGGACCTCCAAAATATAATGATCCTAATTATATGTTTAAATATCAGAACTATATAAAAGCTGTAAAAAGAATACCTTCGAGAAAGATATCAAATGCAAATTCTGATTTAAACCTGTTAAGAATATATAATTCTATTAATTTTATGTTGTCTTATTTGCCATTGCTTGAAGCTAAATATGTTGACGAAAAGAATAATAGACAAATGGAGGGTAAAAGCAATCAGGAAATAGATAGAGCTTATGATATCCAAATTGAACTAATTCAATCCTATATACAGGTTTATATGTTTGAGAAAGAAGCAGTTATGCTTGGATTTAATAATTTGGTGACACAATTGTATAATAACAATAATCTTGATGCAATTATGATTCCCGATGAAATAAAAGAACTTGTCGACGAATTTAAAATTACACGATTGAAGTTGAAGAATCTGAATAGAGAACTTGAATCTATTACAAATAGAATATCAACTCAGTATCATATTCATCTTGCTTTTAATGATATTATTGAAAACCACGATAAGAATATTATTGAAAAACTCTTTCCAAATAAACCGAAAATAATTCTAAATAAAAAGAAGAATGATGGTGATGATGGTGATGACGGTGATGACGGTGATGACGGTGAAAACAAATCAATGGGGCTAGGATATTCTTCCAAATGGGCTGAAGATGGACTTTTCCAAAAATATCCTAATCTCCTGTTTAATTTTTCTTCTAAATATACAGCTTTATTGATAAATATAGTTTCTAGACTGAAAACAAAGCATGTAATATTCTCTTTCTTCAAGACTGGAATAGGCCTCGAAACAATATCTAAAATACTTGGAAGATGTGGAATAACCTATGGTATATTCAGTGGAGATATAAATGATAATGAAAGGAGACGGGTTTTAGAAGTTTTTAATTCAGTTGAAAATCGAGATGGAAAACTAATGAATATATTATTTATTACAGAGGCAGGCGCAGAGGGAATTTCTCTATTGGAAGTGAATAATATGCATATACTTGAGAGTTCAACTAGAGAGCATAAGATAACACAAGCTATTGGTAGAGTAGCCCGTATTTTTTCACATGTTAATATGCCAAAGAATAGACAGTATGTTAATATATGGAGATATTGGTCGACTTGTTATCCTCTAGATCCACCTGGTTCAACAATAAGAAGTCCTCAAATGACTATTGATGAGATATTGTATAACAAAGGTCAGGTTGTAGAAGAAGGTAAAAATATATTCCTTAGCAGACTCATTCAAAATGCAATTGAAATAGCTCCACCTAACCCTGACGACATGCCTACATCAATAAACTACGCAAATAAACTTTCAGGTTTATCAAATAACTTTTATGATATTGTTGATAAAAATATAACTGAAGTCATGTTTGATAAACCTAATTCTTATGTATTACTTCCTTTTACAACTTCCAGTATAAATATTCCACAGGAAACTAAGAATTTTCTTACTAGGTTTCCTAATATAGAACGCAAATCAGGATATTATCGACTTCCATATAACAATAGTATATGGGCTACATTAGAGACTAGAAATGAGCCTGGTTCTTATATTATTGTTAATAATAATAACGTGAATGTGATTTTTGCCTTTATTCAACAAACATTGAAGGTTCCCAAGAAAATAATAGACCCGTTACATCCTGAAGACCGTCCGGAAATATATAAGGATAGATTCAATAATATCGATAAGGTATTAACTCAGTTATCTAATTCATTACCGAATGGTTCTACTGTTTCAATTCCTTCTTCAATTGGAACAAACGGAGAAACGAAATTCATGTCTATTATACATGAAATCATAAGTGATGTGGGAAAGTCAAATACCAATATAAAATTCAAACTGTATATTGGATAATGATATACGAACTAATTATTTTAAATTTGAACAATTTAAAATAAACAAACTGATAATCAATTCACTTTTTCTATGAAACGGATTAACCTATCAATATCTAACTTTTCACAGAGAGGAAGACCGTATGTATTTACATAATCGAATAAGTTATTTCGAATTGTAAAAGCAGTATCCATTAGATGTTTTTCAAATTCATCTTGAAATTCATCTTCTTTTTCATCACAATCTTCTGATTCATATAATTCGTCATCATCACAATCATTTAAATATTTGAATTCATCTACAATCTTCTTTTTTATTTCTTCCATTATAAAATTATTTTATACTTATAAAATAATTCTTAAACTTCATATTGATAATCGGTTTGATTTATTTATCAATGTACTTTGAAGAAGAATCGAAAATCATCTTGCAAAACAGGTTAAAGTATTCATCTTTAACTAAGTCTGATTCTGGAAAGTATATATTCATATTATCGATAAAGATACAATACATATCATCAAGTTCTCTTTCATAGTGAATTTTCCACTTGCTAAATGATGGAAAATCACAAGGAGTACGATGAGATATATAATTTGGTCTAGCGTTCATTTTTTTATTAGAATTGGAAAACATCGAGAAAGACTATTTCAACTTTATTATTTAGGCTTTTTTTTTTAAGCTTGTATCAATTTCGATTATATCATCGCAATCTTCATCAGATTCAGATTTATGATATTCATTTACGGGTGACATATTATTTAACTCATTCAGTTCGTTTAGTATTTGTTCGTCTAAATCTTCACCACTCGATTCTTCTTCTCTTGTAGATGGTAGAGTAGGAGGAACTTCACGTCTTTCTTCTCTTGTAGATGGAAGTTCTCGTTTTTCTTCTCTTGTGGAAGGAAGTTCTCGTTTTTCTTCTCTTGTAGAAGGAAGTTCTCGTTTTTCTTCTCTTGTGGAAGGAAGTTCACGTCTTTCTTCTCTTTTAGGAGAAACTTCATGTCTTTCTTCTCTTGTGGAAGGAACCTCTCGTCTAATAGTAGAATGTCTATTTTTCTCTAATTTTGAAACTGTTTTTTGTGGTCTTTGAGGAATGTATTGATATTCCTCTACATATTGAGATTGTTTAGGCTTTGATTTTGCAAATAGTAATGAAGATATTAACTGGTCGTGTTTATGTAGTAATTTTTCCAGTGAATTAGCCTTCGATTCAAGTTGAACAATCATTTCATCTTGTGTTTCCAATTGTTCTTTCAATTTTTCAATTGTTTCGGATAAAGAGTTTGTCTTCAGTTTAAAATATATAGCTAAACCTGAAATTACAACAACTTCAGAAGCAATATGAATTATTTGTTTTCGTTCCATTTATCTTAAAATATACTCCGTTTTAAGTTAAAAATTTAAATTGTATTTAGAGTTGTAATAGCTATCGGTATTAGAACTTAAACTGCATATCCGTTTTTGACTATTTCTAGTTTTAGGAAGTCGTATATTTTAGGGATTCTGATTGTATATGGGACTTCTATCAATGTGATTCCTGCATCTTTACATAATGTTCGTTTCATGTAGTCTCTGTATTTTTGATTCAAAAAATGTTCATTATTCTTATGGAAATAAGGGGTAAATTTATAATGTTGAATACCATTGTATTCAATTGCTAACTTTAATTCTTCGTTAAAACAGTCTAATTCTAGATTGAAATTATTACCTGTTACTTCATTTCTTAGGAAATCGGGTCTTGCTTTGTTGAAAGGTCTATTGAACATGTGTTCTAAAACCCGTCTGCATTCGACCTCTCCTTTACTATCTCCAAATGAGTTTGAATTTGGAACGAATGGAGATGCATTTGAATTCATATTGAAATATGAATTCTTTTGCTTGTTATTGCCTATATTATAGTCAAAATACTGCTTTGTAGACCAACTTCCATTTCTACCGTTTAACCAATTGTAGATTGAATAGAAGATGATAAATGCAAAAGCGCATACGACTAAACCTTCAAAGCCATAGTTTTCCCATAAGTATTCTATCTTTTTGAATAACTGTAACATACTGTCTTTTACTTATATTAAATAAGAAATTTATAAACCTATATATTATCTAATAAATGGATATACTCAATACTCTAAAAGAAGGAGAAGTTCAGCTTAAAATCGAACAAGAATCTCAAGACCAAAAGAACTTAGAAATGAAAGAAGAATCTCAAGACCAAAAGAACTTAGAAATGAAAGAAATCGAACCATCATCAATATATAAAAGACATATCATTAACTACATCACTCTAATAAACGAGATTAATAGAGATACATTTCATATTGGATGTTGATAAATTTTGAATTTATAAAAGATTTTCTTTTATAAATGGAAAAATACCAGAACTTTGATGATGCTATTTTAGGCTTACAAAACGAAGTGAACAATTATACAATCAATCAGACAAAACAATATCCAAGTTTAACCGATAGTCCAGGTCGAGATGGAGAAATGAATATTCTAACTTCAAATTCAATTCCAAAGATTGATTTTAATAAACTGATTATTGCTGTACCAATCATATTGTTTCTCCTTTTTATCTATTTCAAACCTGATTTTATAATGGTAGATGAACCTTATGATAAATTTGGTAGAAGAATCAACTACGGCAAACTTATTATTACAGTATCAATATTGTCCGCATTATTCTATTGTTTGAAATATTTAAACTAGTTTCCTCTTGATAAATAAAAATTTTTTGCAATCCAAAATAAAACCACAAATCCTAATGTTTTGATTAATAATAGGATATAAACTGAATTTTGGCTTGCTGGCACGAACTTATGTATAAGTTCGTCTACATTCTTCATAGAGAATAGTACAAACAGAATCGCAATGATAAATAGGTCTTTCAATTCATTTGTTATTTTACTTATTACCCACTTATCCTGAACTCCAAATAAAGAATCTATAATTTGCTTCTCATTTTGACTTGGAACATAAAAATTATCCAATGGTAAACTCTCGATATCATCACTATAACGGTCCATTTTTTCTATTCATAATATCGTTTTAAATCGATAAGATTTTTAATAAATGAGATTATCACTATCCAAATTAGAGAGATTTCTAGCTAGCAAGGAATTTATAGCAAAGTCTTTTTTCACTATTGATGACAACTGCACTTTTGTAGAAGTTGTCAATATCAATACAACCGATACTTTATTCATCTATATTAATGATGACTATGTCCTCGACGTATCAAAAAAACAAGATGTTTTTAAACTGAAAGCAATCGATATCAATAACGAAGAATTCGAAGATGATATCAAGGATAAATATACAAGAGAACCTGACAACGAGGATATTGAAAAGGAATATGAGGAGATTGATATATCTGAAAGTAAACGACAAAATATGGAGGAATTTCTTGAGGATAATTACAAGAAAGAATTATCGATTAGAGATATCAACAAGGATGATACTATTAGACTAAAGGAGATTAGAAGACAACTCAAAAGAATGAGATTCTGTGTTCAAACCATAAAATATAAGCTCAGTATTATGTATAAGAATTATCTATGTATAATCAATATTGAAAACGAGGTTGACTTATATAAAATCAAGAGTTACGAAGGAGAAGATACAAGAAATCTATATGTAATGATTGACCTTGAAAATCTATATGATAATATATTAACCGTAAACTCTGATATCGTCAACATCAGACAAGGCTTATATGCCATATTCGATAAGAACCAGAGAAAACATCTTAGCAACTTTGATAAAATGATAACTGAAGGACAATCTATTTTTTCATATATTGATAAACTAAATCGAAAGAAAAATCAATATGAAGAATACCTTCAAAAATTATATTCGATGATTGATACTATAAATCAGTCTGAAAAGGAAAAAATGGAAAAGATTCAAAGCTTACGCGAAGAATATGAATCGGCAGGTGGAATTCATTCTGATATTCAAAAATCACATATCATCTCTAAATATGAAGGTGAAATAGAAGAAATTAAGAGTACGAAACATAAGGTTGTAAAAAACATTTTCAATATAAGAAACAAACTGGATGATATGGTTTTGTATACCGATAAAGTATTTTTCGATAATCTAGTGATGATTGACGCTATCATCAAAAATATAAATTCTCTAAATATAATTTAATCTTGTATTAATAAATGTACTATAAATACAAAAAAGAGGAATTCCAACCAGATATGAATGATATGAATGATATGAATGATATTAATGATATGAATGATATGAATGATATGAATGATATGAATGATATAACAGAAATGAACGCTGCACGTACTTCAACTTCCGGGAGTTCATCGGGTCTCTATATAGGTATCGGCGTATCAGTAGTAGCAGTCATACTCGTAGGTTGCCTAATACTATACAATAGGAAGAAGGATAAACAAAATTTCGGTTTTAGATTTTATTAAAAAAAAAATATATATTATGTTTAATAAATGTCCACTAATGTTAATAATGGAGGTTGTGTTTACAAAAATCTGCAAAACTACAATAATAGAAATGCTCCCGGAGTAATGGTTGTTCCAGCACCTAGCGGTCCTTACTATCAGATAGTCCCAAGCTATGGAGGTTCCATCGGTTATGATGCTCTAACTCACGGAGTTAGCTCTTCTTGTTCTGGATACTTTGCTATTAAGAATGCTTACGGTTGCGACGCTGAAGCAACTTACAACAAAAGAAACTGTTAACCAGTTTATAATTTTAATGTAATAAAACATTAAAATTACAATATCATTTATTCTATAATTTATTCCTCATCGTAATCGTCAATATTAATCTCATCTTCATCTTCCAATTCACTCTCGTCTTTATCTTGTTCATCACTATCATTTCCAGTCGTCAAGTTTTCAAGAATATCTTCAATATCCTTTTGTTGCTTCTGTTGCTCAATAAGGTTAGTAATCGACTTTTTCGTATTCTTAGCCTCCTCATTAAGTGATGCTACGTTTTGGGTAGGTTTCTTGGTCACAATTACAGGTGTATCATTTACTGGCAGTTTTGCTTTTTCTATTGTTTTTACATTCAACTGTGGAACTGGAATGTTAAATTTCTTCGCAGATACCAAGATTGGTTTCTTTTTAATCTCTTGAACCTTTGTCTCTTGAGGTGCGATTACTTTCTTTTTAGTCTCTTGAGGTTTAGTAGCTTGAACAATAATCTCTTGATGTTTAGTCTCTTGATGTTTAGTCTCTTGAGGTTTAGTAGCTTGAACAATAATCTCTTGATGTTTAGTCTCTTGAGGTTTAGTAGCTTGAACAATAATCTCTTGAGGTTTAGTCTCTTGAGGTTTAGTAGCTTGAACAATAATCTCTTGAGGTTTAGTCTCCCGAGGTTTAGTAGCTTGAACAATAATCTCTTGAGGTTTAGTCTCCCGAGGTTTAGTAGCTTGAACAATAATCTCTTGCGGTTTAGTCTCTTGAAGAATATTGGTCTCTTCAATCTTAGTCTCCTGTGATTTAATTGCATCATTGATTATTGTATTGCAGATTTTCAGATTGACTGATTCTTTAGGAATAGTCTCAACGACACTCTTTATTTTAAAATTCCAAGATTTAGCAACTTTAATATCATCTTCAGTTAGTGGCAATACCTTGTTTCCATCCTTCTTACCAACAATAAATTTGGTGTTGTCGCATACTAGATTTGTCTGTTTATGATATAAGAGACCATCACCAAGCTCTTGTTTCTTGTAAAACATATGAGTAATCTGAGTATCTGTAAAGCCTGCATATATCTTCTTTTTTAGTTCAGTTCTAACAGTTTCTTCTTCAGAACTATTGTTATCTTCTGGTAATTTTTTAGCCTGTGGTAGCACTTTCTTTTGTTTTAGCTCTTTACCTTCGTATTGTTTATGACGAGAACAATGCGAACTATCTCCCTTTACTTTTGAACCACAAACTGTTCCTGCGTTTGGTCCACGAGTAAAATTATAAGGACACGTGTCCTCTTCTGCTTTCGGCTTTGTTACTATTGGTTTTTTAGCTGGTTGAACTGACACCTTAGGAGGAACGACAACATCCTCAACACGACTAACAGGTAGAGTCACATGCGAATTCTCATTCACTTGAGAATTCACTTCATTCCAAAGGGAATCCAGTTCAGAAATATCCAAGTTGTATTTTTTAGATATTTTTGAGTTGTAGTTTGAAATAAAACTCTTAATAATAGTTCCAATATGATTCAATAAATGGTCTGACATTATCACTGATTTAAGTCAATAGAAAAAATAAAAATTCAATTTAAATAGGACCTGATATTCAGTTTCACTATTCAATTGACCTCATATATACCTGTAAATAAATTAGAATATTATTATATAATAATATAATAAATGGCTGATATAAATGATTATAAACGTCTTTTCGAACATTATAAGATGAAAGACCCTATTTATTATAACATTGAACATAAAAATATATTATTGGGTATAAATACTCGAGGAGTCGGATTAAGAGAAAAGGGACCTGCAAGATGGGTCGATGATGAATGGGAACAACTTTTCATTGATGCTCAAAATTATATTAAAAAGGATGATTATAAACTTCTTTTCGAACATTATAAGATGAAAGACCCTCTATATTATGCTAATAAACATAAAACTATATTATTGGATATAAATACTCCAGGAATCGGATTAACAGAAGATGGGACTGCAAGCTGGGTCGATAATGAATGGGCACAACTTTTCATTGATGTTCAAAATTATATGGAACAGGAGGAAATTGATACTTGGGGTGTAAGTAATTATAGAGAACTTTTTGAAAAGTATAAGGCGAAAGTCCCTTCATTTTTTAACAGCAAGTATAAAAAAATACTATCAGGTATAAATACTATTGGAATTGGAAAGATGCAAACGGTCTTTGGTCCACCAGAAAAAAGAAGAACAATCTTTAGAAATAAGGAATGGGAAAAACTTTGGAATGAAGTTGACGAATGTATGGTCGCTGATAATTGGGATAAGGAATATAGAAGACTAATACCTACTTTAGAACACTATAGAGTATCAGGTGTTTCTCAACCTGATATTGATAATGCAGTTAAAAATGGTGTTAATACATTTGTAAAACGTTCATTTATGCAAACATATAGAGATGTTCAAGAGGAATTAGACATTAGGAAACGTATTACTGACGAACAAAAAAACGAACTTATACACCGTACAGTGATTTATCAGGAGCCAATAGGATATATACCACCAGAGGCAATTTTAATAAAGAGACCAATATCTAAAACAAGGTTATCAGAACCAGTTAATCCTTGGTATAATGATAATTGTCATTTCGTTGCAGCATGGGACTTAAAATATATTAATAGAGAGGATAAACTTGCTTTAGAAAAAGAGGTTAATACTGTAAAAACTGGTCGTACTATTCTAGAAAATGTTCTTATGAAAGAAAGAACTCCTGGAAGTAAACTGTATGTCGCAACAATTTCTTATCTCGACGTTCTTAGACAACTAAGAAAACATTTATTAAATGATACATGTACTCTTCTATCATATTATAGAAGATATTGGGTAGAACGCGATCCTATATCAGGAGACATAACTGCTGAAAGTCCAACTCAAACAGCAAGTTGTAATGAGGAAATTCAAAATGGACACTCTGTTGTTGCTTGTAAGGATTCAGCTGGTATTGTTTCGATAAAAGATAGAGCACTATATCCTCCTCACGGTACTTTTCCTCCTACAAATTACACTTTTGAAAACTTCTTACAAAATGAAGAATATATAAATGATTACAGACTGTATTTTGAAATTCCAAATCCTTCATATCGTGGTTTAGGCGGAGACATAAAAAAAGCATTTAGTCCCAGAAGAAGAGCTTCATCTAGAGTTAAAAAATCACCAAAAAGAAGAGCTTCATCTACCGTTAAAAAATCACCAAAAAGAAGAGTATCTTCTACCGTTAAAAAATCACCAAAAAGAAGAGTATCTTCTACCGTTAAAAAATCACCAAAAAGAAGAGTATCTTCTTCCGTTAAAAAATCACCCAGAAGAACAGCTTCTACCGTTAAAAAATAAATCTTTGAATTTAATTCATATTTTGAATTAAATTTAAACTGTATCAGTTCATTTATGAAGTTCGTTATAATACTCCATCCAATCAGATGGACATCTTTTAGTACCACCATCATATGCTACAGCCAAATGATTTTCACATAAAATATCATTGAGACAGACTCCTTCGCAGTATACTTTTGCTAGGATTCTCCCGTATTTTTCGAGCTGAACATCCTTTAATTCAACTATCTTATCTAGAGCAATGTTAGTAATGAGTTGTTTTGCTAACTTTGCGCATTCTTTTTCAGTTTCGTTATGTGTTTTCATCTCAGGACAATCAATCCCGTTAAGACGGACCTGGAAACGATATATCGGTGAACTATCATACTGGAACTTAGATGCGACAGTAATTGTATCACCATCATATACTTTAACTACTTTTCCAAACTGAATAGGAGGGATAAATGGGATTGAATTTTTATAATTAATATTATCTAAATAACTAAAATCGGTTGTCATTTCTATTATTGTCAATATGATTTTAAACTATAAATATAATGTTTACCAAGAAGCTGGATTTGATATTGAACTATCCAACTTTTTTTTCAGAAACATCATAACTAAATGGTATACAATTGTGGTTAATCCAGCTACAATTAATATAGCCATTAAAATCTTGTTTTCCTCTTTAAAACCAAGTAGAAGAATCGATATACCTATAATAATATGGGCAATGAGATTAATTTTTATGGATGTAAAAAACCATAATATCAATAGAAAAATAAGACTGATTATTATATAAATTGAAATGATGGTACTAATATGAATCATTTAGATTAAGTGAATTTAAGAAATTTTCATATATAAATTTAGATTATGCTTCAAACGATATATCAATGTTCGATGTGTAATGGTATAGGTCATACTGAAAGATGGGCTCAAAAGAGGATAAAAAACAAGTTTATGAATATGATGGTTAATCTATTTCGGATATCAAGTTGTGAATACTGTATTGGAACAGGGATAAATATGCATAAGATGTCGAATAGTATATTGCATAAACCAATATGGTGAAATTAAATGAGTTATATAAATTCTGTAATGAACTCGATTCAGAAGAAAGTGATTAATACAATTTTATATTGAACATCAATATAAAATTTTACCATTTCATCCTTACACAACTACCCCGATGTCGTAAACCATCTGGATTTTCATACATGTACTTTTCGTTTCTTGAACCACCGAATATATCTAACTTTAAAAACTCTCTATATGTCTGTATATGTGTATTACCTGCATATACGATAATATTAATGCTTTCTTCAGGTTGATTTTGAACTTGTCCTTGTTTCGGTTTATAAAACTTAAACATTCTTGATAGAGCATACATGTCCATTGATAATCCATCTAATTTACTCAGTAAAATAGGTATCTTCGATATACTGTAATCTAGTATTTGGTGTTCAACACTAGAAAGATTAGTATCAGTCATAAACTTGAGAATAATATAAAAATAGGTGATTCTTTGTATTTCTGTTGTATGATGCTGAGTTGGTGGAAATTCAGTATGAATTAAGCTTGCTATTTTGTATTTTATAAAAGCTTCAATTACATCCTTGAAATATGTTCTTTTATCAACTTCCTTCTCAATTGAAGGATTGTTTTTAAAAATCTCTATAATCGAGTCTAAAATATCCCCTTGTTTTACAAATATTTCTAATAAGTTTTGAATTGGTTTACCAATTCGTTTTAGTATATTTATCTTTTGGATTGATGTTTTATGTTCTTTTAACAATACAGTTAACAGAACATTTATGTAAAAATGTTGGTTAAATAAGATGTTGCTCCAGTTTGACCTTATATCGATATTGTGTATTCTCATCAATTGACACTTATCAGCTGTTCTAGATGAAGGTTGTATACAGTCTCTATATTTTAATAGTAGCGAATCCATTGTGTAACTGGATGAAGGAATGTTAGGGTTTTTTAATTTGGACTGTAAATCAATATGAAAATCAATACTTTCATCATTAAACATATTATCAATTGTTGAATCGACTGCAAAGTTACTTGTTTGTGTACCTAAATCAATATTATAATGAGTTAACTCACCCTCTGTATCAGGCTTAATAGGGTTCAGCATAGATAGCTCAACATACAAGTCTGTAAACGCATAGGTATTTATAGATAGTGCATCAATATAGTCTTTAAATTCCATTGGTTGTGGGAACCTTTTATCTATGGACGGACAATGACCTCTTGTGTCTATATGTACTTCTCCAAAGAGATAAAATGTCTTCATCTTGTTTTGTCCGTCAATTCCTGCTAGGGAACCAGATGCGATACGATAAAAAGTATATGGACCTTCAATGTATGGTGGAGTTACTCTTGGAGCATGAAGGAGGTTATGTACAAGTCTTTGTAAAACAACATCATCCTTTGATGCATATCGTTTCTTTTCATCAGATAAATGTTGAATGTAAACTGCATTGTAAGTGTTTTGAAATGCTTCAATATGCTGTTTTTCGTTTGTTGATAAAGTGATGAGCTCTCCAGTATCACTTTTTGATTCCATTTATTATACAGAAGATTATTTACAATATGATTTTGTTTATCTCCTACAACATTATAGAAATCAATTCATCTTGCAATGCTATCGACGATATGAACAAGTGTCCAAATACTGATAGAGGATGTTTTAATGATACAGATGTCCAATAGTATATTGGTAATTAAACTTAAATATTCTATAAATTAAGTAAAACAACTTAATAATTTAAACTCATTATCAATATGGAAACCATTAAGTCAAAGAAAAAGGAGAAGTTTTTAGCGAATGCATCATTTGAAGCATCAAAGTCACCGATGTTGTTCAGACACGGCTGTGTTGCTGTATATGATGGAAAGCAAATTGCTTCAGGTTATAATTACTACCGAACATATTCAAAGGATAAAACTATATTATCAGAATATAGTTGTTCTATGCATGCAGAAATGGATTGTATAAGAAAAATAAGGAAAGGCAGGTTTAGAAGTAAACTGAAAGATATTTGTTTGTATGTTGTTCAAATAAGTAAAGATTGTAAATTCAAGAATTCAAAGCCTTGTTCTAATTGTACTTCAGTATTAAAAGTTAATAAAATAAAGAAGGTCTATTATACGATAGGTGAAGGATTTGTATGTAGTAAGATTGATGCTATAGTCTCGAGGGACTCGTTTGGTACTACCTATTTGAAAAATATAAAAAATGTGGATTGAATATAAATTCAATTTATATATTTATTGATAATATAAACATGAATAAAACGAGTCTAGTTCATCATCCAGTTTATCTTTCATTTGAAAAGACGGTGGTATGCAGTGAATGCTTATTATATTATACCTGTAAAGATTGTATAAGAGTATGTAAAAGGGAGATACTTGACACTTCTAATTTTGTATATTTCCAGTATGATTGTAAAGAGTGTTTGAAGCGAATTAAGATTCTGTTATGCAGTGTTTGTAAAAATATCAAGTGTAAAGGGAAATGTAATAAATCAGTCTGTAAAACAATTTAATTAAATATTATTAATATTTAATTGAAAATCAAGGTTAAATTCATCATTCATAAACAGCCGTTTCTTTCCGAATCATCTCTTTGGACTTAAGGTATACTGATATTGTGCCGAGATTTCCAACATTTGACCTAAATAAGATGGGTAAATCTCTGCCTGTATAGATATGTAGTTTTGTATTCAATCCTGAAATTTTCATTATTCTTTGAAGTTGGTCAGTTGAAAAAGTAGATTCAATCACTTCACTTTCCTTCTTCTCTTCTGAATCGTCATCATCATCGTCGTTATCACCGAAAGATACACTCCTCTTAATGATGCTATCAACATCAGCAATGAATTCAATATAAAAGTTCTTGGAAACAACTTTTATATTATTGCTTCCAATACTACATATGTCCTTGCACATCTTCTGAAATTCAGAAGAATTCACGATAATAGGTCGACCATATCCTGTTGGTACTTCAATATCCAACACTTGAATATTCAATATCTTGATATAAGATGTTGTTGTCCTTGTGTTCTCTTTTGGAATCGTCTTAATTTGTAACTCGTCTGATGCATCCGTATCAATATTCATCTGTAAAGAATCCTTTTTCTTAATCGATTTCAAAATCTTATGGAAATGGTTTAAATTTAGCCCGATACATAATTTATCTTTATCGTTTGATTGGAACTTGTAAGATGTAAAATTCTCAGATGACAATGTTAAATCAATTAGTGTCAATTGTGGGTGGTCCATAATCCTGAGATTAATACCATTATTATCAATTGCGAAGTAGCCTGTTTTAATATTATTTGTTAGTAGTTCAGATAGTATCTTGATATAATAAGCTTCGCTTGTTTTGCATTTAAAAATTGGCATTTTATTTTTTTGTAGGTTTAAAACTTTAAACAATGAATTAAAATCTTTTTTAATTATAAATGAGCGAAGATAGCAACGTATTATATTATCCCGTAATGTATCTAGATGATAATGACTTTCAAGGAGATGAACTCGTCCTTCCAAACGATATGCAAAACCAAAAAGATGTTGTCGTTATGTTTCAAACCTCTTGGTGTCCCCATTGCACAACTGCAAAACCTGATTTCCAAGAGTTCGCAGAAAAGTATCAAAATGAAGTCTTTTGTGCAACAGTTCAAGCCGATGGTGATACTCAAGCAGAGAAAACTCTTGGAAAAAGAGTAAATGAAATTATTCCCGGATTCCGAGGATTTCCTGATTACTGTATATTTGTCAAAGGAAAAAGAGTTAATAAACAAATAAAGGACCGTTCCATTCAGGGACTTATTGAATTTGCAAATGTATAATCTATTTCATAATAATAAAGACATCAGATGATAAAAATAGAGAAAAGTTCTGACCGTTCTCAACTTGGAACTGCAGTTAACTTACAACAATATATCACTTCGGACAATAAGAAGATTGTTACAATTATTGCAGAGTATCATGACTATAACTTCAATTGTATAAATAACAAAGACATATCTCAGTATTGTTTTGAAGAAGTAAATAACAATAAAAATTGCCGTATACTACTTGAATATAGTAAATACGATGACCCAAAAACGATAGGTTCAAAAACGATAAATACAACCTATAAAAAACTTGTAAAACATAATAAACAAAAGCATATTATTCCAATTGATTATCGAACTCTATTTCTTAGAGCGAACGGACAATCAAATATATATGATATCGACTGGCGTAAAACCAACTACACAAAAGAGAAGGTTATAAAGAAGTTTATTCAACCTTTTTACAGTCTTGCAAAAAAGATATTTACAATAGATTCAGACCACTATACATACGATTCATATCTCAATATACAAAAGTATATTATGAATGATATTGTTCCACAGTTTGATTTTATACTCAGAAATATTGACAATCTCGATATGGGTCATTTACAAGAAGAACTCAAAATCAATTGGAATAAGGTAATGGATATTGGTATCATTATCACTATCCTAAAGAAGGGGAAATTAGATGAATTCATATTGATAGCTGGAGTAAGACATTGTAAAAATCTACAGAAGATGTTGAATACTTACTTTAAAAATGACTTCAGATTTCTTCATGAACAACACGGTGATAAAGGTAAGTGTATACAACTAGAAGAGACAAATGATAAAGTGAATCTCAAATAAGAATGAGTAAGAATGAGTAAGAATGAGTAAGTGATAAATTTAAACTTGTTATCAGTTTAAATTTATTAGTAGATTGATAATATTTCATCAAGCCAAATGCAATCTTTATCGAAGCCTAAATAACATCCTGACGTCTTACATTTATCGATTGTAAATTTGCTCAAATCGACGGTATCTAATCTGGTTCTTTTATTAATTTCATTATATTCCAGTATCCTTTCATACAGACAATCTTCGTTAATATCATGTTCTTGAAAAGCTCGTTTCAACTTTTCAAACAGTTTCCTTTTATCAATGCATGGTCTAATACACTTCTTTCCTTCTTCTACATCTTTAAAAATGAGTTTGAATCGACTCGATAATTTATCAACTATTGATAATGCACTTTTGTTGGGCATATCCTCAGGCTTTACATTTAAAACATTATTAGCTTTTTGAAATAAGCTCAACGTCTTGTTGCTCTCTAATCTATCTGTTTCATATAATTCAATAAAAATATCACAATTAAAAGTAGGTTGTATTTTCAGGATTTCCTTTATGGCAACTATACGGTGTTGACCGTCAAGTAGTCTTACCTTTCCCTCTGAACAACGAACCACTTTAAATGTTCCGATAACATGTTCTTGTTTTGTAAATTGTCTTGCTAAACACTTTATATGTTCGATATTTAACGGTCTTTGACCAGCCCAAATTTCAATGTTTTTTACAAACTTGTCGGCTTGGGTAACATAAAACTTTACATTTGCATTCTCATACAAAAGATTACCCAAAAAAACATCATTTTCTGTTTCAGATTCAGATTCAAAATCCGAATTCGTTTCTACATCTACTGACATGTCTAACGTATTCTCTTCTACTAATTTAGACTCATTTTCAGTATTAGATAATTCATAACCAAATATTTTACTAATTGAGAACATTTCCTACTATAATCAGATTCCATTCTGATATTTCAATTTAAGAAAAATAGAGATAATCAAGCTAAATTCATATCTAATTTCTAAAACAAAAGAAACAAGAAAAGAATGATTCAATATAATCAATTCTTTCTTCAATCTTAATACCCCCTGAATTATGTCCGTTTATTTCTCGTTCAAGTGCTTTCTCTAATCCCTTTTCGTATTCGAAATCGCTATACTCGTTTTGATTATCAAACTCATTACTATTGAAACACATTTATTTATTTCAAGATTGAATTAAATAGAAATTAAGCCTGATACTTTGGAATTATATGTTTTAATTTTAGAGTTGATATACAGTTCGAAATAATTACTGTAATCATCAGACTGAAAATAATCGACGCAGCCATAAAGAAGTAGATGTATATAGTTAAATTTTGGTCCATTTATTATAATTCTCTTAGATTTTAAGTTGTAAAACAATATCTTTTTCTATAATAAATATTAAATGACTAGTAAACCGATTCCGTTAAATAAAAAACTATATGAAAAAGTAAAATTAGAGACGAAAAGCAGGTTCAAAGTGTATCCTTCTGCTTATGCAAATGGATGGCTTGTTAAAGAATACAAACGAAGAGGAGGAACATATTCAGGCAAGAAACCAAAGGATACAGGACTAACGAGATGGTATCAGGAGAAATGGATAAATGTATGCGAATTACCAAGGATAGTAAGATGTGGGCGTTCTCTTAAAAATGTTCCCATTCAAATATGGATGAAACAGTATCCTTATTGTCGACCGTATTATAAGATAACAAAAGGAACACCAAAAACGGTTAAAGAGATATCAAGGGTAGAAATCAAACGGAGATGTGTTAGAAAACGGAAAGACCCAACAAAAAGAGTAGTATAATTCTATTCTGTATTTGATATATGACTCCTATTTCTTCCATTATATAACACAAAATATTATTAATTTTAAATTGAATTATCGGTTAACTTTATCGTAATTAATAAATGAATCAATTCGATAAGTTCAATCATAATTTATATTATTTATTAAATCCAACTGTATTTCAGCCTTCGAGATTTGTTAATAACAAATACGGTCGAAAATACACTCGTTCTGATTATGAGAACGATAAAACGATGGGTTGTCGAGGAACTTCATTTTATCTCTTTGCGTCGTTAACCAATGGCATGCAAGAATTAAATGAAAGCATCTCGAAGAGGGAATCTTTAGAGTCTTATATTTCAAAATATGAACTGTTATCACCATCGAAAACTGTGAATACAGAAATAGACATTCCGAATAAATCAATTGCTATCGTGAGTCTATTTGCCCGTGTATTTGAACAATATTATGTACCGTGGCATACCTTTATTCTCATTCGTTTTGATAATCCATCTGGAAACAACTTTAAAATCTTACAAAGTTGGAATGACGAAGAATTAATAATTTCTATAAATGAGTTAAGTTTGAATTGGTGTTCAAGTCCATCTGATTGTTTATTATCAATTGTTCAAAATAGAGACGTCAAATGTTGGGAACGATTATTTGGACATAAAACGGTTGTCAGTCTGAAGGAAACTGAAACAAGTGAAAATCTTAAGTTTCAGTTCAATTTCCAAGTGTTAGTTGACGATATCGATTCTTCTTGGTATTAAAGAATAGTTTAGTAAACAATATAATTTTATATTGTTTATCAATTTGTGGAGGTAATCATAGCCTGTATTGTGAGCGTGATAAGTAGTATATTTGGTAGCATAAGTAGAATCATAAGTTGGTGTTGTCGATATATAACTGCTATAGTTAACATTATTTGGATTTGAAGGATAACTTGAGGAGGGATATTGTTATAAGATGTTTTGTTAATAAAATACATTTTATTAGAGGATACGCTTAGTTTAAACTGATTCAATCTGAATCTGATTCTTTTTCGTTTTCATCAGAATATTCAAAATCTGAATCTTCATCAATGTGAGTTTTTGCCCTGCAGACAGGACAAGTATACTTCTGTACGAGTTTTTGGAAACAACACCTACAGATATAATGATTACAATCTACTGTCTTCGTCATAGTGGTCTCATAACATACACAACATTGCTCTCCGTCAACAAACTGAGTACCAAAAGGTTCGGTGTATTCTTGAAAGTTACCTGTTATTTTATCAAATTTGAGCTTGTGAACAACATCATTAATAAATGTTAACATATCCTTTATATTTTCCTCTGTAAATTCATTATTCTCTCCTCTTTCGAACGAACAAGAATAGACAAATAGATTCTTGTAAGGAGGAAATTTATCTCTCAGTTCAAAAATCATATGAGAACAACGTTTAGAACAAGGAATTTTTAAGGCTGATTTCACTTTAATGTTATCGATTTTTGAGATACTACTAAAACCCATACAGTAGTGACCACCTTCATTATTTGATTTATCGATAATATTTTTATATTTTCTATAGCAATGGTTTGCAATTAAACTGTATAAATTGTTATTTTGATTTTCCATTATATTCTAATAATTATTCATTAATTTTTAAACTGTAATCAAATTTATTCATTGTTTCATCTACATAAGAATTCCAATATGATTTTGATACTAGAATGATAGAAATCGATTCTTTTCGCAGTTATGTTATACCATCTATCAATTATTCTTGGTTCTATTACGATAAAGTCTGTTGTTGGAACTCCCCATGATGTTAAAAAGATATAGTTCTGATATAGTATAACAGCTCTGATAATTCCTCTTGTAATTTGATTGTACAATATATCGATTACTTTAACCATTTATTTTAGTCTATAATAATAAATCAAATGAAATCGATACATGTGGAAGTGGTTTGATTATTACTTTTTTAAAAGTAATAATGTAATAATGTAATAATGTAATAATGTAATAATGTAATAATGTAATAATTTTAGACTGAAAGCAATTTAGACTTGCATGAATAATTCGTTTTTACATTCTATGCAATATACATTGGGATTATTTGGATTGAACTGAATTGCAACCTGTTCACAGTTACAACATAATACTCTTGTTTCCCTAACCAATCGAGGTCTACGGATATTACTAGACTTACAAGAGTCGCATATATGAATTCCTTTCTTGATTGTATGAATCTCATATTCACAGATTGGACAATAGGTTAAATTTATCTTGGTTTCATTTGTTGAACAGTTATTGCATACAAAACCATATCTGTCCTTTTTAAAAGAGAATGTGGAATTATCACATCTATAACACATCGCCTTTACCATTGGAGATAAGCCGTTATTAAACCTTTTTTCACATTCAATACAGAATGTAACTCTGTTTTTATCATAAGTACTTGTTAGAGCTGAACATCCGCTACATATTGCCTTGTAACTTCTTCTGAGCATTACTTTGTCGATACAATTGGTGCTTTGACAAGGGAGAGGATATACCTTTTCATTCTTTACTTCTTGACTGTTTCTCATCTCTCTCTCGAATTCAACCCTTTCAAACTCTCTGATTTTCAAATTATCGATATCGATAATGAAGTCATTATTAATAATAATTTTGATGTGATTATTAGCCATTTCCTAATTTATTCTTTAAGTTCGCTTTAAATTCAATTTAAGAGATTTTTCGGGTAACTTTGAACGGTGATTGACTTCCGTTACTTTACGATAGGATTATTTAGGAGCTATATTAAATTATTTAAACAATATAAAGAGGAACTAAAAATGGTCGTTAACAATAAGAAAGTAAAGAGAACTAAAAAACCAAGTCAAGAAGGTGTTCTAGAAACGAAAGTAGAGAATTATAAACCAAAGGGAGAGGTTACTGGTAATCTGTTTACTAATCCAATGATAGAATCGGCTTTGAAGTCCTTGTCTCCTGAAGAACTGTCTAGGTATAGAGCTTTAGGTGAGGAGATGTACGGGACAGTTGATTTTGAAGAGAATAAGATTCTCAATAATACTCCTGCACCAATGTACGAGGCAGGAGCATATCTACGAGAGCAATTGAAATCAGGACTTCATCCGTCAATGATGGATGATGACGAGAAGAGATTGATGGAAGAGTTATTTGGTAAAGAATGGTATAAGGAATGGGGTTATGTAGAAGGTGATTTAACCGATATCGTTACCTTGTTTAGATAATATCGAGAGTAGTATTTTATATTGAATATCAATATAAAATTTTATAATGTAAAATATATTTATTATGATAAATGGATAAAAAGAGTAATGGCGATTCTCAACTATGGGAAGTAGCTAAAAATGTATCTATCGACCACCGTGTGGTTGTGATTATCGTATTGTTGATATTACTTCTAATCACTCTAACATTCAAGTTCTCTGGTAGTGAAAAATTTATGAGAGCAAATGATATTTTTTCAAAGGGATTTGCAGTTATAAATTTTGTACTAATTATATACGTAATCTATATCAATATCCAGTATAATGCAAATAATGATGAAAGAGCAAATAGAGAGCAGTCTTATAAAATGTCAAAATATTTATGGTCAGATACGATTGATAATATGGTAAAGTACTTTCCAGAAACGTATATATTCTATAATCAACTTGAACAGTTTGATACAAGAACAGAAGAAGAAATACTAGCAGAACTCAAACCAAATGAGTCTAAAACGAAACTGTTAAATTGTTATTTTAGTAACATAATAGTACAAAACTTGGAAGACTTCTTAACACTAAAGAAATATTTAACAACAATTGACCATCTATCATGGGTAGTCACATTTTATCAGATGTTTCAGTCTAAAATTCTACAGGAAAATTGGAAAGAAGTAAAAACAACATTTGCACCAAATACAAGTAATGTTATTCAGCAGTTTGTTGATATTGGAATTAAAGCTGAAAAAGAAAAATTATCAGAAGGACAAGTTGCTGAATTACTTAAGAAAATCGATTTCACCTCTTAATTTCAAACTGAATCGCAACAAAATATTTATTATTGATAATAAATATTGTAATATGTTTACCGTTGTTACCCGCTGTATTTCCATTTGGATTTACAAGACATGCATTGGGCGAACGTAGTCATCGGTTCATCACAACTTCTTGTTTGTTTTGAATAGGAGAATACTCGTTTGCTACCACATCTACATTCGAGTGCACCTTCTTCAATCTCTATTGGGTTCATTACAAATTCATCCTGTTCTTGAAGTGCATTTCTCACTATATCAAATGATGAATGTTCCCATCCAATTTTCTTCTTTTTTATATTGTTGAGCACTTCATTTCTATCTTTACCGGATTTGAGGTCTTGTACAATTTGAAATACATTCCTGATATATTCACAGTCAAAAGAATCGGGGGTCTTATTTTCTCGCTCTGTTATATTATAAATCCACTTCTCTATGATAGTGATGTTGTTCTCTTTCTTAATAACGATATTGATTGCTGTCTTTCCTTTCCTTCTCAATTCAACTTTGGTTTCGTCTTGCATTTTGCTGATTTATGATTTTCTAAATCATAAATTTCAATTTAAGATTGAGTATGAAATGATACCGTGATTCATCGCTATTTAAAATTATGTTGATAATAGATAAAAATGGAAAATACTGATATTCCCGGCTATGAACCTCCTTCCAAGATTAACTATTCAAACAAGAGTTCAATCTATAAGACATTTACCCCTGGTCTTAAAGCTAAAAAGAACGAGAAATTCGGCCGTACAACAGCAGAAGCGAAATACGGTCAATATGATTTTGAGGAGGAAAAGTGTCCTGAGTGTAATCTTTCTCCTAAGCAAGTGTGTTTCTGTGGATACAATGATAAGACTTGTGCTAATGGTCATACCTGGTATTATGATAGAGACGGAAAACTTAAGAATATAAATCCCCATAAAAAGTAAAATTTTAAATACAAATTGTATTTGAAATTATAATGTTTGGAACCTAAGGTTCAATATAGATTAGATTAGTCTTTTATTACTTTTTGATTATTACTTTTTTGACGACTTTACGAACGACTTTATCATCTTGAATAACTGGAGGTGGTGGCGGAGCTGAAGGTTTAACGTCATCATCACTGTCACCATTAAGGCTTCCAGTATCATCATTTTGTGTTGTTGAGAATGATTGAGTAGATGTTTGAATTGGAGTATGTGTTGCAACTCCCTCATTCAATAGTTTTGATTTGATAACTACTGGTCGAGCAAGGAGTCTCTTCATTCCAGTCTGTGTAACTTCAACTACAGCTTCATACACCTTTACTTGTAAGCAAATTCTTGCTCCAATAAAGATTGATTCAATCTTAATTGCTGCGTTCACATAACAATATTTACCAATAAGGTCAAGAGGATTAATCTCTCTATCACTTGGGTCGAAAAATTGCGATACAAACTTATCATTCTTCTTAGAAAAGATGAGCTTAGGATAAAGAGTGGGTCCGGTTCCTGGAACTACCCTCATTACTCTCTTTCCATTTTCCATTGCAGGCTCTCGTTGCCAGTATAATGGATTAAGACCTCCCTTGGTTTTCTTGAAGTCATTAATGGAAAGCTCAAATAGCTGTTCAATTTCATGAGGATTTTCAACCAGATTCCCAATGCAATGGTCTACAATCGCATCGAAAGTTGTTGTCCAGTCCTTTTGTTCTTGAGTAGCTCCATCACGATTCCAAAGGCAAAGAGGAAGAGTCCATCCATTCACCTTTTGAGTCTGAGCGTCCTTGTTCTCACTCACTCCAAAAGAGAACAAACGACTCGTAGGGAGAATCAAGTCTCCTACTGAGCCATCTTCATTTCGAGTTGAAATGTTGATTCGTTTGTACTCAATCGGAGTATCAGGAACTGCTCCTCGAATTGGTTCTGAGAAGATAATACGGTTTACATCATAGTTGGATACTTGGATTAATTGATTATTAGACATTTTACTATTTCTGTTTATCTTTTAAATTTTAAATTTAAAATCAATTTGATTTTATCATATGATAAATGGCGGAAAAAAAATACAGCATTGAGAATAAGGATACTCATTTGATAGGTAGATTTAGAGATTCTGATGGGAATTTTACCTATAGTAGTACAGGAGATGATTTTTTCGAACTCAAGGCAGACCAGATATCATATTCATCTTATCATTTTTGTTCTGATGTTATAAAAAAAATACCAAACGATGATTTTCTCGTTGGTGTTGTTTATGGAAGTAGGTCCGATACGACTGTAGATATACAATTTATGGTGACAGGAAATTCACATATCATATTGACTAATGAAATTACAGGTAGAAAACATCCTTTTGATTCGAAAATTTTAAAAGATTTTAATAAATATATGAATAGTAACATTACAGATACATTCGAAGATATAAATGACGCAAGAGAACGGGAAATAAAAGAAGAAATATCTAATAATTATGAATCAATTGGAGTTAAACAAAAACAAGCTGACCCTCAAATGAAAGGACCAACTAGTATCAAAAATCCTCCTAAAGTTGGTTCCTACCTAGTTTTAAAGAGGGATGACGTACATCGTTTTTTGGAAAATGTCGGCGATTGTTTAGACAAAACTGACAGTTCTATTTTTGCCGTATGTGTTGTTAAAGTTAGCATAGTGAAATTTACAATTGAAAAGATAATTCAACATAGAATTAATTGTGAAAGGACTGGAAGAAAAGTAATTCCTGATAAAGATATGAAAGAAAGGTCTATCAATTGTTGGAACCTATTAAATATAAATAACCGTGTTAAAAAAATATTAGATAAACAAATAGAATCGAAAGAAAAGGTCGATAGGACTAACAAGCTTATATTATGTGAAATTTTGAATATACCATCATCACATTGTGAAACATTAATTAATAAGTCTGAATCTAAAGCAGAGCCTAAAGAAGAGCGTAAATTTGTTGATAGCGCTCGTGCTGGTGCCGGTGGTTATTCGGATTTTGGTAGACGTGATGGTGCCGGTGGTTATTCGGATTTTGGTAGACGTGATGGTGTCGGTGGTTATTCGGATTTTGGTAGACGTGATGGTGCCGGTGTTGGTTCTGGAGCTAGAGCTTGTAGTCGTGACAGTGCTCGTGCTGGAGGTTATTCAGGTGCGGGTAGTCGTGACAGTGCTCGTGCAGGAGGTTATTCAGGTGCGGGTAGTCGTGATAATGATATCGATGATGGTTATTCAGAAGTAGTTAGACGTCCTCGTAATTTTCGTAAACAGAATTCTCCAAAGAGAAAACAATCTGTTTCGAATAAGAAGATAGATTCACTTTATACTTTAAAAGAACTACAAAAGTTCGCAAAACGAGGAGGATTAATAGGTTATTATAAATTAAGAAAAAATGAATTGATTACAGTTTTGAAAAAAGTATATGAGTTCTAACTATTTTATTAAACTTAAAATAAATCAGATTGGATTCTAATTTATTTATATCTTTTGATATTGAAGAACAATATTAAATATGTATACTATTTAGTGACGGACTCTGTCGCGAAGAGATATTCATAAACTCGTGATGATATTATCTTACCAATTTTCCTCTTCTTTCCAGTGGATAAATCATAAGTTAAGTTTGTCAACATATCAGCTCTCTCTCCTTCTTGTAAACTTTGATATGACATGAATAGTGATGATAGAGAAGGATAAGTCTTTGATATTACAGTTGCTATAGTATCAGAGATTTGAGGTATCATTGATAGTTGACAAATGAACCATACTTCAGGTGTCATATTATTCTTTTTCTTCTTATGTAAAGTTGAAGAATATGATATTGTTTGTGACTCACTTTTAGTTTCATTTTCTTCTCCTTGATTTTGAATTGCGAAAACATCTTTATCTCCAAGTTTAGAAAATAGTTTAATAATAAAATCGGAAGTTTCTTCTATTGAATTTGTCCTGTGAATTTTAATATTATCTCTAAACATCATATTAATGATACTGCTAATTAGAGTAGATGTATCAATTTGTTTTCTGTCTGATTTTATCAATCGTCTACCTGTTTCGTTAAATGGTCCTTCGATGATATACATTATCTTGGATGAAGGTAACCCGGATGCTTGAAGGAGTCTACATCGTTGTTCTCTAAGTCTCCCGTCACATATCGAAGCTTTGAGGTCGGCTATGGTTTTCCTCTCAATAATAAGAAATGGTTCCAGTTCCCTTTTAATCAGGATATCTCCAATATCTAGATTTTCTGTTGTATGTTGAAATTTTTGAATATTGAATTGTTCAATGAGTTTCATTTCTCTACTGTCGATGATAATTTCAAAATTTGACATATGATTTATACTTGAGTTATATTAGTATAATTTATGTTTAAATTTAAACATAAATTTGTTAGATTAAATAAATGAGTAGCATACAAGATAACGGTAACGAGATAGAAGTTCAGATTAAAGAGGAGTTTGATGATGAGTTTGCTACGTATAAAAAAGATACTGATTATAAGGATAAATATGAAATATTATGTATCAAATTCAATTCCCTATTGAACTATACAGAGTTGCTATATAATGAAAATACAAGATTGCAATCCGATAATTTAAGGTTCAAAATGCGTTTATCATCAACATCACAGAACTTGGCTGAAAAGGAGAAGATGTTTTTGATTTTAAAAAGTGTTTACAATAGTAAATGAAGGGAATACGAGAGCAAAAACCAGAAAAGATGAGGAAAGATTTGATATTTATGGAATGTGCTAGTAACAGAGCTATTAGAAACAAATCAAAAAACCAGCTTGAAATTATCCTTAAAAAATGTAGAAAAAGTAAGAATATAGATTTTAAGCATTTTTTACAGAAGAAGATTAAAGTTAATATGGGTGAGAGAAAGGAAAGAGGTTGGTCTGTTCCTCAGTCATTAGCAATATCATACGGTCAGGTAAAAAAGATGTATCCTTCTTGTGTTTTCAAAAGTGCTTCATCGCCTAAGAAATTGGTACGAATAAAGGTTCAAAAGGGTGGTCTATCTGGATATAGTTTAAAACTTAGTCTGGTAGACAGAAGAAAAGCATTGAATAGATTGGTTGATATATACGGTTGGGGAAACATAGTTAAGAAGTTGAATGTACTTTTTGTCTATAATAAAAATAATCATCCTGTGAATGCTTTAAAATTTCGAAGAGACATGGTATATATACAGAAGAGATACAAACCTAATTATACGAAATCGTAAAAATAATGTCTTTAAATCTAATTTAAAAATAAGCTTGTTTTTAAATTAAATGGAAAATACCGTAGTTAAACCTAAAAGGTGTTTATCTGCTTATCTATATTTTTGTTCAGATATAAGTTCAAAAATGAATTGTAATCCTAAAATATACTCTCAACTTTGGAATGAATTTAAGAATAACCCTGAACATGTAGATAAAATGGAAAAATATACTGAATTAGCAATGATAGACAAAGAAAGATACACTAGAGAAATGATACCATATAATATATTTTTGAAAGAAAAGAAAATAAAGGAAAAACAAGAGGAGAATGAAGCTAAAAATATGATAAAAGAAAGATATAAATTAGAATTGAAAGAATTGAAGGAATCGAAAGAATTGAAGGAAGTTAAAAAATCAAAAAAGAATTCAAAACCAATTGAACATGAAAAACATATGTATCAAAACAGAGAGCTACGGGAAGAACCACCGGTAGACCATATACGACGAGAATCAAGAGAAGAATCAATGCTAGAACACAGACAGAAAGATTCAATCGAAGAACCAAGGGTAGAAAATAGAAGACGAGAACAATTGACGGAACTTAGAAGAGAAGAACCTCGTTTAGAACATAGACGAGAATCAAGAGAAGAACCACGTATAGAACACAGAAGAGAATCAAGAGAAGAACCTCGTTTAGAACATAGACGAGAATCAAGAGAAGAACCACGTATAGAACACAGAAGAGAATCAAGAGAAGAACCTCGTTTAGAACATAGACGAGAAGCAAGAGAAGAACCACGTATAGAACATAGAAGAGAAGCAAGAGAAGAACCACGTGTAGAACACAGAAGAGAAGCAAGAGAAGAACCACGTGTAGAACATAGACGAGAAGCAAGAGAAGAACCTCGTGTAGAACACAGACGAGAAGCAAGAGAAGAACCACGTATAGAACATAGACGAGAAGCAAGAAGAGAACCATTACCAAAGGAATCTCATAAAGTTAATAAAAGAGATATATATGATACAAGTGATGATTCAGATGATAATATTATTATCAAAAAGAGTCACGAGTCAAGTAAGACACATGAAAAGAATAAAAATGTCAAATCAAAGATTGATTTACAATCTTTATTAAAAAAGGCTCAAAGTAAGGTTCAAAATCAAGTTGAAGAATCGGAAAGCGATGACGATGAGAAAATATCGAATTTTAGGTCTCGATATTGAATTATAATTTGATTATAATTATAATCAAATTACTAATAAATGAAAGAAGAGTATATTAAGAAAATATTGAAGATAATTACAATAATTATCTTTACATTTCTACTTGCAACCTATTATAAAAATCTTATATTAAATAAATACATAATTGAAGGGAAAACAAGTTTATTAATTCACCAATTTGCGTCTATCATATATTATAGCATAATAGCTTTTGGTTTTATTATTATTTTAATCCAAGTTGGAATTGAAAAATCAACTATACTAACTATATTTGTTACTATAGGATTTACGATTGGATTGTCTCTTCAAAATATCTTATCTAGAAGTGTATCTGGAATTTATATAATGTTGGGAAATTTGTATAAAATAGGAGATTACGTTGAAGCTGGTAAGAATAAAGGATATGTTAAAAAATTCAACTTTTTCAATACGACATTATATAATGAACAAAATAAAGTTGATATATTAATTCCAAATAATCTTATAGATTCAAATGTGTTAATAAATTATACAAACGCAGGTTTAAATGGACCTGTTAACCTCTAAAACCAAATCCTCCAGTCATTCTTTGACCAGAAGTTCTCTTTGGAAATTGTCTGATATAAGCCATTTCTGAATTTCTTTTTCTCATGAGTCTTTCTTGTAGGTCATTTCTAAATTCAAGAGAATTATCTAGGAAGGATTGATTAACCATTTCTCTCATGTTGTCACTGTTTGAGCTGTAATCATCTTTCATTGGTCCATATTGGTCTGCAAATTCTAGATGGTCAATCTTGCTTCTGACCAGATAATTTGGCATTCTCATAGCATCAACATCATCATAATAAAATTTTGGTTGACCTACAAACTCGTCAAAATAGGAACGATAAGATGTACCGTATCCAGTGAATCTAGGGTCATATATGTCTTCAGGACCAACATCTTTAGGAGTTATTCTTTTGAATCTAGCATCATTGTTGTATTCATTATAGTATATATCTCCGTTATCGTCTATCGTTTTAACTGGGTGAATACTCCTTTTAGTTTCTGTTATACCAATATTTGAACTAACAGGTTCCATGACTTCATTTTTGAAGTAGACACCAGGTTGAATAGTTTGTGTATTCATATTTCTATTATGAAATGAATTATCGTCATTCATGTCATTGAATTCTTTTTTGCGTGTTCTGTTGTATTGTGGTTCTCTCATATTAGATGGATGAGAAGCGTAATTCGACTGGTATGATTCGTATTGTCTTTGTTCTTTCATATCATCTATTGATATATATCCGGATTGGTATAGATCTAAGACTGGTTCACGATTGTTATTTCCTTTAAAGTCAACAGTCATATTGGTAGACCTCCAAGATGGGTCAAATACAGGAGGGACTGATACTGGTTGTATGAGAGTTTTAGGATTAGCTTTTCCTGCTAATTGTTGATTCATTGATACTCTTGAATAGAGATTAACTTGGTCATTGCAAAACATCTTTGTTTCAGGTTCTAGTTCGTATTCACAATTAGAATACATATAGTTTATTTTGGGTTTAGGAGGAGGTTGATATTTAGGATTAACTGAATTATCTTCTGGGTCTGGAGTTGAAATTGGTATGGATGGCGTAGGTTGAGTTTCAAACGGTTCTGTTTTCATTTTATCTATCATGTTCCTTTGTAGATAGTATAAAATAATAATAAATATTAATGAAACAATAAGGAACGTCATACTACATTTAGCATCAAATATGAATATGATGATAAAAATAACTAGTATCATTCTCGTTATCGCATTTATCTGGTCTTCCAAGGACATGTTGTTCATCGGTAACAAATTCTTACTACAAAACAGGTTAGAAAATCCTTGGAACCAAGTTGTATTTGGATAGCAGGTTAACATTATTTATTAAACAAAAATAAAATTAAAATGAATTGTAATTTAAATTTGAGTTCTGTATCAAAATGGCTACTAAAACCAAGAAGTTCATATTCACATTGACATCGATTAATATCGCTAAAATCAATGATAAGTATAATATGACTATCAGTTTCGATGATGAAGTCCAAAAATTGAAGACAACTAAACTCACTGACCTGGATAAGAATACTGTCAACAAGAATACAGAAATCTTTTCTTTTCTAGATGAGTCTAAAAAGACCCACAAATGTTTGATATCGATGATTGACTTTAAAATGAGAGTAAATGTAAAGGAATTGAATTACAGTTGTTTTTGGGACAGAAATCCTATCGATGGTGAACCTATCGGTTGTCCAATCAATTACATTCCAAAACAGATTCAAAAGACCTTCTTTTCACAGATAAGCAAAGATACCTACTTTATACGAGAAAATGTTGTTAGTAATTCAAATATTGAAGATGATAGTATAGTCACTCTACACGATGATTACTATGAAACAGACGGAGCATTTTGTTCATTCGAATGTTGCCTTGCTTTCATATTGGATAATAAGCATAATCGGATGTACGATATGTCTCAAATGTTATTGACAAAGATATTTAACAAGCTTAATAATACAAAAGCAATGACAATCTCACCTGCTTCCAGTTGGAGAGTATTAAAGGAGTATGGTGGTCATATGTCTGTTGAAAAGCTAAGGAGTAACTTTGGAAAAATTGATTATGACTATTCTGGATATACTCAGAAATGTCTCCCAATTTCCCATCTATATGAAGAGAAAGTTAAATTCTTCTAAAATCAAATTGTAATTCAACTAAAAATTAATTGAATTAAAAACTAGAGATTCCTGAGTCTTACGATAGCATTAAACAGGATGGTTATAAATAACCTTGGATAAACTCGATAAGTATGTTCATTTCTCCTCTCATCCACATAAATTATCATAACGGTATTATTTTCGATGTACACATATGTTTGATATTCAGTCTCGTTATCGATATTGTTTTCCATATCGATAATCATCTTTAAATTTACACCTTTTACATTGCCTAAGATATAATGACCCAATCTACCAGAATACTTGTAATCGCAATACTCGTATATTTGCAGACTGTATAACGATTCATTTAGGTCATTTCTAATATTATTGATATTTTGCATATTGAATTTATTATATATTTTTTCCGTTTAAAAGAGATTAAACTTTACGACGATTATTATCTTTTCGTTTTTCTAGCCATTCAGGTTTATATTTAAGAAACTTTTGAGAGCCCGCCGCGTGTCTTAAAGTTGCAAAGGATGAACTTTTCCAATCGAAACCTGATGCTTTCTCACTCATAACATAAATATCACCATGATTAATCTTCGGTATATCTATTCTCTTTCCGATTATTTTATGTCTGTAAAACCATTGATAGGATAAAGGTATACTAGAACCTAGTCTTACAGCAACTACCTTCTTTCGTTCTGTATCACCGTGCCATCCAATACCACATATACTTATATCATAATAATAGTTACCTTCACCAGCTAACTTTGTAGCAGAATTACCTAAATATTTAGGAAAAGAGTATCTCAGATATTTAGTCACCGGAACATCATCATATTTTACTATACGGCCTTTTTTATTTGAATAATCAGGTTCTTGCTCAGTCTCGTCGAAACATACATTATGTCTAGCGACTTTATTTACAACTCGGCCTTTCATAAAAGCTTTAGTATCCAGGTTTAAATGAGCTTGTTCTTCGAACATACTGTCTGCGTTATATCCGACCTCCCTCAAAATATGGGAAACTCCATTTCTTATAAGCAGGACACCAGCATCATCGATGTTTATATTATCAGGGTTACTCCAGGTGTCAAGTAATCTTTGTTTGAGGTTAATGTATTCACACGTACACCCTTGACTTTCAAACAGAGATTTAGTTTTTTTTAATTCATCGATAGTGAAACCGTGTTCAGCCATTTTACCGATGATTTGCATACCAGCATGATTTTCGGCTTGGTCTCCGAAAGTTATAGTGATGGCAGTTCTATCTTTTGATAGAATTGTCTTTTGTAATGAATTGAAGTTACGTTTCAAAATAGAAATTTTATTATCAGTTATCAATTTAAACGATTTTTTTAGAAATGGATTTTCATATCCTCTCGAAATCAAAACAGTACATAGCCTAAGGAGGAAATCTTTGCTATTATCAGATAAGTCAAGTACTGATAATTCAGACTTTCCTTCACAAATATCAAGTATGAGTTGCTTGTCCATTTATAATTAATTAAAATTTTTTAATTAATTACAATATTATCATAGGTAATTCTTAACGAAATCATCTTTTTGTACAATAGATATTCCAAGCTGAATTGCCTTTGATACCTTTACCGTTGGTTTATCATTTAGATTTTTAACGACAACTATATCGGTGTTTTTAGAGACAGTGGAAATGATTGTTGCTCCCCTTAATAGGATTTCCTTTTCTAGGTCACCATCTCGAAAACCGGTACATACTATCTTATAATTATTAATCCTTGACTCTCTAACTTCTACTTTACTCTCTTCTTTAGCTTCAACTTTAGTCTCACGTGGTAATATACGATTCAATTCAGTCATAAATGTATTTGCTTTTTCTAAATTAATAACTATATTTGAAGCTGTTTTTGTAGAAAA